GCAACAGCCCGATCACGCTGGGAACGAATCTTACGCATTATACGCAAAAAAGTTTCGTCTGTCAACTCTTCGATAGCCTTCGCCTTGATTGTGACAGGGACATTATAAAATTGAGGATCCTCAGTGATAGCAACAGTATTTACTACTAAATTATAGATATCTTCATAAACCTTATCACTATCAGTCTTAGCCAATTTCATTATTCCACCTCAAAGATTTCATAAATCCCACACTTAGGACTCATACCATTCTCATCAAAATCCTTCTCTTGACGAACCCACTCCCTAGCATCTTCTATATCGTCAAAATCAAAGGTCGTACTTGACCCATTTTCAGTTCTAATCACACGATAGACCATACAGACCTCTCTTTCTGCACCAATCATATCATAATAAGGACTACTTGTCAAGACCCTCTATTCTGGCTGACTATCGCCCATTACCGCAAATCCGTAGGATTAGGAAGGACAGACCACTCGTTCCACCAAAATATACTTACCGTATTTTTCTTGTGCTTTTCTCAGAGCGTCAATTTCGCTCATGGCAACTACATATCCCACGAACCGGTTGTTCTGGAAAACTCGCCACGAAATACCCGAATAACAAAATGCAGTATTCATAGAGTTATTGTACCCTATTATCGGCAAGAGTCAAGAGAAAACTTTAGATTGTTCGTAAAGTATTGAGACATAAGGAGTTAGATCAAATTTTCGGGCGCTCCCTAGCCCTAAGTGCTGCCGTAGCAACAACTTAGGGTGAGGGTTTCGACCGACAATCAAATTTTTAGAGAACCATTGCAGCCACAGTACGGAACAGATGGTTGCTCAGTGGAAGCCTACGCACATTCCGAGTCCGTTCTGCGTAGAAGTTGCGGATACTACCATCCGTCATTTCGCACGTAACAAGATGCTTGGTACGCTTGAAGTTTGGATCATTAGCACGATACCGACTGCGAGCATTGAGTCTACGAATCTGGAAATCATCCAGCGTATACACAGGCTCAATAACCTTAGCAAGAACACGCTCCGGATCACCATGATACGGTTGTTCGTATTCAAAATTATATACTTCGCCAACCTTTGCAGAAGCCAGCGAACCAGCCACACCACGCAATGAATTGAAGACCATATACGTGATAGCAGTAACCAGACCAACGACAGCAACCAGACCAAAAATCATTTCATTCGACATAAAAACCCTTTCAGTTAGAAAACCCTCAATCAACATACCACAAGTCTACAGTAAGTATCGACAAAAGTCAAGAGCGGACTTGAGAAAAATTTTCTTCCCAGAAACCTTGCAATTCCGTCAGGCTCACGGCACTATCATTCCACGCCACACCATCGGGAGTCTGGAATGCGATAGGACGGTACACAGATGAAATTTTGCCAGCATGAAATTCTTCTACGGTATTCACTTCCTTCAAAGTTTCAGTGAACGAACCGTAATCGCCACAATGGGCCGCAAGTTCATTCAGACCTTCATCATTACTAATCCACAGGCAAACGTTCCATGTCTCGTAATTAGCGTAACCGTTGTAACTCATGATTCTCCCTTTCGTGATACTCTAATCGTATCATACTTATCGGAACAAGTCAAGAAAAATCTTTAGAAAAATTTTTTAGACGTAAAGTGTTTATACATAAGGACTTACGACGAACCCGGCGCCGCCCGCTCGCCCTAAGTGCTTACGCAGTAAGGGTTTGCGGTAGGTTTTATTCGAAGTCTACGAAAATAACCTGATGGTATCCTCGCGGCTTAATGGTCAGGCTATCACCATAATCGTATGTATCAGCCTTTACACCAGTCATACCCGCCAGAAACTTGGCCTTTCGTACAATGTTACGCTGAGACGCTTCGCTATTAATAGCAAACTCGTAACGATTAGCCCAAGAGTAGTTAGCCTCACCACCAAACGTATCGGTCTGCGTAACGGTAACCTTCATCATCTTATTATTCCTATTAGTAAAGTAACTGTTGATCCAATTTTTGATATGTTCAGTTTTCATCAGTAATCATCACCCGATTCATAGTGTTCATAGTATTCATCAACACCCCATCCGCAGGAACCGAATGCAGATTCAGCATCCCCATCCATACTATCATCATACGAATCATCCCAAGATTCATCGGTCGTTTCCTCATTCGTATCTTCATAAAAGTCATTGTAATCATCATAGTTCAACGCATCAACATCATCGGCGTAGTTCATATCATCCTCATAAGCGTTATCGGGATCGAACAAGGGATCGGGGTGACTCATTTAGTTTCTCCTTTTATCTAATCCTACCACACCAAATCGTTCGCGTCAAGAGGCTCGGGATACATTTCATCCCACAAGCCCGTAACTTCTGCATAATCAAACGGACTGCAATCGCTAGCGTCAATCGGCTCGGCCATAGGTTCAAGAATGTTGTTCTCGGCCATCTCGTTCAGAATCCGGTTTATTTCATCAAGATCGTGCAGCATGATCTTTTCTCCTTGTGATGCTCTGAGTCTACACTAATTATCGACCATGTCAAGCCCTCTCTATAGAAAATCTCTAAAAAAATTTTTTTCTGTAAGTCTATGCTAGATAAGCACTTACGTCGCGGCGGGCGGCGCGGCCTTGCTCTAAGTCTTTTAGAGTCAAGGCTTTACGTCAACCCACAACCATACCATCCATAAACGGATAGGATTTGTCGTTGATTTTCACGAACCATTCGAAATTCTTTTGATAAACATAACGCGGGCTATACTGATTAATCCGATCCTTAGTGGTCAAGGTTTGCCAGCCACCACTATTCAGCGTATATGTACCATCCTCATGAATCTTTACCACATAGGTACTGTGCAGCATAATCCCTACACTACCATCATGGAGAATTTCAGCGTAAGTATTATTACCAACCTTGCGACGATTGGCATTACGCTTGCCACGAACCATACTAACCGCTTCGGAATGATTCATTACTTAGTTTCCTTTTTCTTGGACTCAACCATCTCACGATACAGATTTTCCAGAAATCGAACCTGAGCCAACGCACGACCAGTTTCTTGCTTCATGCGAGTTTGGGTCTTTTGGTACTCGCTAACCGGCTTTCTCTTGGTTTTCATCATCTTTCTCCTGCGATTGATTCTACAGTATAGATCGGCAAGAGTCAAATATAATCTTTAGAAGATTTTTATTTTGTTCCTAAGTCGTTGATATATAAGGAGTTACGTCAAATTTTGCGGCGCAAATTTTCCCTAAGTGCTTATGCACCAAGGGTTTGCGTCTCTTTTCGCCATCTCTTTTTCAACTTTTTTGCAAGATGCTTGATTCGATTCATGATAGCAGCCCGCTGTAACGGATGCTGCACAGTGGACAAACGTATCTGTTCGATTCGCAGGATATCTTGAAGTACTCGTGTTTTCATCACTCGCCTTTCCAAGCAAACGGGGAAACTTCCTCACCACAAGCCAGAATCGCAGCGTATTGAGAAGCCAAAGCCTCTTTACGCTCTTGTGAACCCGGCTTGCCAACCTTTACGATCATGGTGTCATCACCACCCACAAATCGAGGATCGACGTTTTCCTTCTTACGCTTTCCGAGATTCTTGAGAGCCTTACGGTTGAACTTCAACACCTTTTCGCTCACAACGTAGCGACCATGATCCTGTACACCGTACACATAGTCCACATCTTCCACAACTCTCGAGTCAGGAACCGGAACCACCATGGGAATAGCGATTCCTTTGAAGACCATACGGGCTTGACGCTTTGCATTTTCGATAATCGGAAACTTCATTTTTCTTTCTCCTGTTGAGTGATGGTATTCTAGCAAAATTTCAGGAAGCGGTCAACTCCATTTCCTCGATCATTTCCGTGAACGGAATCATCCTGGAAACGAGCGTCTGCTCAGTATTGTCATCATGGAAGAACGTTTGAACACTACCATTGTCTAGATACACAGTGAGTTGGTATCCACACGGAGCAGCAAACCCGCCATTTGCACGGGAAACACGCATATCCTTTTCTCCTAGGAATCGGACAACAACTTTTTCAACCATTTCTTTGGTAATCATGTCTTTCTCTCTTTCTTATGAGCAATTCTACCATAATCATCGGCAAAAGTCAAGCATAATCTTTAGGAAATTTTTAAGTCCTTATTTTTCAATACTTTACGTCAAGTGCGGTCAAAATGGACACTTGGAATCGCGAGAAATCGATCATAAACCATTGTCAGATAAAGAGTTACGTCAAATTTTGCGGCGCCGCCTTGTCATAAGTGCTTAAACAGCAAGGCTTTGCGTCAACTATTTACAATCCATGCCGCTATACATCCGATCACAAATGAACAAAACAACACAACCCTTTCACTCTTCGTCATGTTTTCTATAATCCTTTGATGGATAAACCAAATCGGACACAAACCAACTACAAGTAATACCAACAACAAAACCCACCATCATCCAAAACCATTCTATATTAATATCGGCCATCCCTAGCCACTTTCTTAATTAAATATCTTCAGCCACACGCAAAAGAGCCATTATAATACCACCAATAATGATAATTGGTATAAAGCATATAATGATCATAACTCCGATCATACAGCCCTCAACTCTTCTAAAGAAACAGTACGAACATACTTCTTATTCTCATCAACTTCATATACAGAGCAATCATACTGGAATAACAAAGTATTGCGGATATCTCTTTCCCAAACAACCTTTGCTTCAGCAATAGTATCGTAAAGTCTATAGTCCTGAATGAAACCATCAAACGCTAATGCAAACTTATTCATCATGTTACTCCTAACCAAACATCTCATATTCTTCATCGGTCAACACTACTTCATCTGGACGATAGCAGTTGTTACCATATAAATCACGATTCTTAGGACGCTTTTCCCATTCATCCATAAACCGATTATACTCTTCAATCCTACGCAGTTCTTCATCACCTTTCACTCTCTCTTTCTCTACTTCTTATATCGGTATTTTAGCAGACAATACTTTAGCTGTCAAGCGGAAAATTTCCTTTCAATGCTGTTAGGCTGTAAGGTCTTGCTGCATAATGAGTTACGTCAAATTTTGCGGCGCCAATCCGCTTTAAGTCTTTGCCCTATAAGAGTTTATAAATACTTAGAGAATCGTACCATCACCACGAATCCGATACATGATACCACCGATACTGTACAGATAGATACCCTCGCCCATATTACGCACAAACGTGGCCGAATAACCGTGGCGAGCAACTAACCGGCGAACAACGTTTTGAACTTGAATGGTCATTTCTTTTTCCTTTTCCCTTGTGATGCTCTTATTCTACAGATATTTATCGGCAAGTCAATAGGGTATCCATAAATTTTTTTAGATTTTCTATAAATCCTTATCCATACAGCACTTACATCAAATTTTTGGTAGCAAATACGATCCAAGTCTTTGCTATATAAGTACTTAGGGGGTTTTTTTGTTTAACTTGCCCATTTTAACATTTTTCCAAAAATCGCAAGGAGATACAGAAATAGTAAGGACACTTTTATTGAAAATGTACTAGCTAAACTTCTCTATTAGCGCATTAATTATCCCAGAAATATTCTTTTCCATCAGGTCCTATATGCCAAGGTTCTTTTTTTTCTCCGTCTCTTAAAAATCCATAAAACACGACACGTTGTTTCTTTATAAAATCTACAAATGTCATATCAAACGGCATTTGGCCATTAGTAATTTTATGCAATATGCATAGCTCCGCCAATTCCGTATCACTATACTTCATATAGTTGACTCTTAAAAACTCTCGAAACTCTATACCATATATAGAATCCTCACTTAACCTTCTAAGGGTTTGTTCGGGTTGTAGGCCGCCCCTATATAAGCCCCAACGAAATCTCATAGTTGTTAATCTGTCAGGAGTTAATTCTGCATCAAATTTTATATTTATAAGATGACATAGCTCCGCATCAATATATTGATCTAGATGTTTTTCTATAAATTGATATATAGGATCTTGAGTATAGCTTTGATCTTTTAATATAGGCTGTGGACTACCTAGCCTATAAATAACACTGTCTCTAACTGAAATATTAAATTTTGTTAAACATAATTCTTGAATTTGATTTTTATTATGAGTATCTAAAAGCCCCACAATAAAATCTTTAATAGTCTTATCATATATATTTTTACCACTACGTTCTCTGATAATATGATTATATTTTTCTCTTAAATTTAACTCTTTTTCCCAGTAATATACAGGGCTATTAGCTATAGGATATTTCCAACCAAATATCTCTGACAATTTTTGAATATCCCCATATGCTCAACCCACTCATTCTCAAACAACACAGGAAAATCGCCCCTTTTATCTAGAGCATTATCCCTATGGCTCCCACTCGCTAAATGATCAGGATTATAACACTTTTTGTTATTGCATAAATGTCTGATTAATTCAGGATATTCTCCATGTTTTTCCCAGTATGCTATACGATGTTTGTTTAATGTTTTGGTTACATTGTTTTCTGTTATTTTTATGCGTCCATAGCCACTTTTATGTACACAAATACTTTCTTTACAAGGAGTGTTGTTATATATACTATTATGATTCAAATGATAATTAGTATTATATCCAGGCATAGACAATGCTTTAATTAACCATGGCTCTATATCATCTTTTTTTATTGGTTTCCATGTGTTTAATAAACTAGAGCTAGCCCACTTATTCAGATAGTGAGACTCTCTTTGCATAATTGCTTTTTCTTCACACTTTTCAATAATAGCGTACTTAACTGTATAGCTCGAATCATTATAGAATTGTTGTAATTGTTGATTATAATGATTATTACTTATTAAATCTTTCTGATGATATCTTAATCTATCCCCAATACTAACACTACTACCAATATAAACTCGAATATCATTCATTAATTTATGCTTATTTGAGTTATGTATATCATATTTCCACGTAAAATATATTGCGTATATACCACTAATATCCTTAATTTTGCTAAAATTTTCGGATTCGATAGTTTCCCACAACGATATTTGACTGGGATCTATTACGCTTTCGGTATTTCTACGTTTTTTTAGAGAGCTTAAACTACTTTTAGTAATATTATATTTTTTTAATATGTCACTAGAATTCATTCCGTTTTTATAATCTTGAATTAATTCTCTTTCTTGACATCCATTTAATATAACTTTTATTTTACGTTTTTTAGTATCTATACTACCTTTGGGTCTTGGCATTGTAAGTTCTGTTTATATAGTAAACAACAAAAGGCAAGGGCCATCAAAGACCCCGCCCTTGTTGATAAGACATAGTAATATTTTATAGAGACGAGATATTAGTAGTAGTAACTTTTTTCGGTCGCCCTCTACTTTTCTTTAATGCTAACTTGCGTCGTTGACGTCTTACCATAGCAATAGTAATATTTTGACCAGTCATTTGAGCTAGCTCCTTGGCTAAACTTTCATCATTCATACTCCCATGATTATTGCTGATAAATTCTACTTCTGTTGCTGTCCATTTTTTATAATTAGCCATATTTCCCTTCCTCTTTGCATAATATAAAGTTGTCAATAGTCATCTATCACCAGATATTGACTAAAATTCATTCGACCTTATTATATTAGGTATTGGTTAGTTTCATGCAAGGAGATTTTTATGAATATTACTAATTTAAATTTGGCTAATTCATCATTACAAGTTAATCCCTCAGGATGTGACGCTAATATTTGTCACGACCTGAATTTACCAGACGGCAAAAGTATAGCCGAATTACTACAAGAATCACAGAATGAGCAAAAAGAAGAAACCAACTAAACAAACAATATTACCCAATAATGTTTCCGAAGAGGAATTTTTGACCGTTTTAGATAATATTAGCAAAAGATTAAGCCACAAATTCCGCTTTGGTTACCATGATCTAGATGACATGAAGCAACAAGCTGCTATTTTTGCTATGGAGGGCTTAGAAAAATATGACAATAAAAGACCTCTTGAAAATTTCTTATGGACTCATGTGAGAAATCGTCTCTTTAATTACAAAAGAAACAATTACCAAAGACCAGACAAGCCTTGTTTATCCTGTCCATTTTTTGACAAACATTGTTTCAAATCTAATAATCAGTGTACAGAATATGCTAATAAATTAGACTGTGAACTATACGCAGGATGGTCACAAAGAAATGATGCTAAAAAAAATATTATGCAGCCATTATATATTGAACCAGAGAATAATTATTCTAATCTACAGTCCGACAACTTTGTGCAAAATATACAAAATCAAGAAATTATAACCTATTTGGACTCTAATGTTTCCGCAGAATATAGAGAGTGTTATCTTAAGTTAAAACATAATGTTAAAATTCCTAAACAGCAATTGTTAAATTTACAAAAACACATTTACTCCCTTTTAGAAAAATCACAATGGCATCAGCTAATGAAGCTCCAAAAAAACGAGGACAATTAAGTCTTGATGAAGAAAAATATATCAAGGACTTTTTTGGTACCAAAACTATCGATGAGATAGCCAAAGATCTTAATAGAAGCACCGCTCCTATTAAAAGATACATTTCTGAAAATCAGCTATTCGTATCTGAAGATGAAAAATATGATACGGAAATTTTACGACACAAATTATATAGTAAAACATTTTGGTCAGAAATTGTAAGACAGTTTGATGCTGATAGCGGAGAGTTAAAATATTTTGAAGATACATGGATTGGTTTAATTAAGCAGTTTAGGGAAGACGTTCTACCAGCAGAAGAACTTCAAATCAAACAGTTTATCACCATAGATATTCTGATTAATCGCAGTATGAAAGAGCGTAAACGACACATTAGCGAAACTGAAAAACTACAAAAGTTAGTAGACAAAGAATATGAAAAGCCCGAGGACCAAAGAGACGGACCAAAACTAGTTAATTTAGAAACTCAATTAAGTTTTGCTCGTAATAGTATCGCTAATTATACTAATGAATATACTAAACTATTAAATGAACAACAGAAGATTAGCAAAGATTTAAAAGCTACCAGAGAGCAAAGAATTAAAAGAATAGAAGATGGTAAAAGCTCTTGGACAGGATTAATACGCATGCTAGAAGATGAAACTATACGAGAGAAAGAAGGACGAGAGATGGAAATTCTTAGCATGGCTACTGATAAATATAGAACAATGCTAGAAAGCTATCATCAATATGAGGATAAGAAAATAGATAGACCATTTTTAACACCAGAAAGCGTACTATTAGAAGATACGGAGAATAATAATGAATAAGACCGCGATCATTACGGGAATTACTGGTCAAGACGGATCATATTTGTCAGATCTATTATTAGACAAAGAATATACTGTGATTGGCACATATCGAAGAACAAGCACTAATAGCTTTTCTAGAATATCTCATTTATTATCAAATGATAATCTTATTCTAGAAGAATCAGACCTTACAGACCCATCGTCCCTTAGATTCTTAATACAAAAATATCAACCTAATGAATTTTATAATTTAGCAGCTCAAAGTCATGTTGATACGAGCTTTAAACAACCAACTACAACATTTGAGATTAATACAGTAGGAGTAGTTAATATATTAGAAGCCATAAGAGATTTATCTCCAGACACTAGATTTTATCAAGCTAGTACCAGCGAAATGTATGGCAAGAATTTTGATATAGATAATAATGGACAGTACTATCAGGACGAAAATACATTGTTATTACCACAAAGTCCATATGGAGTAGCTAAATTAGCTAGCCATAGACTAATTCACATTTATAGAGAAGCATATAGTTTATTTAATTGTTCGGGGATTTTATTTAATCATGAAAGTCCAAGACGAGGAGAGAATTTTGTTACTCGTAAAATTACTAAATACATAGGACTTTTAGTTCATAATAAAATTAATAAGCCATTAAAACTTGGAAACCTATCAGCCAAAAGAGACTGGGGCCACGCCAAAGATTATGTAAAGGCTATGTGGTTAATGTTACAACAAAATAATCCAGAAGATTATGTTATCTCTACGGGCGAAACTCATAGCGTTTATGAATTTTTACAAGCTGCTTTTGGTCGTGTTAATTTAGATTATAAACAATATGTAGAAATAGACGAAAATCTATATAGACCAGCAGAAGTAGACTATCTTAGAGGGGATTGTACTAAAGCTAAAACTAAATTAAATTGGCAACCGGAATATTCATTTATAGATTTAGTCAACGATATGGTTGATCACGATTGTCAAGTATATTCAAATGTTTAGAAACTACCAAGACCCCTTATATAAAGAATGGAGACAAAAGGTTTATAAAAGAGATAATCATCAATGTCAGTGGCCAGGATGTAATCAAAGAAAAAAACTTAATGCTCATCATATTAAAACATGGGCTAATTTTCCCGCTCTTAGATTTACCGTAGATAATGGTATTACTTTATGTTATCAACATCATAAAATGATCAAAAATCTAGAAAATCTTTATGAAAGTGTATTTCTAAAAATAGTACAAGATAAAAAATCCTCACAATGAAGTTTATTTATGAAATCTCCAGACTTTACTATTATAGTAGATACCAGAGAGCAGCATCCATGGTCTTTTGATAATTACGCTACAGCCAAGCGTAAATTAGATACCGGAGACTATAGCATAGAAGGTTTAGAGCATCTATTAGGCATAGAAAGAAAGAAAAGCGTTAGTGAATTTGCCAATAATATTGTGGAAGAAAGATTTACTGATGTAGTTGATAGATTAAGCAAGTTAAAATATTCTTATATCCTATTTGAGTTTAGTTTAAATGATGTTTTAATTTATCCTGTAGGATCAAATATTCCTAAGAAGTGGTGGAACAATATTAAAATAAGTCCATCATTTATTATTAAACATATTTTAGAATTGGAAATGATACATAATATTAAAATTATTTTTTGTGGATCGGCCGCTAATGCAGAGAAGATGGCGGAACACATATTAAAAAAGGTTAACTATATTGAAAGAGTTAAAAACCAAACAACTATTTGATGATGCATGGTTAGGACTTGGTGACTTATCCAACCTAGTCATACCTTCTAATCCTATGATTCACAGAAGTGAACAGGACATAGAGAAACCAGATCTGCATCTTATGAAACTTATCAGAAACCCTAAATACATTGGGGCCACATGTAAATTGCTTTTTAATATAGAACTACATCCTATACAAATGGCAATTTTACAAGAATTTTGGTTAAGAGCTTTTCCTATGTATATTGCTAGTCGTGGATGGGGTAAAAGCTTTTTATTAGCTTTATATTGCATATTAAGAATGACATTTTATCCAGGTACTAAGATTGTTGTAGTAGGAGCAGCATTTCGTCAAAGTAAGATTATCTTTGAATATATGGAAACTATTTGGCGTAATAGTCCTATTTTAAGAAGTATATTTTCAGGTAATGATGATGGTCCACGACGCGATGTTGATCGCTGTACTATAAGGTTGGGAGATAGTTGGACAGTAGCTATCCCCATGGGAGATGGTAGTAAAATCCGAGGTCTTAGAGCACATATCATTATTGCTGACGAATTTGCATCTATATCTCCAGATATTTACGAAACGGTAGTATCAGGGTTCGCTGCGGTAAGTGCTAGTCCTATTCAGAATGTTAAGGATCAAGCTAAAAAATTAGCTATGAAAGAGGCAGGATTATGGAATGATGAGTTAGAAGTATTAAATACCAAAATGGGTAATCAAGCTATTATTTCGGGTACTGCGGATTATGACTTTAAACATTTTGCTAGTTATTGGAAAAGATACAAGGCTATTATAGAAAGTCGTGGAGACAAGAATAAATTAGAAGATATTTTTAAAGGTGAAATTCCTAGTAATTTTAATTGGAGAGACTATAGTATTATTCGTATACCATATGAGCTTATACCAAAAGGTTTCATGGATGATAAGCAAGTTAGTAGGGCTAAAGCCACAATACATAGTGGAATATATAATATGGAATATGCCGCTTGTTTCGTAACAGATAGCGAAGGATTCTTCAGAAGAAGTTTGATAGAAGCATGCGTTACATCTGATTCTAAACCTATTTCAGTTGGTAACAAAAAGATAGTATTTGATGCTATGGTTAATGGGGATCCAAAATCTCAATATATATATGGTATCGATCCAGCCTCAGAACAGGATAATTTTAGTATCACTATTTTAGAAGTTCATCCTGATCATAGTAGAATAGTTTATTGCTGGACTACTAATAGAAGTAATTTTAAAGAAAGATTAAAAACAGGACTAATAAAAGATCATGATTTTTATGGATTCTGTTGTCGCAAGATTAGAAATTTAATGAAAATTTTTCCATGTGCTCGCATTGGTCTTGATGCTCAGGGAGGTGGTGTTGCGATAGAAGAAGCATTACATGATCCTTCCAAACTAGAAGAAGGAGAACACTTAATATGGCCTATTATAGATCCAGATAAAAATAAAGATACAGATAGTCAATCAGGATTACATATTATTGAATTGGTGCAGTTTGCGAAAGCAGACTGGACTGCTCAGGCTAATCACGGACTAAGAAAAGATTTAGAGGATAAAGTATTATTATTTCCTAGATTTGATAACTTAACATTAGGATTAGCTCTAGAAAGAGAAGGTAAAGATATCCTTGAAAGTGATCTTAATCCTATTTATGATAGTTTAAGTGAATGTATTTTGGAGATTGAAGAGCTTAAAAATGAGCTAACTACTATAGTCATGACTCAAACAAGCACAGGACCAAATGCTAGAGATAGATGGGATACTCCTGAGGTTAAATTGGTCAATAGGAAAAAGGGTAGACTAAGAAAAGATAGATACAGTTCTTTATTGATTGCTAATATGATAGCTAGACAAATGATGAGAAGTTTAAAGCCTATGGGATATGAAATAGTAGGCGGTAAAGCCTCAGAAATGACCGGCCATTCAGGAAATCTTTATAAAGGACCAGAATGGTTCACTTCAGAAGCAAATAACGATATTTATACGGGAATTTATCGAGACTAAGTGTATATTACAGTATTAATAGTATTATAATAGCATTACATTAGAAATATAATTATGGCTAAAAAGAAACCCAAAAACGAAGTAATAAAAGACGCTAATATAATTCCAGAAGATGCTTACGTAACATGGGGAGATGATTTAGCCAGTAAACAGGATGCCCTAAAAAGATCATCGGCTTCTTTAGATGAGTTCACGCTCATAAATAAAGCTGAAGGCATGAGAAGGTATGGTCTAGATTACTCAAATCTTGATGGAATCACAGGTAGTCGTCCGGGTTTTACTAGAACAGACTATGACTATTTTAGACCGGATGAAGCAGTACCGAAAAAGGTTAAAGCCATTTTACAACGAGCTGAGGACATTTATCAAAGGGTTGGTCTAGTTAAAAACGTTATAGATTTGATGGGTGATTTTGCTACTCAAGGAATCAGACTATCACACAAGAATAAAAGAATAGAAAGATTTTACAGAAGATGGTTTAAAAAAATACAGGGTAAAGATAGAAGCGAAAGATTTTTAAATAATCTTTATAAATCTGGTAATGTAGTTATCGATAGACGCACAGCTAAAATTAGTTTGAAGGTTACAGAAAAATTATATCAAAGCTTAGGAACCGCAGACTATCAAATAGCAGACATTGACAATGTACAGATAGAAAAAAGAGAAATACCATGGAAATATACTTTTATAGATCCAGTATTTGTGGATGTAGTTGCCGGACCATTAGCTTCTTTTGTAGACAACAAAACATATGAATTACAACTTCCAGGAAATCTTAGAAGCCAAATAAATGCTCCTAAAACAGAAGCAGAGAAACAAATTTTGGCTGGTCTTCCTAAAGAAATTATAGAAGCAGCTAAAACACAACACGGATTTCCTCTGGATCCAAATAAAACTTTAGTATTCCATTATAAAAAAGATGATTGGCAAGCTTGGGCTTTCCCAATGATCTATGCTATTATGGATGATCTAACAGTTGTAGAAAAATTAAAACTTGCTGATATGGCGGCTTTAGATGGTGCAGTATCTAATATAAGAATTTTTAAGCTAGGTAATCTAGAACATAGAATTGCTCCCACCAAAGCAGCAACAGCTAAACTAGCACAAATCCTAGGAAATAATACTGGTGGCGGCACTATGGATTTAATTTGGGGTCCAGATATTGAACTATTAGAATCTAATACTAATGTTCATCAATTTTTAGGTGAAAATAAATATATTCCTCATATGAATGCTGTTTATGCTGGTCTAGGTATTCCACCAACATTAACTGGTACATTCGGAGCTGCCGGAACAACCAATAACTTTATTTCACTAAAAACATTAACACAGAGACTACAATATGGTCGAGATGTTCTAGTAAGATTTTGGGAAAATGAAATTGCATTAGTACAAAAAGCTATGGGATTTAAATATCCAGCTAAAATAGAATTTGATAGAATGGATCTATCCAATGAAGATACTGAAAAAGCATTATTAATTCAACTAGCAGATCGTAATCTAATTAGTGATGAACTATTACAAACTAAATTTGGTTTTGATCCTGACATGGAGAAGTCTAGACTCAATAGAGAAACTAGAGAAAGAAAGAGCGATAGAATGACACGTAAGGCCGGTCCATGGTTTGATCCTCAGATAGAAAACTCACTTAAGAAAATAGTTCTACAGACAGGTACGGTGACTCCAAGTCAGGTCGGTCTTGATCTTGAAAAAAAGAAAGCTGGAGAAAAATCGGCACTTGAACTGAAGGTACCAGCAGCTCCTACCATGAAGTTGGCAAACGATTCGCCAGAATCGTTGCCTAAAGCACCAGGACAAGGAAGACCCAAAACGTCCAAGGATTCTCAGAAACGAAAAACAAAAGTTTTCCAACCCCAAACAGGGGCTACTCTAATGATTTGGGCAAACAAAGCACAAGATAAGATAAATGAGATTATAAATCCAGTATTATTAGATTTCTATAATAAAAAAAATTTAAGAAGTTTAAGTTCTATAGAGTTTTCTGAAGCAGAAGAGATTAGGACAAAAATTTTATTTGGACTTCAACCAATGTCCAAGATAGACGAAGATTCAATAATGGGTTCCTTTGCACAAATAGATAGTCCAGAAAATAAATATAAAATATATGAATATAAAAACTGGCTTAAATCTATTGAACAGACTTTAAATCAATCACTATCTGTAGAAGAACAAAAGCAAGCAAAAGCTTCTTTTTATAGCTTGGTGTATTCTCCTGAAGACACAGGAGAAATAGAATGAAAATATTTTCCCAAGAGATCGTAGACGGTCTAGAAACCCAACTATCTGCATCAGCCTCTATCTCATATGCTTCTATGGCTACTCCGTCGCCAAATTCTCGTCAACATAAAATTAATAATATTCAATCAATAGCATCATTAAGCGATAATGATCTATACTATGTTCAATCTATTTTAGTTAGTTCATCTTGGAATAAAAATGATGATATATTCGATAAAACTGAGGTATGGAACGCAAGACGCACCCCTGAAGACAAACCAACCAATTTAGAGCATGATGAGTCTACTATTATTGGACATATTACTTCTAACTGGCCAATTAAAGATGATGGTACACTGATTGACGATAATACTGATATTGGTGATTTGCCAGAAAAATATCATATATTAACTGGTTCTGTTATTTATAGAGGATTTACTAATCCCGATCTTAAAAGTAGAGCAGATAAATTAATAGATGAAATAGAACAAGGTGTTAAATACGTAAGTATGGAGTGTTTCTTTAAAAGCTTTGATTATGGACTAATTAATAAAAGTACTGGAGAATATAAAGTATTACCTAGAAATGAAGCCACTGCATATTTAACAAAATATTTAAGAGCATATGGTGGACAAGGAGAACATGATAATTATAAGATAGGTAGAGTATTAAGAGATATTACATTTTCTGGAAAAGGCTTTGTTAATAAACCAGCTAATCCAGATAGTATTATTTTTACTAAAAATATGCTAGAAGAACAAAATACAAAAAAATCAACCGAAAAATTTGAAGATTTATCAATTGCGGGTGTATGTGATAATCAGACCAACCTTAATGTGGAGAATAACATTATGAATTTAGAAAATATTCAAGCAGAAGTTGCCGAACTCAAGACCAAGATTGAAGCTATGACAGCTTCTTCAGCCGAAGTAGTCAAAGAAGCTTATGCTTTAACTACCGAGCTTAAGGATAAGGTAGCCGCACTAGAAAACGAAATTAAGGCCAAAGAGCAGACAATTGCCGAATTAACAGCTGCTCAGGAAGCTATTGCTGCTGAAAAAGAAGAAGCAGCTAAGAAAACAGCAGAGAAGAAGGTCGAAGAAGAAGCTGAAATGGATAAAACCAAGAGCGATCTTGCTGCTGCTCTTGAAACCATTGCAGGCTATAAAGCCAAAGAAGAAGAAATGGCTAAGAAAGAAAAGAAAATAAAGAGAGCTTCTGCTCTAATTGAAAATGGTCTAGACACAGAAACTGCTAATGCTACAGTCGATAAGTTTGAAAGTATGGATGATGAAACTTTCGCTGCTATGACCAGTCTTTTTGCTGCTACAAAGAAGAACAGTAATAAAGAAGAAGAAATGGAAGATGAAAAAGAAGAAGCAGCTAAGAAAGATACAGAAGAAGCTGAGGATACAAAAGACAAGGCTTCACAAAATACAGTTGATGCGTCTGTTCTAGAAACAGCAGAAGTAGAAACTGGTGTTAATCTTGGTGTTGGCGGAGAGGCCATATCAGCCGTTGAAGCAACACGCGCAGCATTGGTTGAATTCGTTTCCAGTAGACTCGGTAAGAAACAATAATTTTTATTAAGGGAGAAAACTAACATGGCTCTTAAACCACATCGTGTCGAATCATACACAGACGTTTCATACTTCATGGACACAGCCGCAGAACGTGGCGGTATCGTTGTTCATACAACTTCTGGTAGCGGCGTTGCTATAGATGATGGCAATGCAGTTGTCGCCTATCCAACAGGTGTCAATTCTGGTACCAAACCAGCAGGCTTGCTACTAAATGATGTTGTTAGTATTGACCTAACAAGACAGCACATCAACTGGTATCGTGATGAAGTTCCGGTAGGCTCAAAGGTTACCGTACTTCGTCAAGGACAAGTTGCCACAAATATGGTTGCTTCTGGCGCTACGCCAACAGCTGGTGCAGATGCCTACTATGACACAGTTGGTAAGCTAACAACAGTTAGTACCAATAGTGTTAAGGTTGGTAGATTCCTTGGTAGCAAAGATGCAGATGGTTACGTCAAAGTAGATATCAATATCACCTGATAAGGGAGAAAATCAAACATGTCAGCTAAAACTCAGAAATTTCAACCAACGCCTGAACTCACAGACCTTCTTGTTCGTTCAGGCTCGCCTAACCGTGAAGTTGCTCTAGCAGCCAATGCAGAATTTGCTAAGGCTTTAGAGCTTCCATTGAGAAAAGGTCTTCTTAGTGGTGATATTCTTGATGGTATCTTTGAGCCAATCAAACTTGCTCAAGGTGCTACTCCAGAGTTTCCATTAGATTTCCTTGCTCCTGGAACAGAAAAAGACTTTGTGGCATATACCGTACCAAATCACGGATATATTCCAGAACGTCACGTAGAGAGCGATTACGTCATGGTGCCAGTATACGACATTGGCTCCAGTATCGACTATCTACTTAAGTATGCCCGCGATGCTCGCTGGGATGTTGTTGGTCGTGCTATGGAAGTGCTAGAAGGCTCATTCGTCAAGAAGATGAACGATGACGGCTGGCACACACTATTAGCCGCTGGCGTTGATCGTAATATCGTTGTATATGATAGCGATGCTGCTAGCAACCAGTTTACCAAGCGTCTAGTAAGTCTCATGAAGACAGTAATGCGCAGAAATGCAGGCGGTAACTCAGCCAGCAATAATCGTGGTATCCTAACCGATCTTTATGTCTCACCAGAAAGCATGGAAGACATTCGCAATTGGGGTATCGATCAAGTTGATGAGATTACTCGTAGAGAAATCTATACAGCTGCTGATGGTACACTCAACAGAGTTTTCGGTGTTAATCTCCACGATGTGGACGAGCTAGGTGTTGGTCAAGAATATCAACTATTCTATACCAATACTCTCGGTGGTACTATGGGAAGTAAGAGTGAGATTGTTGTTGGTCTTGATCAACGCAAGACTGATAGCTTTATCATGCCGGTTCGTGAAGAAGTTCAGATCTTCGAAGACGAAACACTACATCGTCAGAAGAGAGCTGGTTTCTACGGCTGGGCCGAACTCGGCTTCGCAGTACTCGATAACCGTAGAGTTCTCCTCGGCGCTCTCTAATTCATCAGAGAGTATTAATTTAAAATCAGAAGGGTTCAGTAAGAGATTACTGACCCTTCTTTTTTTATATACAGCCTAGTATAATTGTTAAGATATACTCACAAATACAAATCTGCCCATCATGAATAAAAGCCTAATTATCCTAATATCTATATTATCTGATAGGTGTATATTATTATAGTCTAAAATTATTATTCTCATTAAAGGGCTAAAATATGAGTTGGCAAATAGAAATCCCTATTATAGTACGCACATTAATTAATGATTTGGGAGATCAGTCAGTTTATAGTGATGAAAGAATTTTACAAGTGATTACAGTAGCAGCAAAATATGTTCAATTCGATGTGGTATTAGACCACTCGTATAGCATCGATGTGAGTAATTTAGGTATTAGTCCTGATCCAACAGATGATAGAGATGAAATTTTTATTAGTTTAGTTTCTTTGAAAGCGGCTTGTCTGATAGATCAAAGTACATTTAGAACAAAAGCAGCCATGGAAGGTATACGTGCCGCTTTAGGTTCAGCTAGCCTAAGTGTAGCCGGTCAAAGTGCTGCATGGAATACTATTCTAGAGAAAGGACCGTGCGCACTGTATGATGAATTAACTAGTCATTGGGATGTTAAAGATGCTAGTGCTGTTCGCGCTGTACTTAGTCCATTCGTCGGTAATAAGTTTGATCCAAGAGCAATACAGCTCAATCCGTACAGAAGTAGAGATATATACTCTTAAATTATTAGGAATATTTTATTATGCCAGCAGCAGTATACGATACAGTTATAGAACAAGGATCCTCTTTTGTAATAAATTTTATATATACAGATAATAATGGATCTCCTATAGATATTACTAATTATTGCGTATTATTACAGTGGTTAACTAATACTAATGATTTGTATAGTTTTTCTAACAGATATGATGGTACCGATTATAGTTTAGTTGCAAAATCAGACGGCACAATTACATTAACAATACCATCAAAAACTACTAATGATTATGTATTTGATAGCGCTGTTTATGATTTAGATATACAAGAACCCAACGAAGAATATCCTGGTAGCGGCCTTAAGACATATAGACTCGCTACCGGAACTATTAGGGTCTTAAAAAGAATAACATCCATATTATCCTCAAACTGTGCAGATTTATCTTCTAGATTTGAACTTAAAGATACTTGCGATGTAGAATGTGGTAAATTAGATATCTATAGCGCTCAATATGACGGTGCTGGTTTTAGTATACCAGATATGTCATCTGCTAGTAGTTCTATTTATGTAGACGATACAAGAGTAGTAGAAAATATAGAAGTAGCTATTAATGGATTAAGACATAATAGCCCACAAGATTTATCATTTGTATTAACTCCACCGTCTGGAGACAGCATACTACTCTCTGCCAATTCTAAAATTACTAATTATAGACCAGGATTCAGTTGCATGTTTTCAAATAGAGCCCCCTATGATGCTTATATTAGTACTATAAATAGTGGTGGATTATGTAGAATTGTTGATAAAGCTGCCGATGTATTATTTGATGGTGGTCCAATAGTAGGGTCTTTTGATCATTTATATACTAATAATAATATTCCTGGTAGTTGGTCTCTTACTATCAAAGATAGTGATGTTGGAGTATCCGGCTCTATCGATTCCTGGAAACTAATCATTACATACCAACCATAAAGGACGATTGGTATGATTACAAAAACTATATTTATTGATCAGAGTAAGTTGGCTATGTCCACCGAAAGATTTGCTATAGATATGGTATATACAAATACCAATACAGTTTATATCAAACATACGATTGATACTTCCAGCAAGATTATGGTACGTAAAGATACTGTTAATTTCCAACAAGAAAATACAACGTTATTCCCGGTAAAATCATGAATATGTTTAAGAATATTATAACGGCAGAATTTAAACAATTATATAATGATGCTATAGACGCTTTGTTAGATCCATCCAGCGGACTAGTCAATCCATGCATAATCAGATATGGCAATAACCCATCAGAATCTAGTCTATGTAATAATTGTATTTTTGATTCAATAAGTCACCTATCTTCTAATGTGTATAACAATACTGGACCAATGCCATTTGCTGAAGGCGGAGTATGTCCTGTTTGTTTAGGTAAGGGGCTCATTAATTCCGGCATAATTACTAAACAAGAAACTGTTAATATAGCCGTAATTGTTGATGCTAAATCATTTATAAATGTTGCAGATATTACAAATATCAGATCAAATGTTATACAAACTATTTGTAGTATAAATCTTATGAATAAATTACAAAATGCTGTTGATATTGTTGTTCATGGTATTGCTTATCAAAAAATGGCCGCAGCACAACCTTGCGGATTAGCTGAACATAAATATATCAGTATGCTTTGGAAAGAGATTTAATATGCAATTTTCTTTACAATTACTAGAAAGCAATAGTGATATTCGTCAAAAAATATTGAATGCATTATTAACAGAATGCGAGAGGACTATCGATAAGTCTATACCTGATATTAGAGATAAAACTAAATCAGCATTGATTGATGCTTTGAAAACAGAACCAGAGTATAATGCTCTTAAAAGTGGTATTTTAAAATTAGAATTTGGTATTCCTAATACAGAAATTATTGATGACATTATAAATAAATTAGCTAATACTATTAATATAACTAAAAAAACATTAACTATTAATAATAATGGCTTGTCTGGCGGATTAACTATTACTGCTATTTCTAGTGATATTGGTGACTTATTAAGCGATAGTAGTGCTATGGTTGTGGATACAGAGAGAGGGTATTCTTTACCATGGTTAGATTGGCTTTTATTAAAGGGAAACTCTATTATAGTTAGAAACTATACAGTAAAGTTCGGCCCTAGTCCAGCATCACGTACCGGGGAAGCCATAATGGTAGAATCCAATAAGAACTGGAGAGTACCAGCAGAATTTGTGGGTACAGAGAAAAATAATTGGACCACCAGAGCGATAGAGAAAATAGAAAATCAAATCAATAACATTATAAAAACAGCAATTGAGAAAAATATATGACATCGTTTAATCATGTATCAAACATAGGCCAGAGAGATGCTTTTGCTAGTTTAGAAGATAATCTCAAAAGTTTTTTAGATTGGTCTTTCTTAAATATTGGAGGTTTCGTTAATGTATCTATTCCGGTAAATCCAACGAATCCAGGATATCATCAACTAATTCCACTAAGCGGCGACCCATCTTTGGCATACGGCAAAGAATGGGGAACGCTAAGAAAAGACTGGGTTTATGAAACAGGTATTAATTATGAAAATACCTCCCCATCCCCCATTTCTGGCATAATTGTTAATGGAACTTTTTTGCCTGCGCCTACAGGTAGCGGTAATTATGGTTATTATATAGATCATACTAATGGTCGTATTATATTTGATAAAAATATATCAGTATCTAGTAAAGTCTATTTAAATTATAGTTATAGATTATTACAAGTTTATAAATCTAGTGAAAACTTTTGGTGGAAAGAAATAGAAGCTAATAATTACAATCCATCAACAGTTTTATTTAAAACCCCAAACTATACAGCCAATTCTATACAATTACCGGCAATAGTTATACAAACAGCTTCCAGATCCCAACTAATACCATACGAATTGGGTACAACAGAAAATATCCTAAGACAAGATGTATTATTACATGTTTTTTCAGAACTATCATCTCAACGAAATAATTTTATTGATATTTTATTAAAACAAAAAGATAATAGCTTTTATCTATATGATATTAATAAAGTTATCAAAAATCAGTCTCAGCCTCTTAATTTTAGAGGAGAAGCTAATCCTTCTCGTTTAAATTATGATCAAATTGTCAATGATACTGAATTAATGTTAAAAAAAGCCTTTATTTTTAATTCTACTCTATCAGAAATACAATCTTTTACCAATTCTCTCCACCATGGTGTGGTGAGATGGACCATTGAAATTTTCCCTTGATCAATATAATTGGTGTACTATAAATTAGACCGAACAAGAACCTTTAACTCTAAATCAAATTTAATCTAATACGGAGTTTAAACATGCCAGCAGCTAATAACAGAATTTTTTATGCAAGTCAAGCAGTATCTCTTAAACCACAAAACTCAGACGGTTCACTATATGGTAGTTGGTATCAACCACAAGGTTTGCAAAGTGTTGGTATGACAACCAATTTTTCTTTACAGCCAGTATTCCAATTAGGTCAATTAGATCTATATGAAAACTTAGAGAACGTACCAGAAGTAGAAGTTACTCTAAATAAGGTGCTTGACGGCACTCCCACACTATTCGCTATGTGCATGTGCGGTGCTGGCGGTATAGCTAGTGCTAGCGGTAAAGATCTTGTTGAGTTAGTAAATAATCGTGTTAATTTACAATTAGGCATTTGGCCAGATACGGCGGTAGCCGCTACAGGAAATGCCACACAGTATGTAAATTGCTCAGGCATGTATTTGAGTCGTTTTTCTTATACTTTCCCAACAGACGGTAATGCTACAGAAGAAATCACATTAGTTGGTAATAGTAAAGTATGGAACACTGGATTAAGTCAAGTTTCTGTTAGTGAATTTAATCCAAGCGGTAACACTAGTGCTGCTGCCCCTGGTATTGTTCGTCGTATGAATATTGATTTCAATAATACTCTGTTACCAACAGGTTATGCTGGCATCCCAATTCCATTAGGACGCACTCTTAATCGTCCTTATGTTCAGAGCGTTAGCATTAGTGCTGATTTACGTCGTGAAGCTATTAACGAACTAGGTGCAATGGCTCCTTATTTCCGTTATGTGCAGTTCCCACTAGAAGTTCGTTCAGAATTTCAGGTTACAGCTACTGACGGAGATCAAGTAAATGCCGATGATTTTTCAGCAACATCAACCTGTGGTAAAAATTATTCTAACGTTGCTGATAAGTCTATTAAACTTGCTGTTTGCGCCGGTACTGGATCAATAACCGGAAGTTTAACTCTTGATCTAGGCGGTAAGAATAAGCTAACATCTGTTAACTATACTGGTGGCGATACCGGCGGTGGTAATGCTACTGTTACATATAGTTTCCAGACCTATAATAAGTTTACTATGACTAGTGCCGGTACATTTAATGAAACTAAATGGATCGACAACGTAGCAGATACAGACAGCTACAGATAGTCTAGTATTGGTATTGTAACGTAAATTAGGAATTAAGTTTAGGATTAAGGAAAAATAATGGAAGACGTATTTACTATAATAGGTAAACTATATATAGACTCTTATAATTCACAAAAAATTATAGAGCTATTACAGCAACAGCTAAAGGATAAAGACAAGACAATAGAGGAATTACAAAACTCAAAGGTTCAGGATGGATGATGTTGATATTGAAACACTATTACATAGGATACTTAGCGGATATCTTATATTTTACTATAAAAATGAGAGGTATGAACTGAGAAAGATTTCATATAGTATAAGATATAAAGCTGATCTTTTATATAATAAAATTGTTTCTGATGAAAAATATAGCGATTGGATTAGACAGGATCAGGTGGATAATATCTTGATCAATATAGGACTATGGCATAAAGATACTAATAAAATGATGGAAAAATTAGAAAAAAGCATAGAAAATCTTAAAGTAGAGTTATTCGAAAATTTTTTGAATACTAATAACCAAAAAAGAATTAGATCTACCTTAAATAGAACAAGAGAAAGCTTAGACAAGATAAAAAGCATAAAAACAGAATTTAATGCTAATACTCTAGAAGGATATGCGTCATCTATCAAGCACGAGTTTATAATCTGTAATAGCTTATATCAAAATAACAAAAAAGTTTTTGATTTTGAAAATAAAGACCAGAATGCGGTTTCTTTATCTAAATTTAATGCTTTGGTCACAGAGATCAATAAGTACAATATCACAATATTAGATTTTAAAAAATTAGCACGAAGCTATCTGTGGAAATCATACTGGAACATTAAAAGCAATCAGATCTTTCCAGGTTCAGTTATAGAATGGACTGATGATCAACGTAGTTTAGTAAGTTTTAGTCAAATGTATGATAGTATATATGAACATCCAGAATGTCCATCAGAAAATATCATATCAGACGATGATATGTTAGACGGATGGATGATTGTACAAAAGCGCAAGGTAGAAAAAGCTAAAAAACAAGCATCTATTGATAATGTTAATCCTAGTTTAAAAAATGCTAATGAAGTATTTTTATTTGGAAAAAATAAAGATGAAGCGGAAGAAATTATTGGATTAAATAGCCAAGAATCTCTGGGTAGATTAAAAGAAAAACTTAATTTTATTAATAATACAGGATCTGCAAACGATTCTATATTGCCAGATAATAAACGTCAAATATTATCAGATATGAACGAAATGATAAAAAATAGAAAGTAATTTATGGACTATAAACAAGAACTTATATATAATTTAGAGAAGCGTTTTCAAACTACTATGATAGGAGCTTTAGCTAAATTCGAAGAAAATTTTGCATATCTTTGGGACGATAATAATCCTAATTGCGATAAAAATGAAGATATTTGGGAAAATACACGAAACGATATTTTGAATAATGGAAATAGACAGATGAGACTCGCGCTTAAAGAATTATCAGAATTTTTATATGCTAATTCGCCAAAAATAAACCAGAAATATCATTACAAATTTTATTTCAAAAACCCTAACCAAAACGACGGAGATAGATAATGAAAACTAAAACTTTCAAGGTAGTACTAGACGGAACCGAAAAGGAAATGCTTGTGCGCAGTCCATCTTTGCAAGATCAAAGAGAAGCTCAAAAGGTTTATAATCAAGCTTTTACAGATGCTATTAAAAGCAAAAGTGTTGTTAGGGCAAAATTAGATGACTTATTGCAAGATCAAGGACTATGGAATGATGAAAAACAGGCCAAGTTCAGCGCCCTGCAAAAAGAACTATTAGACGGAGAAAAAAGACTAGCTAAGGGCGGTTTTAGTTTAAATGAAGCCAAAGACCTTGCTATTAAAATGAAGGGCGTTAGAGAAGAAATACGAAGCCTTATTAGCGTAAGAACATCACTTGATAATCATAGTGCAGAAGGTCAAGCTGATAATGCCCGATTCAATTATCTTGTAAGCGTATGCTTGGTGTATAATGATACTAAACAGCCCTATTTTAGTAGTATGGAAGAATATCTAAATAGAGCTGGCGAAGAGGTTGCTTTATTGGGTGCTCAAAATTTGGCTAATATGCTTTATGGTTTGGATAATGACTATGAAAGTAATTTGCCAGAAAACAAGTTTTTAAAGAAATACCGATTTGTTGATGATAAATTGCGTTTAGTAGATAAGAAGGGCAGATTGATTGATGCTGACGGAAGATTGATAGATGAGAATGGTAGATTCATAGATGAGCAAGGTAATTTTGTTGATAAATATGGTAACAGAGTAGATTCAGAAGGTGATTATTTAGTTGAAACACAACCGTTTTTGGATGAAAATGGAAATCCAGTAATTTTAGATGAAGAAGTTAAAAATGAAACTACAACAAATACCACAACATCTTCTTCAGTATCAGGCTCAGAGGAAACTCCTAGTTAATATTGATACAAACCTATTTAATATAGTTAACATAAGGTCCCCATTTAGATATGCTCTAAGTGGGGATTTTATTTTTTAATAACCTTTTAGGATTATAGGAAATTATGGCATCAGGCTTTAATCTCACAGCCCAGTTAAATCTTAGAGGACCGTCAAATATTGGCGTGATCGTAGCCGATATTCGTAGACAGATAGGATCTATTAATGCTGCTGTTAATCTCAGATTAGATCCGAATGCTATAAGAAATACAACTCAACTTAATGCTTCTTTACAAGGTCTTAATAGAACCCTTAATCAAGTTACATCATCAGCTTCTAATGCAGCTGCCGCTATTGGTAGATTATCTAATGCCTTGGGTAGAGTTAATGCTGGTGGAGTAGCTCAAAATTTAGGACGAGTAGCTGCATCTACTAATACTATTGGTCAGTCAATGAGAGATGTTAGCACCCGCATAGTTGCTGCATCATCAGAAATGCAAGAGTTCGGTAAGCAATCAGGATTGGCCGTAAGACGCTTTGCAGCATTTAGTACTGTTACTGGCGTTATATATGGTTTAACTAATGCTATTAATCAAGGAGTTAAAGCTTATATAGATTATGATAGACAATTAGTTAAATTACAACAAGTAACTGGACAATCTGCGGCCGGTTTAAAATCTCTTGAAGATACTATCACTCAATTAGCTGTTGGTTTAGGTGTTGGGTCTGCTGAATTAACACAAATTTCTAGCACATTAGCACAAGCTGGTTTGAGTGCCAAAGATACTGAAAGAGCACTTAAGGCATTAGCATTAAGTTCCTTAGCACCATCGTTCGATAGCATGAACGAAACCGTAGAAGGCGCTATTGCGTTGATGAGACAGTTTGGTATCGGAGCCAATCAGCTAGAAAAAGCTCTTGGTTCTGTTAACTCTGTTGCTGCTAAGTTTGCTGTTGAAGCTAGCGACTTAATTACAGCTATTCAACGTACCGGTGGTGTGTTCGCCACAGCAAGTAGAGGAGTAAGCGAAGGAACAGATGCTTTAAATGAGTTCTTAGCAGTCTTTACTAGTGTTAGAGCTACTACTCGTGAAAGCGCAGAGACTATTGCTACTGGCTTGAGAACTATTTTTACTAGAATTCAAAGAGAAGATACAATAAATGCTCTTAAATCATACGGAGTAAATCTTACAGATTTAGATGGTAAATTCGTCGGAGCATATAATGCTGTAGAATTATTAAGTAAAGGATTATCTAAACTAGATCCAAGAGATCTTAAGTTCTCTCGTATTGTTGAAGAGCTTGGCGGTTTTAGACAAATCGGTAAAGTTATTCCATTAATTCAGCAGTTCGCCACTGCTCAAGAAGCTCTTAAGGTTGCACAATCAGGTCAGGGATCATTAGCTGCCGATGCTGCTAAGGCTCAAGAGTCATTAGCTATTCAAACAGCTAAAGTTAAAGAAGAATTTTTATCGCTCTTTAGAGAAATTGGTAAAAGTGATAGTTTTCAGACCTTGGTGAAAGGAGCATTATCTGTTACTAGTGCTTTAATTAAAACCGCAGATAGTGTCAAAGGAGTATTGCCAATATTAGGAGTTATGTTGGCATTTAAAGGAGCATCCGCTATTACTCAATTTGGTTCTGGATTTGTTCAAGGTATTCGCGGTTCTGGTGGAGCCAGAGGATTAGGTCAGAGACTAGGTGGTGGTTCTGGTATGTCTAACGGAGGTCCGGTAAGATACTATGCTTCTGGTGGTCTTGTTCCTGGCTCCGGAGACACAGACTCAGTTTCTGCTAGACTAACTCCCGGCGAATTCGTTATAAATAAGAGAGCAGTTAAAGCTATAGGTACCAGTAATCTGAATAGAATTAATAGATATGCTGTGGGAGGACCAGTACCAATCAGACAATTGGCTAGTTCTACCAAGGGTGGATCAACAATTAAAAAATATAGAGATACTAATTCTGATATTATACAAGACATAGATCTTGTCTCTTCTGCTATAGATCGTAAAAATTTACCATTAACAGATGCTGATAAAAAATATCTTTTTAGAGCAACGTTAGCGGATAAGGGATCGGGTAAAAGATTTAAGGGTAGTATTGCCTATTTAAATAAGAATGTTTGGGGCGATGCTTATGAAGAAATCATAGCTAAAAAGCTAGGCTCTGGTTGGCAAAAAACATCATCTATAAAAGAAATGGGTCCGTCTTATCCATTAGATCTATATAATTCTAGTACTGGTGAATTAGCAGAAGTTAAATTTACAGATAAGCCAGTTAGTATAGCACATATTCTTAGTAAAAAATTAAGACAAAAACTTATTTCTTCTGGTAGAACTAAAAAAACAGGATGGGGATTTACTCAATCTGTTGGCGAAAATGTTAATCTTGGCAGGGCTACTGTTTATGAGCCTAGCGAAAATGAAAAAAGAGAGTTTGTGAACGCATATAAAACAGGAGCTTTGGATGCTAAGGCTTCTACAGGAGGTATCATTCGTAAGTTTGCGGATGCTGGACTAGTCAGCGCCACCGGAGGTAAACCAGTCTCGGCATCACAAATTATTAGGCTCCTAGGAGCAGAAGGAGCTGCGAAGGCTGGTAATATCAGCGCTAATGAAGTTAACAGAATCTTGCGTATCCGCAAGCCCGATGCTATAGAAGCAATGATTCAAAATAATATCCTAAAAGAATATCAAAAAACAATAAATAGAAGAGAGGGCGCTCAAAAAGCAAGAGGAACTAGATTAACATCTCAAGGCTTATTGTTTGGTGTCGCTGGTATGTTTGGATCCGCATTTCCGCCTGTTATAAAGACTATAGAATCTAATTTATTAAAATCTCCAGTTAGTGTTAAAATTATGAGCGGTATTATGAGTGAGAGTACCGCTCAATCTGTAGATGAAATGTTTGCTAGTTCTCTTAACAAGACAGCAAATAAAGCAGCTAAAAAAATTATGGTTGCTGATATTCTTGGTAAGGTTGGTTTGGGTAGAGAATTAAATTTAGATTTTGATAGAACACTAGCTTTTGGGGCAGATAATATTCTGTCCGATCCTAAAAAGCCAAAATTTGTTGAATTTTCAGATAGAAATAAAGTATCAGGAGCACTTAAAACAGCCAAATTAAGTTTACTAGGTAGAGAACTAGCCAGTTTAGTATCTAGTAAACCAGAATTATTAAATAATCTAAGACTTATTACCGCCAGACCAGCATCAACATTAGATCTAATTCAGTCTTGGTTGTCTAGCAAAGGATTACCAATACCACTAAGTCAGTTTAAGGGTCTTGGTGGTCCAAGCGTTTCTGGTTCTCAGATAGCCAAACTCAAAGCTGCTTTATTAAGTCCAGGGTCATTATTTGTTGATGATGATGTTAGAAATATTAAAGCCGCTCGTAGAAGATCCAAAGAAGGCATAGAATCATATCGCTATAGCAACCGCAGAAACACAACTAATATAAATGGAGATGCAACCGCACAAGGTATTCTTTTTGAAAAAGTAATTGAAAAGCTTGGTGGGCCTTTAGCCCTTAAAGGTGGCGGATTAGATTTTCCAGAAGGACTAAAAGGTGCAGCTAAGTATTTTGGTATTCCGGCAAATATACCAACAGATGCAAAGCGTACCATTAATGGACCATCAACAGTAGAAGATAATATTATTACCTATCTAAGAACCAAGGGCTACGCTACTGGAGGAGAGGCAAACAAGAATATTCTAGCCATGCTCACTCCGGGCGAACTAGTATTATCTCCGGATCTCGCATCGTCTATTGGAAGATCTAAATTAGATAAACTAAATCATGCAGAAAAGTTTATAAAGAAAGCTAGTGGTGGAACTATTAGTATGGTTCCAGGTTCTGGAGACGGAGACTCTTACGGTCCTGTACCACTAGAGGTTGGTAGTTATGTTATTAGAAAGAAAGCGGCTCAAGCTCTAGGATTCAATACCGGAGGATATGTTCAAGGTTTTGCTGTTGGAGGACCAACACTATCAGCAAGACCAGCAAATCCAACAGTAGATAATGTGAGAATAGATACAAATGTAGTATCCCTGCTACAAAATGTGGGCAAAGCCTTAACTGATCTTGGATTATCGTCTAATAGTGCCGCATTATTACTTAAGAAAAATGCAGATATAAACTATAGAGAAGCTCAAAGAGCGCTAGAAGCAGACGTTAGACGTATGAGAGTTGCTGGAGCATCAGCTCAAGAAATTTTAGATGTTGAAGCTAGATTGGCTAATGTTAGAAATTCAGCAGCTAGTAATATTGCCGCAAGACAAACATTATCAAATACATCAGGACAACAATTACAAGAAATACAGTTTAGGGCACAAAGAGAACGAGAAGATATGATTAATCGCAGAAGATCTGTTGCTAGAGCAAGAGGTCGAAGCGAAGATGAGATTAATGCTGCTATCGCAGATCCTAATTATCAACGATTTGTTAATAATAGAAGTTTTGAAACTGCAACGACCGCAGTTACAGGAGTTAGTGCTCGTACACTAAGATCACAAAATATTAGTGGGTCAGATATTGAACAAGTAGTTCGTCAGTCTATGATGGATCGCAGAACATTGGCTCAAATGGATAGGCAATACGTATCTCAAAGAAGACAGGAAATTTTTAATCAATTAAGAGCAGAAGCTGGAGTTACAGCTACTAAATCTCAAATTAGAGTATTAGCTTCTCAGGCTTTAACTATGGCCCAACAAGAAGTTAAAGAGAGAAGACAAATACTAAACCAACAGGCCGCTGCTGCTGGAGTAATAGGTCCTGGTAGAGGTGGAATATTAGGTACAGGTATTGGTATAGGTCCATGGTCAAATGATCCTCGACAAGGAGCTATTTATAGAACATTATCTCCGATGATGGGAGGAATTACTCCACGTAATATTATGGGCGGTATCAGAAATTTTGGTTCATCATTAGGTACTGGAAATGCTGGATTTTTCTTAAGTATGGGGATAGGCGCGGTTGCTGGACAATCTGAAAATATTTCATCATTGATGGGTGGCGATAAAAAAGCTCAAAGAGGACGAGCCGCAGCTATAGAAGGAGGCTTAAGCACCTTTGCTTCTGGACTATCATTAGCTAGTGGTGCCGCAATGATTCCTGTTGTTGGACCATTTGTTGCCGCTGCAACTGTTGCTGGTAGTGCTTTGTTGGCGTTTAAGGACGCCACGAATGCTTCTGCAAAAGCTCTTAAAGAATATGAACAAGAGCAAAGAACCAAAAATATAGATGATATTAATGATAAAATTAATAGAGCATCTGAAACATTTCAAAAAACAGGTAATTCTAACGAGTTAATTAAACTTTCACAGCAAGCTAATGGGGCTATTAATGAAGATCTTCTTATTAAAACTAGAAATGCTGCTGAGGAAAAGGCTAAATCTCAGAGTACCTTTAGTTGGTTGATGGGAGAAAATAAACCAATTCTATCTAGTGAAGACTATAAATCTCTAGGTAAGGATGCTGCTAAACAAGCAGAGCAGTCAGCTCAGTCTGCTCGTATGATTATAGAATCTAGAATACAAGGAGGAGCAGATCTTAATCAATACGGATTAACAGAAGAATTTGCTAAATTATCAAATATTATTGCTCAGGCCGATCCCACCTTTACAACTTTTATAGCATCAACAAAGAATATGACTGATGCTGAAAGAGCACAAGCCATATCGGTAAAATTAGCTGAGAGAAGATTATTATTAATGAGAGATGCAGGATTAGTAGCTACAAATAGTACTGTTATGGCATCCAAGGCGATGGAAGAAGCGAATAAAGCAGGTAGAAAACTAGCTCAAACTTTTGAAAGCATGAACAGGTCATTTTCTCAAGCTTTGGGCAGAACACAGTATGAGGCCGGTGTTAATCTGAATAATAGAGAATCTAGATCAGAAGACTTGACTGGCTCTTCTAGAATTATGATATCATCGTCTAGAGATCTCAATATTGCTGAAAATCCATTAGCATATGATTCTGCTACTAGGGCTCAAACATATGGCCGAGTAGCTAGAGAAATTGTTAGACCAGATATGGCTGGATTAGATCTCGCAGAAAGAAATCGAAGAGCTAATGAAGCTAATCTAATAAGTCAAACATTAAATTTTGATACTGTTGGTGTTCGTAATCGTACTGTAGGCGCTGTTAATGCTATAAATAATGGGGGAACTACTTTTGAACAAGCTTCAGCAGCATCAAGGACCAAACTAGAACAAGAATTAGCCAATGCACCAAGCTCTATTAGAGATCAGATACTTAAAGAATTTGATGATATTATTAATAATATAGCTAAGGGAGATAGTAAAGATAAATCTAATCAAGATAAAATTAAAATATTAGGCGAAACTCTACAGAATGATTTAGGTAAAAGTGCTATAGAGGCCAAGGACAACCTGAACCAGATGGCTCTTGAATTTTTGAAATTTAAGGACAGTACTCTAAAACAATTTGTTGATTCTCTTAATAAGGTTGTTCAAGAACAATTAAAAGCCGCTGAAGCTATTAGACAGGCTAGATCTATAGTCATTGAATCACGGGTGGCCTTGAGAGAACTTATTAGCGGTGGATCGATAGGACTAGGAGAAAGAGCACAAATTATTAATAATAATGTAGGATCTCTAACAGGAGGCATAACTGATCCTACTCGCATAAGACAAAATATTCAGAATCTTAGCGCAAGAAAATCAGAACTAAATAATAAATTAAATGATCCTTCTTTATCTAAGGAAGAAAGAGATAAAGCCATAGTAGAATTAGAAGGCTTAACACTATCTCTTAATAAAAATAGAACAGCATTAGATGAGTTAGCTAATAGTACAGAATTAGCTAGTGCTGCTATGTCTCAGCTACAAAATTTACAGAAGATGCAAGCTGATAGACTACAGAATATTGATCAAATACTCACATCAACACCGCAAGAACTTAGAAAATTTAATGAGTCACTCATTAGAGTTCAACAAAGAGCAATGGGTATCGATCCTGGGCCATCACGGGAAGCTCGCAAAGCATATAACAGAACACTAAGACAAACCGGTGGAAATGTTCAAGCTGCTATGATGGCCGGTCAGGCTCAGATGGCAGAGGATAGAGGTACTGATTTAAGAAATATGGAACAGTATCGTAGTACTTGGATTTTGAATCAAATGAATGAGGCTCGTGCTCAGGGCATAGAATTAAGTCAAGAAGAAGCTAATAGAAGATTCAATGCTAATGCCGCTAATGTTAGAGGCCAAATGGCTAATGAGTCTGGTGCTGCTAATATGTATGGCCCAGGAATCAATGAAGGCATAATGGCTAGTGTTGATCCTATGAGAGACCCAGCTTTTGCCGCCACTGCTAGAGTGGCCATGGCAGCAAGTGATAATCAAGCCAGAGCCAAAGAACAGCAAGCTATTTTATTAACAACAAATGCAACAGAGGAATTTGGTAATGCATTAAAATTACTAACAGATCAAATGCTGTTAATTAGTCAAAGATTCTCACTAATGCAACAACAGCAAGGAGCAGATTTAGGATTAGCTCCGCCTCCTGGACAAATGAGACCACCGGTCATAGTACCCCCACTGTTTCCTGCACAACGAAATCAGCCACAAAGAAAGGCTTTGGGTGGTTTGATTTATGCTGCTAATGGTCAATTTGTAGACTTTAAGCCTATGGGGACTGATACCATACCAGCAATGTTAACTCCAGGAGAATTTGTTGTTAATAGAACTGCTACCGAAAAACACTTGCCTCTATTAACCGCTATTAATGGAGGTAACGAAGTTAGGGTTGATGGTATGAGTAGCGGAGGATTAGTTTATTTGGCTAGAGGTGGTAGGCCAGGAATGAATATGATGACCAATGGAGGCAATAGGGTCGATGGGCGTGTTCCCAAGAGATTGGCCGTGCGTAGAGATTATGCTACTTTTTCTAGATTAGATGCAGATAGTAGCGGTTATTTAACATCAACAGAGATTGATGACGAGATCTTATCAAGATTAGATGGTAATAATGACGGTAGACTCAGTACTGTAGAATTTTTTGGAGCATTACCAAATACTAGAGATAGAAGATTTTTAGGTAGAGTAGACTGGCGTAAACCTACAATTATTACTAGAGCACTAGAAGCACAAGATATTAGTTATAGAGTATTTTCTGAAAATAGATATGCTAAGTTTGCAGATAAATACAGAGACCCTAGCACCATAGAACAGGGATTGATGGTCGATCCTAGAAGACCAAAAGATCCTGATGCTGTTATTCCAAAGATCGATATACCATCATTAGTGCCTAATGATCCTAGATCCCGTATGACAATGGACATGCAGAGATCTGTAAATGGTAATCTTATTCCTATTCCCAAAACACTTAAAGAAAAAGACCCTAAATCTTTACGCAATTCATTTTATAGATTAGATGTTAATGAAGATGGCGTATTGTCTGGTACAGAATTAACCTCGTATCGTGATTTAGATACTGACTTAAATCAGCAAATTACAGAAGATGAGTGGCTAGGTGTGGGTTTTGATCCTTATGATTCATTACAAAGGGAAAGATTTAATATTACTAATCCTTTTGGTAAAGGAATGGATGCTCGTAGAAGAGCTTTAGAGTCCGGAATGGCAGCATACGAAAGAAGCGTTGCGACCGGCGAGCCAATACGCGATAGAAAAGGAAATATTGTTTTTGACGGTACTGCTGAAAGCTTAAAGAATAAAAGAGAAGAGTTAGCAACTATAAGAGCAGCTAGAGGAGGAAAGTCTCAAACACAATTAATTCGTGAACAAAAATATAATGATCGCTTAGTTAATCAAAGACTAGGATCTTCTGGATATGCTGTTGGCAAGGCTCAAAAGCAGATAGATACAGAAAGAGAAATGTTTGAGGAAGAAAGAAAAAAAATCAGCAATGCCAATCCATTAATGACGGAAGATGAGGTGATACAAGCTACAACGGATTCTCTTAACAAAGGCGGATATACTATTGGAGCGGATGTTAATTGGTGGAAAAATGAAAGAGGAATCACTGCTACCGCCGGTCAATATGACGAAACTAGAACCTTAGAAGCTATAAAAAATAGCGATGCTCTAGCTACTAATAGCGATCCAACCGGAGCAAAGGCAAGAGCATCAATAGATGCCTATGCCGCATCACAAGGAGCCAGAGCACAAGCAGATAGAGTAAGTAGAGGTATGGGTGATGAACCTATTAGCCCTGATGCTGCTGTAGTTGGTACGCAAGGACCGGTATCGTCTTTAAACAGAGCGATAGATAATGCTGAAGTTGGTAGAGCAGTAGATACTAGAGTTAGAAGAGAAAAACAAGATCAATTAGCAGCTGATATTCAAGCTGATGTTGCCAGATCCGCAGCTATGGACAAGAGAGATAAAGAGCTTGGTATATACACCGGAGATATCAATAGAGATATCTATGTTTCTGGTATGGGCGATGTATCTTATCAGCCTGGAATGGGATCAAAAATATCTATCGAAGAACAAAAACAGAGAAGACGTGAAAAGGTTATTAAAGACAGATTAACATTCACAGATAAAACTGGTAAATATTCACAATCTGGTACTATAGATAGTATTGATGCTAAGACCGGCACTGTGCGTATTGCTAAAATTGATCCAAACACCGGGGCACCAGTTACGAAAAAAGATAAAGATGGGATAGAAAATCAAGTATATACAACTATACCAATAGATCAATTAGATACAAAATCTCAAGCTAAAATCAATAAAGCTCTAGAAAAAGATAGAGCACAGCAAGCAGCAGTGGCTAATGCTACGCTAGATAAAGCCGTTCAAGGCATTTCGATATCTGCTGAGGTGGATTTATCATTACCATCTGAATCAACTAAAGCCAAAGCAGATGCCCTAGCTAAAGAAACTATGGAGAGAGCTAATGCTGATCAGGCTAGGTTTGATCAAAGCATTTTACCAACATCTAAGCCATCTATCGTTATTGATCCTATTACTCGTCAGCCTAAAACTATTGATGGACAGAATATAGATGTTAAAGCTATAAGGCAAAGATTAGAACAAGATCGTCAAGATTTACAAGCCCAAATAGAAGATTGGGTTAAGAATGGACAATTTGGCGAAGGTGTGGCTCGTACACAAGATATGAATCTTACTCAAGCTAAGATTGATAGGTCACTACAAGAATTAGCAGATTTAGAAAATGCAAAATACGAATTTGATACCGCAAGAGAGGAAAAGAATCTTGCTACACAAAAAAGATATGAAGAGCTAAAGAAAAAGAGTGAAACTGGTAGAGGTCTAGCGTCAGTTAAGGAAGCAGATGAATTTGCTAGACTATCTATTGAGAGAGGAGTTGCTCCGGGAGAAATTCCTGGAGGAAGAACTGTTGTTGTTGAAAGAGCCATGAGAAGCGAAGCTTTTGCGACATCAGATAAAACTGATGCTTTTGGTCAACCTGTTGCTGTTGGAAATATGGAAAAACAATCAACAGAGCAGTATACTAAAGATCTTGTTGAGGAGAAGAGAACTTCACAATATAGTAAATTAACATCGGAAATTTCTAATAATGCCAGTCAGTCTGTAGAAAATTTAACAGGTTCTCGTTATTTAGGTAATACCGCCGGTTTTGTAACCACACTAGGTTTAGGTATTGTATCACCAGAAAATGTTGTAACGCAGGTTGCTACTGGAGGGTTAGGACTTATCCCAGCATTAGGTGTTGATGTGGCTAGTGCCGGAGGAGGTGCTCTAGGTGCTTATGGTGCAGGAGATTCTCAAGGAGTAATAGAAGCTGCGTTTCAAGGAGCCACTACATTAGGTATGACGGGGGCTTTTAGAGCTTTAGGCGCAGCACTACCGTATATTCCTGCTGTTAAGATGCCTAATTTAAGTTTCCCTTATAAGTCATTTGGAAATGGCGTACAATCTTTATTAGATACCGCAGATGAGTCTCTTATTAGGGGCATATATGGTGTTGATCCTAAAGTATATCGTAGAGCAGAAAATATAGCTGGTATCAGGGCGGATATACAGGCCGCAGCTGAAGAAGAAGCCTTCGTCAATTCTGTCACTGATTTTATGACTGGTAAAAATAGTCCAGTTGTTAGAGCGATAAAAGAGGCAGATGCAGACTTTAGATCTGCTCCAGACAGAGCAGCACAACAAAGAAAAGCATTAGATATAAAAAAACAAGAAGCAACAGCACGACTAGAGCAACAAAAAATAGATGCCCAAAAAGCTGAACAAGAATTTGTAGATAGTCAAATTACGGATATTCGTGATCGGGTTATAAGAGATGTAGAAGCTGCTAAACAAAATGGAGCCACAGCATCCGGCATAAAAGCAATTGAGTATAGAGGTAAGGTTGAATTAGAGGAAAAAGGATTATTGCCTAGAGCTGAAGAAAGACTTAATCTTGCTCAAGAAACAAGACGCAAAGCAGAAGCTGATCAAGCTATTAAAGAAATGCAAGACTCATTTAATACTACTAGCGCACCAATACCATCGAAACCATCACCTAAAAAGCCAAAGAAACTTGCTACTGGAGGTATTGTTTATGCTGCTAATGGAGCATTAATCAATGCCCAACAAAAGGGTTCAGACACAGTACCAGCCATGCTTACTCCGGGAGAATTTGTCGTTAACAGACAAGCAACTCAACAACATTTACCAGTTCTACAAGCTATTAATAAAGGATACTATAGCAGAGGCGGAATGGTACAATATTTAGCTGATGGCGGTATTGTTGCTCCTAAGTACTATATGTTTGGTGGATTAAGTAGCGGTATGGGCTTCTTAGCTTCATCTTTCAACAAGGGTAAGGACGGAGCATTAAGTGACGTCGATCCTGCTATAATAGCAGAATTCGGCAGGGCTGTACAGTCCCTTAAAGATACTTTTGGTTCACTAGAAAACTTTAAAGATGTTGGCGAGAATATTAAACAGGCCATGAGCACAATGAGTCAAAATGTAGCAATGTTTGGTGAGTCTATCAACTCCATACCTCAAGAAGTTGTACACAACATGAGCGCAACAGTTATGCAGCACGTTATGGGCTTGGACGGAGCAGAACAAAAATACGCTAAACAATTTGATAGTAAAATGGAGCAAGTGGCACTTAATACAGTAGCCACAGCTCGTCATAGAGATGCTAAATTACACGAAGAAGACCCAGCAACAGTTGGTCAGATTATTGGTCATCAAGCAGGATTGGTATAGTTGATATTGAAAAATAATACGGGTGTATATATAACTAGAGACTAACAAGGTATAAAATATGATCAATTTTCCTATTACAATTTTAGATAATACGGCCTGTTATTTCTATTCTGAAAATAACTATTTTATCTTAGGGTATGCTCTGTCTGGATATAAAGGATTCGATAGTAATCAAAATGGATTAGTAATCCCCTATTTATGCAAAAACCAGGGCAGATACGAGGTTGGAATAGGACAAATAGAATATCTTAATAATGACAATAAATTAATCTTAAATAGACTAAAAATTTTATCATCATCTGATAATAATAACCCAGTATCTTTTGAAGAAAATTCTAATAATGCTCTATATTGTTTTGCTAATTCATATAATTTTAATCGGTCATTATCTAGTCTTATAGAAGTTAAAGAGAATACGGAACTGGCACCAATTTCTGCTACATATTTATTGGATATTAGTGAAAAAAATCTTAATATAACTTTACCAGACCCAACAAATAATGAAAATATAATTATAGAACTTAAAACCAGCACAGGACCTTATGTTGTTAATATAATAAATGGTTCTAATTATTATACTACTCTATATGCTGATTCTTATATTAAACTTGCATGTACAGGATCAGACTGGATAGTATTGGTTAATCCCGACAATCATTCGCTATTAGATAATGAATCAGCCACTTTTGGTGCTCTTGGGGTTGCCGTAGGAACATCTGGTTCTTTTCAATATAATAATGGTGGTGATCTAGGAGATTCTAATGTTTTTGTAGGAGGAAATAATAAGGTTTTATTAGGGTCATCAGAAGAAGCCCTAGCACATGCCATATTACCAACATCTGGCAATTATCCTACCATATTTAATAATAGTAGAAATGCTTCTGATTTTATCGTAAAGGGCAGCGGCGATAAAAATCTTTTTTTTGGATATGATGGTAAACTAGGCATAAATATTCCTAGCGGATCAAGACCTCAAACATCTTTACATATTATTAATAGTTTATGCCAAGATAGTATAAGAGTAGAAAATCGAAATCAATGTAATCCTACAAATATCACACTATATCACAAGCCATCAACAGCAATAGATTCTAACTCAATTATCGGAACCATAAATCTATCATGCAAAAATTCTACTGGCAATCAAGCAGACTATGCCCAATTAAGAGGTAAAGCAGTATCATCAAATGCCGTTTCTACAAGCGGAGAATTTGCTGTTGCTGTTAATAAAAATGGAACATTAATTGAACAACTTAGTATAAATGGAGATAGTGCTTATTTAGGAATTAATAATACTAATAATATTAGAGTAAATAATTCTGGTATATTTTTAAATGGTAAAGTTAATCTTACTAATATTAAATTTAGTATGCCTACAACAAGTGGACAAATTTTATTAGTAAATAATAATGGAGAAATTGTTTTGACTGATATTATGAATTCTCCTATAATTAATATATTAGATGGCGGTACGGTAGTATTTACTGGAGTATGCTCATCATGATCTTAAAAAGAGATATAACATCTACATCCGCTCCCGCCCCAGAACAAATAGAGGTTGGAGAGCTTGTTTTTAATGCTAATACCGGCATACTATTTGCTAAAATGCAAAATGGTACCGTAATAAAATATTTAGGTTCACCAGTTTGTCAGACACCAGACGATCAAACTTGTCCGGTACCTGTACCAGATATCAAAACTAGCGATATTACTAATTTTTGCTGTGGTGGTGATAGCTTAATCGTTTACATTAATAATCTATTGGTAAATCATAGATATCTTTGTCAAATTACAGATCTTATTTCTAATTCTACTATGGTTATTAGTCAAAATCAAGTTGAGTTATTACCATTAACAAGCTCATCAAGATCTATGGCTTTGAATCTAACTATTGATAAAAATGTACAGGCTGTTGCTCTGATCAAAATATCTGTTTTAGAAATAGTTTCAGCCGGAGGAACTACTCAGAACCTAATAAGATCGGAAAAAATTCTGGATATTTGTTGCACTCAATGTAATGGATGATATAAATTATGGCTGAAAAATTAATATATAGCCCCAATATTTGCGGTAGCGGTATACTAATTAGTTATACTGGATTAAATTTATCATTAGATGAAACATACAGAATAACATTTACTAGTTTAGGATCTATACCAACTCAAACCAATGTTACTATTGATCCTACAGGATATTTGCTCAGATCTCAAAAACCATCTCCAGAGCTTAAAACTTTTGTTAAAATTAATAGTAATATGTCAGATAATTCTAGTAATAATATTATTGCTTTATCTATTTATGATAGTAATGATACTTTAATCTATACTGACTATAAGAATCTGGTTTGTGGTACTCTTTGTGGCTCAGGATATCCAATACCGGCATCTCCAACACCCACTCCTTCAGTTACAATTACGCCGACCCTTACTCCAACACCCACCATCACCCCAACAGTAACAGCATCACCACCAGCACCACCACTAGCCTTCTCAGCGTCTTTTGATAGATACATAAACACATTAGGAGATTGTAATAAAGTTACTATTAGAGGTAAGGCTCAAGGAGTAATAGGAGAAACTTATAGATATAAATTTAATACTGATATGAATGGATTAGACCTTAAATTGAGCAATCCTAGCGGAGTTATAACAATACTGGACAATCCAACCTATGTTTATACAGAGATAACTTTGCCTAATTCTTGTCAAAATTATATACTCGAATTTGGACTTTCTGACGCTAATCAGACCGTACAATCAATGGCCGTATTTAGGTGTGGTAATTGTTAATGTTTAGTGTATTACATGATGAATATATGATTTTTTAAAAGAGGAAATAATGCCCAATCCCACTATTCAATTTGATTTTAGAAATTATGTTCCAGATCAGAGCCTAGGAGCCGGAACTTTCACGCTAGAAAGCAAAGATTGTGTATCAGATACTCTTATAATTACATTATTGGCCAAAAATTTAATCCCAGGGCATATCTATAAAACAACGTATACATTATTAAATCCTAGCGAAAATACTTGCATCGATGCCGGTACATTTTTTAATCCCTCATCCTCAGATTTATATGCATCATCTAGTTCTCAAAATCTAGCCACAACAGCTAAGATCAAATGTTCTGGCAGATACGTTATTAGTGCTACAATTATCGATATGACAGAGGGTTTCGGTCAAACAGGATCATCTCAAACAGTATTACAATGCGGAACTAACGATGCCTCATTTTTTGTTGAAATTATTGATTCAGATATTGAGTCTCCTATAGATTCTACAGATGATATTATAAAATTAGGACTTTGTGATAATCCATTGCCTTTAATAGGTTTAATTAAAAATGCTGAAAGAGGCAAAGCATATAAGTATCGTTTTTATGATAATCCAGTTAATAGTATAGCCTTTGAAAATCAAAGTGGTATAATATACGCTGGTGATAATACACAAAATTTTAATAGTAAAATTGCTTTATCCGGAAATCCATATGCGTTTGTTTATGCCGAGGTACAAGATCTAGATACTAAGATTATAAAAAATAGTCAACCTGTTTTATTACAGTGTTATCAGACCAATCCCTGTTCAGTTGTGCTACCAACAGGAGTAAATGTTTCTTACGGTATACCAACATATAAAGAGTGCAGACCAATGGGTTGCACAGCTGCTAGTTTGGTTAAGCTAAATGGAGGTAGTAATTTTACTGTTGGTGATAAAGTAGCATTCGGAGGAGGATCAGCGCCATGTATAGTGCAAATAGATAAAGTCGGTATTGGATATGAGAGTATTAAAACATTCGGCGGCGGTAGTGGCATAAAAGTAGGCACCATGCTAACTTTAGGTGGGGGATCTTTAATTAAGGTACAATCTGTTGGCCTTACTAATGATTCTGTTAATAGCTTAACCAGTTGCGGAGGATTCGGTGTTGGTGACCTACTAACTACTGTGGGAGGAGATGGCGATGGGGTTATTATTAAAGTTTTAGCCACAGGTTTGAATGGTAGTATATCTTCTTTTAATGTTTTAAATGGAGGATACGGCTTCACCTATGCTCCAACTGGAGTAAAAGCTATTACAGGAAACGGTAGTTGCGCTAGTGCCTCATTCAATATGAATAATGGTACCATCCCATATGCTGGTGGTCTTACTAATGATTCATTCTCTATTTATGGAGGAATAGGTTATCAATTCGGACAAATTTTGAGAGTTGATGGTCAGGGAGGAGAAGGAGCAAAAGTTGAAGTTATTTCTTTAAGTTTAACACAAAATAGTATTAGTTTATCTGGAGGCTCCGGATATACTGTAGGAGATTATGTTACTACTAGTGGGTGTGGAGGTAAGGATGCATTAATTAAAATTACTTCAGTATCTTCTGGCGGAGCTATTTTAGATTGGGAAGTAGAAAATGGAGGCTATGATTTTGAGTGTGTTCCAACAGCTTTAATCAGATTAAGTGGTAATGGTAGTGGTGGTTCTATTACAGGCTCAAATTGTTGTTGGGCATTACCATCAGAAGGTGGTATTACTAAAGAATCAATATCCGGTATAATTGGTGATGGGCCAGGATATACTGTTGGAGAAAAAATCTATTTACAAGGAGGTGGCGGCTCTGGTGGAATAATTGTGGTTACTAAGGTTGATGCTAATGGTAATATACTAGATTTTGCTATAGAGGGCAGCGGTTGCTGCTACACTTCTACCCCATTATTCTTTGATGAGAACGGCGCGACCATTGTTCCGACTCCCACCATTAATTTTAGTAAGCTTATTGAGAATCCCATAGTAGTTATTGATTCTGGATCAGGATATGGAGATGCTAACAATCCATTAGTTATTAGAGATGATGCTACTGGTACTATCATCGCTAATCCGGGCTTAACTATTTTAGATTTTACACAAAATATACCATTAGGCCCCAACGGGCCTATAGTAATTATTAACGCTGGTAGTTTTCCTCCACCAGACTCTCCCATAAGTCCTCCAGAGCCTATTCCTTCAGATCTAAATATATGCTGTATAGAAACATCATATACTCAACCTCTTAGAGGCTCTATTGTTTGTTCAGGATCTATCACTAAGGACGTAGTAAGTAATTTAATTGGTAAATCTGGATTTGCATTAAATGAAAAAATATATGTAGAGTCCGCTAATGGAGGTAATGGTGCTGGTGGTGTGATTCAAGTTACAGCAGTAAGTGGCAATATTATTACAGACTTTGTGGTATATAATGGAGGATGCTATTATTCTGATCCTATAGCCTTAAGAAAGTCTAATGGTAGTATCATTACTAATGTTATCATAGATTATGATGCATTAACTGGCTCTCCCATAACAGTTATTGATCCGGGCGATATTAAAGGAAATGGCTGTACCTCTTGCTGTGAAACTATTACTGGTTATGGTATTTGTCCTGATCCTGAAGATATAGTATTTTTTGATCATCTACAACCAGATTATGGTCCGCCTAGAACCCCCACACCTACGCCAACAGTTAGTCTAACGCCCTCTCCAACACCACCAGTATTATGCAATGATATTCAATCTGCTGGTGGTCAAAATGTAACATCTATTACAAAAATTATTAATGCTGCTGTAGCTGGTCAGAATTATTTAATTATTAAAGATGTTGATGGTTTGAGTAAAAATACTGTTGTTAATGCCGATGGTATACCTGCTGGTACATATATTACTGAAATAATTAATTGGTTTTCAGATTTTGATAATCGCGTAGTCAATAAAAAAATCTTTTTAAGTAATGCTATTACAAAAAATATATCCACCAATACAGATTTAAATTTATATTTTGTTGATATCAGATTGATTCAAGTACCTTATTGGCCAGGAGTTATGACTTTTGATTATGATGCCTATAGTGTTCCAGACAGATTTTTAGTTTTTGCTGTGCCGTTAGATAGTAGATTAAACGATGTTTTACTATTTGATAGTAGATATAGAGGAGCAGCAACTTGCGGCTATGCAGATAGTATAAGTGGAACGGGAAGAGGCTCAGTTAATTTAAATAAGCCAGATGGATGTACATACATTAAGGTTATAGTAGAAGCCCCATGCGAGGGAACAGCTTGGGAATATGCCTTATCTTGTCCACAAAGAACATTTACTACCGTGAGTAGCACCCCTACTGTTACCCCAACTATAACACCAACCCCATCCTCATTACCTTAATTAAGCCATGAATCCAAACTATTTATTATTTAAAGTATCTGTTTTACAACATGCTACAGAAGGAACTAATTGTTCCTATGCTGAAGATATATTGACGGTTGTTTGTAATCCTCAACCAACACCAACATGTACTAATACTCCAACATCTAGCAATACTCCTACACCAACTCCATCTATCACTGCTACAGCTACAGTAACACCATCTATCACTCCTACTATAAGTATAACTCCATCGATTACTGCTACTGTTAGTTTAACACCATCTATAACTCCTACTAATACTCAAACACCTACTCCTACAACAACACCGACTCCAACACTACCTCCAGTCATTCCACCACTACAGAGCATATCTATTGATAATGATCTAGTTTGGTTATTCAACACTAACGAATATCCTGTTTTGATTCAATCTCAAAGATCAGATACTAATGGAATGTCTTGGCAAGATATTGGCCCGTTTGTGAATGTTGTTGCAAATGGATCGTCGTCTATATTCTATAACGGCGATACTAATACAAAGTATAGATCCAGAGCATTTTCTCTAGGCGCAGGAACCTTATCTAGCCCATGGTCTAATGTATATATCTATACCAATCCAGATGCTATAGCTGCACCTATTATTAATTATGACTTTAATACCTCATATTTATATATTTTTAATGTTAATGATGTTTTAGTAAATATGATCATTGAAAAATCTGAAGATGGTATAGTTTGGCAATATGCATTGAGTACATCAGAAAGTATAAATGCTAACACTAATAAGTCTTTTACAATATCAGGAACTCCTTATACTAAATTCAGAGCTTTATATTTTAGTGCTGGTTTAGGATATTCGGTCAGCTCATGGAGTTATACTGATCTAATTCTACCAACACCGACTTCAACACGAACTCCGACTCCTACTATTACTCCAACTAGTACTTCTAATTTTATTAATAGCTTAACAATATTGTCTGGATCTAACTATATTTCTGGTAATGGATTAACTTTTAGTGGTAATACAGGAGATAGAATTGAATATATAGCACAAAATGGGTATGATTTACCATCCACTATGAATATTAGTGTTGGTGGTATTATCAAAGCCACAGTAATATTCCCAGCATCAATTTATAATAATAAATTATTTAAAGTTACTATTAGCGGTATTCCATATATAGGCAATTTTATTGCTGGAAATATTAATTTTATTTAATTAAAGGAAATAATTCATGGTATATCCTACTGGAAATAATAGTGCAAATTATAATTCTTGTGCTAATTGGGATGGTTCGATAAATGGCAATGTTACTACTGTTGGAAGTAATGGTGGGCCATCTGCTTATGGTACTTATGACCAGAGCGGTAACGTTAATGAATGCGTTATATCATCAAACCAAAGTTATTTGTTCGGTGGTGATTTTAATGACCCCGATTTCTATTTATCTGCTGCTGCTGCAACTCCAGTAGCACCATTTGCTACATATACATTAGGATCTCCTAGCATGGGTTTTCGTTTAGCGTCATTATTAGACATTTATAGCTATAGTAGTTTTGTTGCGGTAGGAGATGCATCTAATCTTAATAATATCTATGGATGTGGATTTGTCCCTTATGCCTATAAAATAGGTCAATATACAGTAACTGTTTGTGAATATGTTGAGTTTTTAAATTCTATAGCAAAAACAGATACTAATAAAGTATATGATATTAATATGGCTAGTGATAGATGCGGGATATTAAGATCTGGAACACCTGGTAATTATATATATGATATTCGCTCCACATATGCTAATAAACCAGTTGTTTATGTTAGTGTTATGAATATGTTGAGATATTGTAATTGGCTACACAATAGAAAGCTATCTGGTACACAGGATGAAACTACAACAGAGGACGGTGCATATTATATATCGCCGCTCGCAGTAATTCAACAAAGACCTAATCCCCTGTATAGACTGCCAACAGTAAATGAATGGCATAAAGCAGCTTATTACAAGGGTGGTGGTACTAACGCTGGTTATTGGACTTATGCTACTCAAACAGACACAGCCCCAATATGTGTAACGGCAAATTCCAATGGCGATGGACCTTTCTTGTCCAATTATATATGCTCTTATGTTGTTCCTGGTCCTACTCCAACACCTACTAATACCGTAACACCATCAGAAACACCAACAAATACTCCTACGCCAACTGTTACTCCAACCAACACAATCACTCCGACAGTCACCCCAACTAATACCGTAACACGAACAAATACTCCAACACCTACTGTTACTCCAACTGTTACTCCAACCAACACAATCACTCCGACAGTCACCCCAACTAATACAAGAACTCCAACCGTTACTCCTACTAATACCGTAACACCATCAGAAACACCAACAAATACTCCTACGCCAACTGTTACTCCAACCAACACAATCACTCCGACAGTCACCCCAACTAATACCGTAACACCAACAGTGACAAAAACACCTACTCATACTCCAAGAATAACGAGCACACCAACACCGTCACCAACCAAACCTGTACCCCCCACAATGATTACTCAAAAACTTCAATTTGTTAAATATTTAGGACAATCTGATATAGAAATATCTTCATTATCCAGTAATATATTGAATCAAATAGACACTATATACTATATTGACAATCAATCTTCATGGCTCTCATGGAGTGCTAACGGAATCAATAGTTTAAGCTCTTTACAAAGATATAAAACATATTTAATTATTAGCAAAAATAGTAATCCTAATTATAGTCTATATAGCAATACAGATATATTGGATTCAACATCATTTACTATTCTTAATAAAAATATTTCTATAGAAACTTATCGAGGACATAGCTCTTTGATTATTAATAATGCATCATGGAAGAATAATATTAATAAAATTATAGGATTAAATAGCACTAGTTCGTCGTATATTAGTTGGGATTCATTAATACCAGCTAATCTGAATAGTCTAATGTCTTTAGAACCGAATAATGGATATATCTTTTTTGCAAATACAACACCCATAGTATTATGGTCAGAGACTTTAAGATCAATTAATAATTGGACATATAGATATAATAATTTTTTGTCTTTAAGATTCATACCTAATACATTTGAATCCACCATAGAACTATCTGTACCAATGGTGGACACTTTAGATCTTCCTTCTGTTGGAACACCAGCTCCACTACCGTCTACTTGTGTAGTAACCAGAAATGGTAGTAAAATTGGAGATTTACTATTTATACCAGCATATAATGGTAAAAATATAACAGCTATTATCAGTGGAATATCATATTCATCCACTATTAATAATGGTCAAATTAATTTTTAATAACATCGGTGTATATTACTATCGCTAACCATATATTCTTATATTATAAAGAGGCGCTAAAATGTTGATTAATAATGAATTTGCTATAGAGAGATACAACGGTCAATATGCTCTAACTTTATTATCCGCTCCCGCAGGAATGGATAGTGCTACTCAGCAACAGTATACGTCTTTTATGAGTAATATTGTTACTATATATGGTAGTCAAAATGAACAAGGCGCTGTTCCTGTTTTTTTCAAAAATAGTTCTGGCGCCCCTAGTTCTAGTAGCACTCTTACTCAATTAGAATCTGGTCAAGAATATTATTTTATTTCCAAAAATACAGCAGTATTTCCATATGCTATTCCCGCTATCGGCGGACCAGCAACAGCGTCATGCCCCACTTTACCAACATGCTGCCCATATATTAATTTTACATCTAACAATGTTACATTATCAGGGCCGCCAGAAAATATTTATGCTTATCTTACTGCTAATATTAGCGGATTAGAGCCAGGAAAAGAATATAGGTACTCTTTTGAATCAGTAGCGGCTAATTGGCCATCTAGAGTTAGTCCAATAAGTGGAACATTTATTCCTATGTCTTATAGCGATACTATTGATGCTGTATTTCGTTTTTGTCCAGAATCTGGTAATTGCACTGAATATTGGCAATATACTGCTGATACTAATCTTAACAAAGATTATAGTCAAAAAAATATTTTTTCATCTGTTAAAATCAAACTATATCCTACAGAAGGATCAGATTGTGATGTTATGAGTGATATGGTAACTGTAAAGTGCAATAAATGTTTGCCTGGAGGATTATACTATAGACCCAAACCATCTATTGCTGGATCTCCAAAATTATCTTTAACCGCTGGATGTTGTGCTAATCCTATTCCTTTAACTATTAATATTACCGGGGCTGAACCAGGTAAAAATTATACTTTTAATGTACAAGCTTGGCCAGATACTGTAGCGGTTAGTCCAGCTACTGGTATTAGTAGTTTTGGTGATGGAACTGGTAAAATATTATCTATGGTTAGTATGAGCGGTATCCCTAGTAGTGTTGTTAAATTTGTATTAAATGATAATGTTACTGGAGAAAGTTTCGTTGATTTTACCAGTATAGTATGCAACTCTAGTTGTTAATTTATAGGAATTTTAGTATCATAGGATAGAGTATGCCATATGTTGTTCCTAGTCCAACGGTTACACCAACATCATCAGTTACTCCGTCTGTAACTCCTACACATAGTATTACACCAACAGTTACACAGACCAATCGTATCAGATATCATAAAACTAATTTGCCAGATACTGTAAATATTGATTGTATTGATGATTGTACAGTGCAAAATTTTACAGGATATGGATCTGATCGATCAGTATCATTGAGCTGGGAGCTTGATTCTTATTGCTCTAGTTTAGTTAAAAACTTTACTATAGAATATAAATTATCTGGAGCATCAAGTTGGACTTTTTATAGTAATGCAACTAATACAGATAGAAGTATTATTGTAAATAATTTAATTAATAATTATGCATATATTTTTAAATTATCTATGATTAGATATAGTAGTAGCGTATCTTCTAGCTATTGTAGCGTTGTAATATCTCCTTCTGAGTCAAAAACCCCCACACCAACCGTTACTCAAACAGTTACTCCAACACATAGTTTAACTCCATCTGTTACTCCAACTAACACAAGTACTCCAACTGTTACTCCAACCAACACAATCACTCCGACAGTCACCCCAACTAATACAAGAACTCCAACCGTTACTCCTACTAATACCGTAACACCATCAGAAACACCAACAAATACTCCTACGCCAACTGTTACTCCAACCAACACAATCACTCCGACAGTCACCCCAACTAACACAAGTACTCCAACCGTTACTCCTACTAATACCGTAACACCATCAGAAACACCAACAAATACTCCTACGCCAACTGTTACTCCTACTAACACAGTAACTCCCACTAACACTGTTACCCCAACTAATACTGTGACTCCAACCAACACAATCACTCCGACAGTCACCCCAACTAACACAAGTACTCCAACCGTTACTCCTACTAATACCGTAACACCAACAAATGCTCCTACTAATACCGTAACACCAACAAATACTCCTACGCCAACTGTTACTCCTACTAACACAGTAACTCCCACTAACACTGTTACCCCAACTAATACTGTGACTCCAACCAACACAAGTACTCCAATTGATACCGTAAAACCAACAAATACTCCAACACCTACAGTTACTCCAACACATAGTTTAACTCCATCTGTTACTCCAACTAACACAGCTACTCCAACTAACACAAGTACTCCAACTGTTACTCCTACTAATACCGTAACACCATCAGAAACACCAATGCCGCCGCCATCACAAACTCCAATCCTCGAGTTTCCAACTCCTACGCCGCAGGCACCACAACCTCCGGTGCCGGTGCCGTGCGACTGTACTTTGCCACAAAGTATTAATCAATATTATATATATGACAGCAATGGTAACCCAGCTCCAAATTCTTTTGCCGAATTATATAGTAAGTGTACTGTTTATGCTGCAGGAGGATTTGCACGGTGTGAGTTTGTCGGATTTCCTTGTCATTATTTTGGTGATGATGTAGGGTTAAATGGCGGAGATTGTATATTAAAATGGACATACGGATATTTAGATACTAAAATAGGTTCTACATTTTTAGCCAGAGGTATATTCAGTATGACTTTTGAAGGATATAGCTTAAGTAAAATTAAAATATATGAGTGTACCGGGAAAACCTGGACAGATGTTTCTGAACAAGCATTGTCACCCGAATTTGGTAGTACTGTTCCTTTTATTAATGGGTGGTGGTGGAATGATTTTGAAAGACCATCTGCTGCTCCGGGAGGTGATGTATCTCCACCGATTACTATTCCGTTAACGCCGCCGTGCTGCGTGCCCAATGCTCCTTGTGATGGTGATTGCTATAATCTTTTCGGAGCGTCAATTTGTGACGATTGTCCACCAGGATATACTAATAATGGAATGAATTGTAATTATCCATGTATTAAAAATTGTGAATGTTGTTTATGTGATATTCCGAATAATAATCTTGTTTCAGTAAGTATAGAAGAATTTAATTTAAGTAATGGACCAGAAGTATGCGTTTCAGATATTGAATTATTTACAAGTCCTTCCGGATCAGGTACTATTTATTGTGGTCATGCTTTAGATCTAAATGCCTTTTCCATTATTTGGACAGATTCTGGTAATACAGACTCTAATGGGAATAGTGTATATGATGTTATGAAAACAAAAAAATATGTATAATTTTAATTGTCAATTTAGAGAATCCGATAATAGTCCTTGTATTTGTAAATATCAATCGTTAAAATTAGGACATATAGTAAAAACATCTTCACTATTTTGTAATCATGAATGTCCGAAAAATGTTTATGAACAAGGAGAAGAAGATAAAGAATTTTTAATAAAGTGTTTTAATAGAAGATATAATCATGAATTTATAAATAAAGTAATAAATAAATTTGCTAAACAAACTAAACTTATAGTACCATCTATTTGGCCAGAAGTATTCCGCACTCTTTATGATATTTTGTCTCAAGAGTTATGGTTTGATGATATTGGGTTAACAGGATCCATAATAGTTGATGGAGTAGATAATCAAAAAGATATTGATATTGTAATAGGTATTAAAGACATAAATGAGTATATACAATGGTCAAAAAATAACTCATTACCAAACTACATTAATAATATTAAAACAGATTATTATCTTTATGCAACTCCTATGGATCAAGCCAAAGAAACTATTTGTGGATCGTTTTTTTTATCTTTATGGCCAAATAAAAAAATTATTTATACTAATGAATTATTTAAAAAAAATATAATTTTTCCAAATGATTATCAGGTATTTTATAATAATATTATCGATCAACTTTTTTACAATATTGGTAAATAAATGATAATGTTTCCAAAGAGAGTATAATTTCTAACAGTGGGGATCTCAAGCTTTAATAACTATTTACATACATAGTGTATATAATAGTAACTTTAAAAATTAATAAGTAATTTATGATATTTAATAATACTAATTATATAGAATTTGCATATAACATTACTATTACCAATTTAACAATCGGAGATGCCTATTCTATTAGTCTATCTTTGCTATCTGATTTTGCTCCAGAGCTAGCTTCTGTTAATCCTTCCACAATTTCTTTTATAGCTTCAGATTACTATCAGAATATCTCTCTGCTAATAACTATGGATAAAAATGATCTACTAATACTAAAAATAGATAGCTTAAATACTACAAAAAATAAAAGAGATATTGATAGTGTTTTTATTAAATGTAGTGAAAGAAATTTATGTTCTCCTAGACCAACAAAAACACCGACAGTCACCCCAACTAACACAAGTACTCCAACTGTTACTCCTACTAACACAGTAACTCCCACTAACACTGTTACCCCAACTAATACTGTGACTCCAACCAACACAATCACTCCGACAGTCACCCCAACTAACACAAGTACTCCAACCGTTACTCCTACTAATACCGTAACACCAACAAATGCTCCTACTAATACCGTAACACCAACAAATACTCCACCTCTTTACACCACGCCGCCGCCACCTTGTTATTGCAGATCTAATTGCACAATAAGCATGCCGGAGCCAGAAGGCAGCGAATCATGGAATTGGACGTTTTATTCTCAAGCGTTCTTAAATACGACGCCGCAATCATTTTCACTGCAATCTGCTTACCAAGATTATTTGAGCGGATGTACCTACGTTTGGGTTTATTCGCACAGGCAGACGCTTGGCATTGATGATTTGTTCGTAGATGGGTGCCAAGCAAACGTTGGAGTGAACTTGCCAGGCAAAGGCTTTACTGGATTGTTGGGAATCGGGCGCGTCAAATTTCAATATCGTCTGATGCTATGCCAAGACAACGTGTTTTTTGACATTACAGAAGACGCGCTAAGCGCGTGCGGTTATTCGGGCAGCACTCCTCAAAACGGGCCTCCATATACTAATCTTGTTTCGTCAAATTGTTTGAGCGGGGAGTATATGTGGTGGCAAACTAGCCAGGAGTCTGGTTTTGCCAGCGTTTCGGACGAGTTTTTGTACAAACGGTCGTGGTGTGACGGTAGCGTAGTGCTTGCACCAGAACGGCCGCCGTCGCCAGTAGGCACGCTCGATGTTGTTCCGACCCTTAATTGCGCAAACCCCTAGCCGCTGCCATCACAAACTCCAATCCTCGCGTTTCCAACTCCAACACCAACCATTACGCCGACTACAACATACACAAATACGCCCGGGTGAGTTTAGTTCTTAATTTTGTCTTAAATCCGCTCAAAAGTGAAAATTTATTTTTAGTGGATCATATTTTATGTGCTTTTTGTGGATTTTTTAATCTATACTTTGTGCGTAATAAACTTGTTCCTTTTAAAGACTACTAGTAATAAGTGTTCCAATTTGCTCCTTTAAACAAGCTTAATATTTAATCATATATTTATGATTAGCTTATTGACTATTAGCTTGGTGTATTCTAATATAGAGTACATTATGGGAGAATATTATGGCTAATTCAAATTTAAAAGTAGTTTTTTCTTTTGGTAATATTGTTCAATTAGACAATAATCAATGCTCTTGCCCAAATATGGTTGAGGTCAATGTGTCTAATTTAACTATAGGAAAAAATTATACGGTCTATATCAATAATTTAAATAATGTGCCAGTAAGAACTTTCCCCGAAAGCTACTCCTTTACTGCAACAAACGAAACCAAAAATTTATCATTCTATTATCAGTTTGCTTAAATAGGTATAAGGACAACACTAGGATAAGTTTTCATGGTATATGCTGCGCCTATTAATTTAGATACTAATAATAATTCTAATAATATTATTACTAAATTAGACGATCCCGCTTATTCTACAAGACAAACGCCGGTAAGAGTCTATTACGCATATAAGGCTATTGACGAGATAACCGGGCCGGTGCCAATGGTTGATCTTAGTAAGACATATAATGTATCTGAAGGTGGTATTACTTATAGTGTCACAACAAAAGCAACACTATCTGGTAAAATAGTAAGATCAAAATATTATGATCCACTAGTAAATCCTAGTGGTAGCGGAACCGCAGTTATTGCAAGGGCTATTAATGATTTAACAGATCTGTTTAAATCTCCCACAGGAATTTTTGAAATTAAATGTGGTAGCACGGTAATATTGTCTGGATCAGGCGTAAAAGTATTAAATTTAACAGCAAATAAAAGTAATGATAATTGGATATTTTCATCAGACTATAATATAGAATTAGAATTTTCTGAACCTATATATAGTGGTATACCACTTATTAAAAACGGTACCGATTCTTGGTCATTAGAGCCTGTTGAAGAATATGTATATATGAATCAAAAAATAACTGTCAATGGTAATCAAGAATATCATAATCCTATTTTAGGTTATTCTAACGCAGGAACAAACCCAAAAAGTGGACCAACATCTCCTAATTTAGACATTGTTACTATACCTCAATTTAGATTATCCAGAAAAGTATCAGCGGATGGATTACCTTCACATAATGTTGTTAATTACGGAGGAGTGCCGGCTAGTGCAAATTATTCTGCATATATTAATGCGAAAAAGTGGGTTGAGATGCAATTAGCATCTTCATTTAATGGCAATAGTGCATCGGGATATCCTAAATTTTCTTCTAATACTATTTTTAGTATAGATAGTTTTGATAAAATATTTTTATATAATCATCTTAGAACCATAAATTTTAATACAAATGCTGGATCCTATGAAGTCAATGACACCTGGTTAGCGATGCCCACAGGGTTAAATTATTTGGAAGACTATACTGTTGAATCTAATACTGATGAAAAAAATATTAAAACAGTAAAAGTCCAGGGACAAATCAAAGGCTTAATGATGTCTAGTCTTCCTGTTATGACCGGACAAGCAGATAAAATGATACCAGATAATAATGGTATTATATCAATAACAGGATTATTAGCAGCTGGCACAACCGGCGGAAAATCTATGCAAAGATTAGACGAATTGTCTCAAACAGGATTGGTTTTAAGCGACAGCAAATATATAAATGCTGTTAGCGGATGGTTGCATGATATTAAACCATATATTTATCGTAGAGCATGTATGGTTGTGGATAGTCTCGACAGAAACGCCCCGTATGTACAATTTAACTATTCTCCACAACCACCATTAAATAATCCTATTTATTCTCATGAAAGAATGTTGAACATTATTCCTATTGCTACTACAGAATCTCATGATCCTAGAAAAGGAATAGTATCATATACATATGAATTTAATAATAAACTTAAACTTTTAAGTGGTGTAATTTCTGAAAATATTACTATTAATGATACTGGCCCTGTAGACGTTATTAATCAGGCTTTCGTATTAGGTCGCAGATTAGGTCCAGTGCTTCAGTCTTTGGGTACTACCACAAGCTCCACCAAAAGCGTTACTGTAGAAATTATTGTAGGTACACCAACAGGAATAGATGGATGTTTAATTACCAGTAACTATTGTCCGGTATGGACAGGCGGAACCACATATAAAGCTATAGAAGAATTGATTGATGGATTAGCACCTTTTGGTCGTAGGGTTGTAAATATTTTCCCAAATATGAGCAGAGAGCCTTTAACTGGTCAGGTCTATTTACAACAAAATGATTTGAGTTGGAATCCCACTGAGGGTAGATATATAAGAAATGTTAGCTGGGTTTATCAACATTGTTCTATTGGAAATAACTACAATAGACTTAATCATTAGCTTTTAATTTTTTTAAATAGGATAATATTTATTATGCCATTGTGTGCCCCAACAGGAAAAATGATAGCGCAAACCTTATTTTTAGGTGCAAGCATATCAAGTATTAATGTAAGTAAAGGATGGAGTGGTCAAGCATCCCAGCTAACTGTATCATTAATAGAGGACAAAAATCCTGTTTGTGGTAATGCTCAAATTATTAATAATAGTACACCCCCAATAACATGGGCCGATAATCACTATCATACTTGTAGTGGTATAGAGTGTTATATATCAACTGTAAGTGGGGCCCCTATTAGCGCCAACACTCCGCCAAGTGAATGGATGTTACCGGGTAAAGTATATTATTATCTTGATGATACTTCAAACATAGTATCTAAATATTATACCGATCAAGATCCAGGTTTTTTTGGTAATAAAACTAAAATTAATACTAGTGGAGATATTACTACATCAGAATATGTATATGATATCATAGGTAGTCCTGTTATTTTTAAATTAGGAGACTTTTCATTTGGCGGAATTGTGCAGTCATGGAGCAGAACAGAGAATACTTCTGGTCGTGGATATAGTGTTAATATTCAAGGTTTTGAAAGTATTTTAGCTCAGTCATATATTTTATTAAGCGATTTTGCCGGAGCTATATACGCAGCCGATAGTAGTAATAGTGAGTGGGGTGGTCCTCGTAATATTATGACATCAGATGCTGTTTATAATAACAGTATTGGTAAGGGTAATATTCCTAATGTTTTTAATATTTATGGATTTTTGGAATCTATGAATAAAGGAGGATTTGGGGGAGCTAATCTTAATGAAAATGGTATAGAAGTACAAAAAATTGTAGATGCCTTATTAGTACTAACATCTTCTACAAATTCTAATATTACTCCAGGATCTACTCCATTATTATCTCAGGTTGGTTCTGATCCCGATTATGGTGCGCCAAAATCTGCATTTTCCCCGTTTGGACGCATAGTAGTTAAAAAAATGCAGGAAGAAATTTCTTCCACCACTATTGGTACAACATTTAAAAGTTATGGCGTTATTCCACCAGATGACCCATTTATTACAAATGGAACCAATAATACCTATTGTGAATTTTTATTAGACTTATCTGAATTACCAACATTTCCTAAAGATTATAGAATAGCTGGCCCTAGTATTAGTATTTTAGATTTTATAACGCAAATTACTGAAGAGTCCGGATATGATTATCATATCAGTATGTACAGACTATATGGACAAAATTATATTAAAGTACATACTATACCACGTAACCAGCAACCAGTACCTAATATGATTAGTAATACTGTTAAATTGTTACGCTGTAATGGATATCCAGTATCTTCTGTCAATACTGGTAAAGAATTAAATGAATCTAATGCTAGAACTATGATTATTGGAGGAAAACAACAAAGACTATATCAGGCAAAATCATTACGATTAGCATATACTCAAAGCTCTTATATATATAATCCTCAATCTAAAAAGTTTGTTGATTATATACAAATATCAGGAACATCCAAGCCATTCAATCATGGCAAAATTAAATTTCCTAATCCTTTATCAACCCATAATCTAGTAGTATCTACCGGTATAAATCCTACTTTTACTGGAATATATAATGAATTAAATGCTATAGCTCCTACGGGATTTAGCAGTAATGATACGGTGTGGAATGATAATCTTAATTTGGCGAGCAATCAGTCCGATATGGTTGTCGGAAATTATTATCTCAGCAAAGAGATACTACCAACAGGCACTATGCCGAATAGATTTTACCCGATATACAATGATGTGATATCCCCATTTTTTGGATATATTTCTGATACAGAGTATTCGATTGATACTTCGGCCGCTAATAATGAATTTAAAAGAATTCGACCAGTATACTTTGACACATGGACCGGTCAATGTATTGTAGTATTAAAAATCCATGAACTTCCTTTAACTAAAGTTAATTTGGAAGGTTTTTATACTGATAGAGGTGTCGGCACCTTTATTGTTACAGAAAATGAGATACGAGCAGCTTTGGCTGGGTTCGATAATTTCATTATCTATTCTTTGTCAAAAACTTATAAAAATGATCTTATCGAGATGGTTAGAAGAGCCTATTATGACAAATATAAAAAAGAATTTATCGATTCTGGAATCTCTACATCAAATGCTGAAGCCTTAGCAAAAGATAAAACTAATTGGTATTGGAATTTAATAGGCGGGAATATAGCTGGCTTATATGGTCAACCATCCGCAATATCTCCAGATGAAGGTGATGGTTCACATGAAATCGATGAAGATGCCATACAAGACCTACAGTTAATCCATAGTTTTGTATCAAAGCTCGGAGAATTTTATGGTAAAAAATATATGGTGTCAGCTCCAAGATTAAGAGCATATAAGGATGATCAATATGCCGATATTACTGTCAGCACCAATATTGGTGATGCTTATGTTTTTCAAGGAGGAGGTAATTTATACTATAATTATGAACCGACTAATGATGGGGCCTGGGAAGAGTATGGCAATATTATAGATGATACTATGGTTGTTGGTGGAAATGATTGGTATAATTTGACTGATGATAGTGGTAAAATAAAGCCCATTATAGGATATAACGCTAATAATACTATAGATATAGTTAGACAAAAATTATGTGAATTTTCTAAAAATAATCTCAATACATATATTGATAATAAGTCCAATGATCCCTTTTGGAACTATGAAGCATACGAGTATTTAAAATCTATTGCAAAAAGTGACTGTCTAAAATTTACCCTAGAATCTTTAGACCTGTCAAGTCTAGATTCGTCTGATTACATTATAAAAACTGTTCGGTCTAGTAATGCTAATTCTCGCCCTACGAATAATCGTGGAAATGTTAATTGGAATGTAACAACAGCCAGAGACGCTTGGGGAAGTGGTATCCCAACAACAGGCACAAACTACGACCTGATGCAAAAACTATATTTGAATACTTCTATAGAAGAAGGTTTTACATTTTTAGACCCTATTAATTTACGTGGCGCAAAAATCATTGTTGATGCACCAAGTATCAAGCTTAATTCTACACAAGCAGAAATAGATAAAGATCCTAATAGAACAGTAATTTCGACAGTGGCCATGGAGGATCTCAGCATTTATTTGCATAAAACCCATCCAAGTAAACGTAATAAACATTGGATTAAATATATGCTTTATTATACTGGAGATATTAATTATGAAGCCTTGATATCTGATCAAGGTGTGGCAGCTCCAGATATAGTCGGATCTGAAGCCTCGTCGAATATGAGGTCTTCTAATTTCGTTGAAATAGCACCAAAAGTTGCTCATCCGTTTTTTGTTGGTATACCAATTAAAATTAATCAATATTCATATGGCCCATGGACTAACTATCCTTCACATGTAAGTAATATTTTTCCAAGCGGAACATATGTCAATATATCCGATACTTTTCCGTCAACATGTGTTTCCTCTGGTATTTCTGGTATTAGTGTCGCTAATACTATAGACAACTGGATTACTCCAACCAAAATCTTGGTAGACCCAGATCTTGTACCATGGAACTACGGAGGATCTGCATTATTGGACAGAGCAGCACTTAATATTATAGAAAAAGACCTAAATTATCAATCAATACTAGAAACTGCACAAATCGATCTTGTTGGTTTGCCTTATTTTGGTTTGGGTATGACATTTAGTTATGATGCGCTAACTCCTCCAATATTAAGCTTAAATTCAAAAACCATATCATATACTGATATAAAAGGTCCGTCATTTGATTCCGCTTCATTGACTCCTATTACAGGAGGTTATCCTATAGGCATATTTGATTTGCCTACAACCACCACGACTACAAAGAATTTTAATATTAAAAGTATTAGCGGCACATATTCTAATACTAATGGAGGTCCATTAATTACGAATATACAAACATCTATAGGTCAAGGTGGAGTTACAACCACATATACATTTAGAACTTATACGGCTAAAGTAGGTTTATTTAATAAACTTTCTAATGATAAATTAAAGAGATTTTATCAACAAAACTTTAAAAGAAATAAACAATTAGCCAAAATTAATCAACAAACACAAAACCTGGGTAGTGTACAACAAAGAACTATAGATAATTTAAGATTCAATAAAGCTGAATTATCTTCTGAAAGTTTTCGTAGTAAACTTTTTGGTTGGAGTCCAAGCACTGTTCTAATTGCTCAGGCCCATCCTTATCTTAGAGATGTAGAACAGCCCCCAATTTCTGGAAATGAACTTTATGCACAAACCTTAATCATGGATGAGACTCCCGGCATAGGATCTCCCGCTATAGCATATTCTATCCCAGAATCTAAAGATATAGGAGTTACTGGAGTATTTACGGTTGGTCGTTTTACTACTAGTGACTTATCTATTCCGGTATTGTCAGATGCTACAACACTAAATACTAGCGTTGGTTTATACGAATTAAAAGAAGTTAATGCTCAGTTAAAAAAACAATACGGCTTACAGTCTGTAATGAGTTTAGATGGTATATTTTCTCCTATATCTTTTTATCCTACACTAAAAAATAGTACCTTTCATTATGGACTGTATGATACTAGTATGTGCCCATTTTGCTCTGGGACCAAAAATATTAATGTCACAGCATATAAAAGAGATCCGACAACATTAAATTCAATTGCGTATAAAAAATATTGTACTAAATGCGGCAGAGTAGATCAGAATAATATAGATACGCTAAAAGGAAGCGCCACTACTACCGCCGGTAGTCAGTCTATAGAAACACTGCCCCCATATATAGTAAGTAGTGGTACGGATATTAGTATATTAAAGGAGTTTAAATCTTTAGCCGGATCAACATCTACAGCGACTATTACAACTAGTACAAGTAGTGTGGGTGGCGCCGGAGTTTCTATACCTATTAATTTAGTCACTTTAAATCCTATCATTGTACCATACGGTAATTTTAGAAATTTGAATGCTCAAAACTATACAGGTATTCATCCAGACGGTTCTGGAGTACATGGCATACTATCTTATCCAAATGGCGGTACAAGATATTTTCATGATAGATGCAGACATAGTATAGGTATTGTAGGGCGTGGAGCTGTAAGAAATGAATTAAAGATTTATAAAAATCAAAATAAATTAGTACAAAATCATCATCCAGATTACTATAACGATGATTTATTATTATATGAAAAATTAAATAAACTAGGACAACCTAAAACCTATCAAATGAATCAAAGATTTTTAGGCTTAAGAGGTCCACTATCTATGCATTCTTGGGGATATGATTTAGAAGGTTATCCAGTACCTAATGCCGCGGATGAACCCTATGAAATAGATACAAATGGCGAACCTCTCAGATTTAAATTAAAACTTAAAGATGGATATCCTAAAAAAACTGCATATAAGAATTTAACTGATGGGGCTTTATACATGTACCCATTAAATGAAAGTGGTAATGCTCCACAGACGTATGCAAAAGAATACGTTAAAAAACCAAGGACTAAACCAGAAAAACAAACTATTATTGTACCAGATCAGGATGCTCCTATAGAATTCACTGTTACCGATGATACCGAGGTACTGGAATATATTTATGAAGACGATATGACACAGACAGGCTTTTCTGCTGGTGTTACAGGTATGGGTACGGATAGAACTGCTGGATATCAAGGATCAGTAGTTAGTAAAACACAAAAGCTTGGCAGCGATGGCAAGTGGACAGAAAAGAAAAAATTAAAAGATTTTTATTTAAATTGGGGTGAAAGACCAGATTTATGGCCTGTTGGCCCGATTGATCTTAGATGGGATAGTAATAGAAGAGTGTGGACAATGAAATCTTCTGAAGCTGCTACTATTTATAAGATGGTTTATGTGACATTGGAAGAAGATCTTATGAAAGATGATGATGTTGATGATACTTATCCAGCAAGAGGATTTTTGGATGATTTGGAATACTCTACTCAGCCATTAGCTAGCGGTCTAAGAAGATTAGTTTTTGTAAAAGATAGATCTGGATATACTGCTCCTAGAGGAGCAAAGCTATTATGTCGCTATGATAAAGATACAGGTTTTTATGAGCCTGTTAGTAAATCTGCTTTTATAGTAAAAGGATCAATTGTTCCAGGAACAAATACTGCCACTTTGGAAATGTCGTATGCTCCAGGTAAAAAACGAGGAGAACCGTATCCTACTATGTTAGTAAATTTTGATAATCCATTTGATCTATCAACAACTAATAATAAAGGATTATTCACTTATATGAACAGCAAATGGATTTTAACTACTAGTAGGTAATCTAAGATGTATTATCCAATTAATAATTTCTCTAACTGTAATATTTTTTCTAATAGCTTTTTACAAGATTTAGAATCTTATAACTTACTAAATGACAGCAATAGTGATCTACATATAGTCTATGATGGTGATAGTATATCGTCTTCTAATTTGATCGATTTTAAGATAAATGATATGCTTTCTTTGATTCCAGAAACAAATCTGTCACTTACGAAAGATGTGTGGTTTCCTGCTATTGCTTATTATGATATTTTAAATCCATCATTAACTAGTAAATATAAGCCTGTATTTGACAAGACAATCAACTATAACCCTATTTTAGGTATAGACTCCATGATTGTATTTCAACCAAAATTTAAAAATTGGACTATGACTATCAATGGTGAGACACAAAAAAACATGGTTTGTAATTGGCATATTAATTCTATACTATCAAATGTAGAAGCCAGATATGGAATAATGTATTGGTATAAATATACTGACTATGGACGTCAGCAAAATTTTAATTATGCCGATTTATCGAATCATACTAAATTTACTTTAGATTTTAATATTACCTATGGCCCGAGTAATGCCTTAAAGACCATATCGGCTAATTCTGTTTTAGAAAAATATGATAACACATACATTAAACTTCCAGAAACTTATAGAGCAAAAATAGAGTCTGGATCGGATGTCAATTCTGACAGTAATCCTATTTCATTTGGTCCTTCTTGGCCATTATTGGCCATTTCTGATATAAATACAAATAATTGGCAAAGTCAATGTAAAATTATTAAAGATAGTATTTTTAGTCGTAACAATACTAATTTAGATATATATATCAGTAATGGAGATTGTTTTTCTTATTATGAAAGCTACGCAGATAGATTGAGAAGTATGGCAGCCAGTATGCCGACAAAAACCTATTTATCTCATGGGCTCTTTAATATTTATAGAGAAATTTATCATAGATTATCTATTTCAAGACCAAAAAAATTTAATAAATCTTTATCGGTTAAACAAGCTAGATTATTACAAAAATTATCTTATTTTTTGAGCAGTGGTCCTTTAATGGATCGAACCACCGTCGATCTTTTATTAGATGATAGTATACAACAGTCTGTTAGAGATTATATTGATAGTGATACATCTAGTGTAGCGTCTGAGATTACCGGATTAAAAAATATTTTGCAGACGATATATAGTAAATTTACAAATTTATCTACGTATCAATATAAGCAAACTCAAAATTTAAATTATATATTAACAAAAAAAGATCTTTTTAAGTGCTTAACACCCAAATATGGTTGTGGTTTATGGATAGATAATCCGACAACTATACAATATAAATATCCATTAAAAAATGGTCCACATTTATTATCTACTCAGAATTATACTAGCTGGTGTAAACCCAATAGTATTGTTGATTCTTCCAATGAAATTTTCTTTAATAATAGTGCTATTTCAGTAGGTAATTTACTATATCAAACTAGTATATCTACGACAGGATCAGTTGTACGCTTTGCTACTAATTTTACGAGTAATAATACTATTGTTGATGTACCACTTGCCGATATTTCTTTACATCAAACCAAATTAGATAAACTATTTTTAAGTTCTGGTATATATCAGCCTTGGACCGGATATGAAACAGAATTTAATCTATCGGACGTACTCGGCACCACAGATGATGCTACATATTTTTGGGAACAAATTGGCGGACCCAATTGTTTGCGATTTAATGATTATAATAAAGATAAATCTAGTAGGGGTAGTTTTTTAAATATACGTAGATTTTTCACAAGCACTTTCGATTCTCCATCGGTATATACTAGGCAGTCCGGTACTTATTTGATTAAGTGTACCAGAAATAGTAAAGGAAGCACAGATTCTGATATTGTGATATTAACTAATGATCCCACAGGTATTCCTACTATTTCTATACCAACAAAAATCGGTAATTCTCTTTATCCTACTATTATTTCTAGCATACCAAAAACTATAGCTTTTAATAAACAGGGTATGATTGGCATGATCTCATCTGAGAATTATGTAGATACAGACGATATTAATGTGAGTGAAGATTTTGATGAATATGGTATAGCAAAATTTAAAGACTATAAAATTAATTTAAACGAAGGTTATCGTATACCAGTTTTACAAACAGGTGGTTATTTTTCATTAAATATTAATCCCTCTGGACTATATACATTTTTGTCTTCTATATCTTTACAAAATATGAGGGATGAAAAGTATGAATATTGTCAATGCCCTTCTTTATACGAAGAAAAAATCCTGAGAAAACCACGCAAAGGTATAAGTTTACCAGTATTAGGTAGCAGTGATTTTACTAGAGACATAGATGCACAATATAAATTTATTTACCATAATAGAAATGGTAAAATGTTGGATGCTCCGCCGGTAGTTATTAACGTACCCACAGCATCCACAGCATATTCTCCGAAAATACTGCCATATGGAGGATATGGAAAAGATATTGTTGATTCAATCGGTATTAATATGCCAGGACATCCAAAGCCTTTGAGTGGACTTATCCCTCCAGTAACAGGTAGTTTAGCAAATGCATTACCAATCTTAACAGAGCGTAATAATTTTGAAATGAGTGCTGATGTTAATAAAAAATTAATATGCCACTTAAGAGAGATACAACCAACAGGAACTAAGCATTATGTAAATATGAGCCGTGGTCATTTCCATCCTATTAGCGGATGGATCACAGATACTAAATATATCGGTAAATCTAATGTATGGAGAAACAAGCCTTATCTTAGATCTTCTTATGAATTTGTTGGTGCTGGTTTTGCTGATATATCTCCTAAAAATACTTTTGATAATAATTTATATATTTATTCTAGTGATATTAATTTATTACCTATTATATATGAAAATATTGATCAGGATGATAAATATGGATTTTATAATATAAATAGTGATCCCAAACTAGAACCAGACTTTATAATCGAAGATCAAGGATATGATGATTTTATTGATAGTGGTAGTTGTGGTAGCAATAAAACCATCTATAGATTACCTGACTCCATAAACAATCGTACTATTAAGAGTCTCGATGTAAAAATAAATTTAATGAATCACTTTAATCCTAAAAATTTAGTGATTTGGCTGGAGGTAAAAAATACAGACAGCCCCATTAGCGGCATAGTATCTAATGATCCTACTAATTTATACATAGATAGTACAAGATATCAAAATCATTCGACATCTATGTCTGGGTATTTAAATAATTTACAGATATCTAATAGCGGTATCGATAATCTAAAAATTTATTTATTGAATCAACAGCATATTAGTAATTATAGTTTAGATTTCACTATTAACTTTTCAGATTTTGCAGACAAATATGTTTTAGCTAATCGTTCATTATATGGCAATAATAATATTTCCTGTAATTATCTTAATAATAATAGCTTAATTACATCGACACTATCTAGTGTTTCAGGATATAATGATATAGAACTAGATAAGTTTACGAAAGCTATAAAATTTAATCAAATAAATTTAATTAATAATAATCTATCTAAATTTAAAAATATTCCACTTAAAAATACCACGATTACACTTAAAATAGCAAATATAGAACCCCTGGAACACACATACTCTGTATTAGACAATTTGAATAATCATAATAATCTATTGGGCCTTAATACTACCGAAAGACACAGGGTTTCTGGACAATTAAGAGACAGTATTTGTAAATGGTCTGTGGTTGTACACACATCATCGACAACAAGATCTAGTACTCAGGGTATAGATGCTTATATAGACTATAATGGTAGTATATCAAATATTATACCAACAGGAGAATATCTAAATAGCCAGACCAATAAATTTGATCCTAATATAGGATATGCCGGAAATAGTAATTATCTGCCTACTAATATTAGTGGTTATGATTTTATAGGAGATTTTTCTGATAAAAATTTTCTTATACCACTAGTTAATATTAATGCTCCATATAATTATTTAGCTAATATTTCTGAATGTTTTTATAATGATCCTAATATACCAAGATTAATTTCTAATTTTCCGCCACAATTCCCATCGCTATTGGGATATTTGGTTATGGGTGTAGGGGCGGCTTCTCTTGCCGGTTTCGGTTTAGCCGGCGCTATGGCAGGATTAGCCTTGATAGGCCAGGCATTAAGTCAAGGAGGTAGAAATGATCCTATCATTAATTTTCTAATAGATAGTAGAAACTATAATCAAACAGCAGTAAGTAATGCTCAATTTTATAAGCCAGTATATTCATCAGAAAATTATGGATATGGAGATAGGGCTATAGTGGCTGTAAGTCAAGATGGGGCATTATGGTATAATGTAGAAGTACCTATTTTTAGATATTCAAATACTCCTCTAGTAGCCAAGAATATATATAAATATATTAAGTTAAATAATAATGCTCCAAATATTTTAAGTAAATTTAATTTTAAGGTCCTTACAGATCAAAAGGATTTAGATTTAGCCTATTGTATTGGAACTATTTCTGAAGATATAGAAAGCGACGATTATCAACCTGACAATTTTTATTTAAGTTTAAAAACTAATGATATAGTATATTTAGATAATCAAAATTCTGATAGAGATAATGGCTACTATTGTGTTAATTTAGTTCCTAATACTGATAGATCATCAACAATAGATTCTTGGTATAAAATTCCTTCTAGAAATTCTGTACATTTTTTATCTTACAATAATGTTGGTAGCGGATTATTTAATAGCATAAATAGTTCTGGTACTATCAAAAATAATATTATTATTGATGGTATACGGGCTTATAATTTTTTTGATATTGGCGAAACAGCCACCCTGTCCGAACCATTAGGGGCGTCTGTTAGTATTACAGATAAATCTATTATTGCTACTCGAACAGGACAAAAAACCATTTTAACTTTGTCATCTGGATTAAAATTAAAAGCTGATGCTCAAATTTTTAAAGCAGACAGCGCTGCTAATGTTATTTTCTTATATAAAGATTCTGTATCTAGCGTGGCGGGAGACACTGTTCCTATTAATCAGTGGGCTTCTGATAGTAAAAAGTCTTTTGATAGTAAATCTAAAGATACTGAAATCAGACTTAGCTGTATAGGAGAAGGAAGTATTGGGTGGGGAACAGATAGTATTTTCCCAGAAACAGTTTCATGGCTAAAGCCCCAAGAACAAAATAACAACAACGCCGATATAAATAATCATAACAATGATATTATAAATATAAATAATTTAGCTATTATTACTGGTGAAGTAGTTCAATATATCACTGCTGGTCCTACTAAATTCAGTTTAGACGGAACAATTTCTGATAGAGACATAAAAGATAGAATTAAGGCATCATTATATAGTTTTGATAATATTGGATTATCATTCAACGATATTTCTAGTATATCAAATAGTGATAATATTATTATAAATACTATACTTAAAAGAGGTTATCAGACATCATATCCAGATCAAAAAAATAAAATATTTATTGATTTAAAATCTGATGAATTTATTAATATACCAGAATCTGGATCTATAGTGCTTGATCAAGATAATTTATATTACAAGTCTATTAAATTTTTAGATTCTGACATCACAACCATAAAAAATAGATTAACAGATTTGTTGTCTGTTGATAATGATTTTAATCCTGGTTCGATAAGCGATATATATACTATCAATAGTATTGATAATTGTCAAAAATATTATAACTCTTTAAGTGATGATCCTGAACAATGTTATCAAGCGAATAGAAGTACTGTGCTTGTTTGTAATAAACTAAAAGCAGAAAAAAGATTAAAAGAACTATATAAAGAAAAATATGATCTTGATATGGCATTAATGCTTAATAGCAGTGGTATACAAATGCCCCATATAAGCGGGTCTATAGTAAACTCATTACCCACTGGCATAACGATCAAATATACGGAAAATACCAATTTATATTGGATACATATAGACCCAAATCAAAAATGTTCCATCAATGACGAACTTACAGTTAAAGTCCTAACAAAAACTAACGTGTACGCTGTACCAGTAACTGACACATTTGTGCCATCTAATATGATTACGCCAAATTATGATGAAGCATCAAATTTTGTGTCTGGTGTTAATGTTACTACTAAATGGAATGGATATGAAACCGAATATACGATACCAGATAGTATTGTTCAGAGAGAAAAGAATAATATCGCTACAAAATATTCTAGTCTAGACTGGACAGAAGATGATGAAATTTTTGTTTATGGGCAGGCCCCAGTACAAGAAGATAGAACTAATAGTAAAAAAGTTATGATCTGCCCTAATACATCTAGAGATTATATTATACAGCTCAAAGAGACTTATATTAGACCACCATGCAGATATACTGGTCCGATTTCTGGAGTTATAGATTTTAGTCAAAATGATCTTAAATTAAAATTTAGAAATCTACCAAGAAAACTGAAAAGTGTAGACTCTGAAATGTATCAAAGATACACATATGATACTAGGGGTAATTTAGTAAAAGATACTTCATTCTTTGCTAATGTAGGCCAGATAGCAAATAATTTTGTTTGTTGGCAATGTTTTAATACTAGTGGTATTTATGTAACGGGTATACCACCATACTTTATAGCAGCCAACGAAATGAGGTATCGCTCATTCTTTGGTAGTATAGACGGCATAGAGCACAAGAATACCTTTGTATCAGATTCCAAAGAGGACTGGGAATGGATACCATACGAGTATTATCAGCCTACGGGCGTTATTTAGACGAGTCTTTATTCCACTTGTGCCAGCCTTTATTTGGCAAATAGTTATTCTCATCATCTTTTCTTTTAGGAAATAGAGTACCACCCTTTTTGTGTTGTCCAAAAGATAATATTGCTCCGCATTTGATATCTGTGCATCTTAGCTCATAATAATCATTGCTATCAACATTTCTCACTATAAACTTAATATTTATGCCGCCACATAGACCGCAACGATCTTCTGAAAAAATTTCTTGTATTGTCGCAAGTTCTTTGAAAACTTCTTTTTGTCCATCAGCTTCTATTTCAAATGATAATTTATCATTAGCGGTATATTTGACTTTCATAGTTTATTTCCATTCATTGTTAAAGCCCAATAATTCGCTCGGAATCTTAGACATATCCTGTTGATATTGAGATAGTAGTCTTATCACAGACACCGCATCATCATGATTTAACGAGTATATGTTTTTTGATTCCAAAGAATTATTTTCTAAAAGTTTGGTTACATTTATATTAAGTCTTTTTGACAATACGTCAATAAAATTAATTTGATTATTTGTTATTTTAGATACAGAATTTTCATCTGGATGATCTTCTATATCTTTAGCCAATTCTTCAGCTGCTACTACTTTTCTTAGCTTAAGAGCTCTTCTTAGTGCTCTACCTTCTGCTCGTGTTTCGGCTACCGCTACAGGATGATTACGATATACTTTATCGCAATTACCCCAATAAACGTCCGCAGAGCCATCCACTGTCACGGTATTTAATTCATTGATGGTGGACCCTGTGTCTTTTAAATAAAAGCATAGGGAGTGTACCACAGTGGCCCTTTTTTCATTATCCGGTGATGGAGCTTGTACAACTTGGCTGGTTGATGATAATATTTGGCAATTTAATGCTATTTCAAATATGCGCCTAAGACCGTCAGTGGTTGGATTACCAGAAATTTTTTCATCATCCGCCAACAAAGATAACACATGGTCTGTCCAGGCTATATCGTTCGGTGTTATCTTGATAGTCTCCTGAACATTTTCTGATTGTGGTTCGGTATTTGATACTGCATTTTCTTTTTTAGATTTTGCCATTATAATCCTCTATAATAAATGTCCTATTGTCTGCGGATGGAAAATTAGTAGATATATTCTTTAATATGTCTGATAGTTGGGAATAAATCAGATTTGCTCTAGTTACTGAAAAATCTTTAGTTTGTTTAATCCTGATCAAAGCCATTCCTTTGCCAAGTAGAAGACCCTCTTTTTTACTATCATATGTTTGATTCTTTTTGAGTACTTCTTCACCCCACACCGGCAAAAAATGAGATGGTCCATCTACCTCTATGGCCGTATTCATGGTAGGTAGGAACAGATCTATTTGCAACTTTGTATTTGATAAGGTTTGTTCTTTATGAAAATCTACTTTATAGCCATTACTGATTAATTTATCTAATAGAAATCTTTCAAGTTTTGATCCAACTTTACTAGAATTCCTTACGGCCTGATTAGCTTTTTTAATCATGTTTTGTTTAGTGTCTTCATCCATCTGATCCCATAGTTCTTTACTTTTATTTTTTCTATTTGCTAATTCTTGATCATCCAATGAATCCCATGATTTTAATACTCCTTTACCAATTTTGGCCTTCTCAGAGTCCGAACGCTTACTACCTTTGGTCGGATGCTTATGTTTTCCAGTGCTTAGTGCATTTTTTTGTGCATTAGATTTGTCTCGTATAGGTATTTTAAAGCTAATAGCATCTCTACGGACTTTATTGGCATATGTATTATATGACGCTGCTATATCGGCAAAACTATTTTTTTGTTTAATATATAGTTCTCTGATAAGCTGTTCTTTTTGTATTTTAGATAGTAGATTATAAGATTTCGGATAATTTGTCATAGTCAAAATTCTCCACCATAGTAACGGGTTTTCTCCATACTATGCTATAAAGGTCATCTATTTCTTGATTGGAAGAAATAATATCGATATTATCAGACATAAATAATGATTTCCAATAATTAATTGGTTTACGATTTTTTTCCCACGGTATATTTATGGCGTAATAAAAAAGTTTATTAGCGTTGATCAGCTTTGTTGCAAAGAATAGGTCTTCTTCATTAAATGTTATGATATTACCGTAGAAAAACTTGGCTTGATTAATATTTAATATCGGAATATTTTTGCTGTCTATTAACTCACAATAACTATTAAATACTACTATCTGATTAAATGGTCTATTATTAATGAATGAGCTTATTGTTTGTAAAATATTATTACTTACAGGGTCATTTTGTAGTGTTGGTATCAAAAATCCAAGATCTTTATATTTCATAGTATGATGACTCATGCGAATAGTTGTTGTAAGAATAGAGAATATGAAGTATATGACGGTATATCAAGACTCTGGTCTTTGACCAAATCATTATTAAGTATTTTTATAACACTAGCACCGCACAATTTGGCCTCAATATAGTATGATCCATCAAGATCCAAATATGCATCGCAGGAATTAAGAAGCTCCGCTTTTTCTGCTTCATTAACAAATCCTAAATTTTGAGCATGAGTAATGTTTTTATTAAAGAATTTTATTCGTTTGTTGGATTTGGGATATAATAGGCTCATTAACTCATCAGGTATAGTAGTATAGCCATCTAAAAAACATATAATATCATTATTTCTTTCTGTCTGTTTGTTACCGATAAATATATCGGTGTTAACGAGTCTTGGTATATGTCTGGTGAAAGAGTCTATATTGTGACTGATATGAATGCATTTTTTGGGTAAATTATTAATTAATTCTACTAGTGTAGTATCATGATGATATAATACAATATTTTTATTTGTTATGAATTCTTCTATAAATTGATATATTTCAGGAGTACACAAATTAGCACAAAAAATATATGTATCAAAATTATAACGATAATGTATTTCGTATAAATTATTATTAATAACGCCAGAGGCTGTTTCCATATTACTTATAACTGATAAACTGTTAATAAATTTATCATCTATATATTGACTAAAAATTTTCATATAAATACTTTGGCCTTAGAAATATCTTTGGTGCTATTAATTTTCATTATGTTTTTCTTATTAATAAAATCTCGATCAAAATGGATATTATGTTTTTCAATTAAAAGATTGATCAGTTCAAATAAATACATTTGACTAATGTTTATTTCTTTATTTATATGGTTAATACAATTAACGGCCATCCTGTTAAAGCTAACACACTCAGACCAAGCTATCGGTAAATCATAGAATAAATAATGGATATCATCTGATTCCGAACATCCTATGGTAAAATTATATTTTGGCTTGTCTATCAAAAAAATTTTAGACTCATCACTCATTTTAAATGGATTATTCTTAAATAATATACCATTACTAATCACCAATAACTGATTAGATGAGTATTCTTGAGCAAATTTTCCTAATATGTAAGCTTGATTAGTTCTGGAGTACTCAGGATTTTCTATAAAATAAAGATTTTTATGATAGCTTTTGAATATTTTTTTAATTTTCTCAGACTCAAAGCCTGTTCCTATAAAAATATTTGCATGCTTATCATATTTTTTAATTTGATCTATTTGATATTGTAAAACAGAAACAGAATTCTTGATATGTAGTAAAGCTTTGGATCCTACCGATTTCATACCTTTTGTAATTTCTGGTACTAATATTAGAATATCAGGCATAGTAATAAATTTGTGGGTTATCTATTTCCTTAAAACTATCGTAAATATTTTTTTTGGTATATTTCATAAGCTCATAATAGTTTCTAAATGATAAAAATAGACCATCTCCATTTTTTCTCATTAGCGCATGTATAATAGGCTGTTCTATGGCTACAATACTATTTAGTTTATTGATATCGCTGTTCCATGAGTTGCTGCTTTCTGATTTATTTATCCATAGAAAATCTATTTTACTAATGATGTCATTGGTATCAAATACAGTATCTAAAACTCCTTGAGGGTCTAAATCTTCTAAGATATTATGCAACTTCCATGATATATCACCCAGCATTTTTGTACATATATCTATAATAGTTTTTGTATTATTGTTTCGTCTTACAACTAATGAGACGAACATGGGTTTGACAGACAATGAGGCTATGCTTTGACAAATATCATAACATTCATCCTCATTTGAAATCATTACACATAAATAATACTTTATATTAGCATTATTGATAAGTCTTATTTTAAGCTGTTCAATATCTCCTATTGATTCTTGATATTGCTTATATGTTTCAATATTGAACGCAAATGGACACCTATATTCTAAAATTTTATTAAAATTAGATTCTGATATATGGATAGTTTTTTTATTTTTTATTTGAGCTATAATAGACATAGCACATGGCTCGTCCGAGTTTGCATAATCAGCGAAAATACATTTTTCACAATTAGTAGTTGTTTTCATAGACTGTTCCTTTGAGCACTAATAGTGATTGATGTTTGATCATCGGCGTAAACTGTCTGGACAACTTTAAATGTATTATTTTGTTCTATTGTTAGAGATAAAATTTCTGGAGATATAATCATTTGTTTGTCTTTAATATATTCTAAAAAATCTTTATCATCTATAGAATTCATACTATATAGTCTAGTCACATATTTCATATTTGTTATTTCTGTCGTCAGTAATCCGCCCGGTCTAATTTTAGACATAATTTTTGGTAATATTATAGAGAGCTGTTCCGGCGTGATTTGTTCTAAAACATTTGTATAAATATGATCGACAGAACAATTAACAACCGTGTCTAATGCTCGAATGTCTAATTCTGTAAAACCGTCAATATGCTTATGATTATCGTTTATATAAATATTAATAAGTCTGGTCATGGTCATAGATTGGGCTTTCTGATTATATGATATATATGTGATAGTATCTCTTGGTTAAACTTTTCAAAACTATAATTCGTATTAATATTTTCAATTTGCTTATCAATATCTTTATTTTTGTATATTTCTAATTGTTGAGATATGATAGATGTTAGCTGATTTAAATCATATAATACTGTGTGATCGCATTTTTCTAGATTATGACTAGAAATAACAGAACAGCCATTGATCATTCCGAATAATACATTATAATCATCCTGAAAATCAACTAACACACAATACTGTTGCGCTATACTACACAGATTATCGTATGATAATTCATTAATACTATTCAACATACCAGCATCAGGCCACGTATGTATCAAGTTTTTATATAAAGTATTGACAATATGATTATTCTGATAGTTAACAAAAAGTACGGATTTTCTATTTTTATTTGATATTTGTTTTGGTAATGGTATACCATATTCGACTATTGGTGATTCTTCATTTATATGCCAACTATTTTTTATCGAGAGATTCCGAAATATTTTATATGATGATGCAAGATTATTTTGAATTAAAAACTTATCTTCTTTCTTAACATCGTGTGCAGCGGTGTGTCGATAGTAGATTAAATCATTAATACATAAATGTTTTATGTGGTTTTTGTTAGACGCATACATACTAGGATTATTTGTCCAATATATATCATATCCGATTAATAAATGATTAAGAGCACTATCTGGTACTATTAATAATTTTTCGCATTTTTCTAGAGATTTATCAAAAATACTATTATTATAGTCATAAGATACGTATACGGGCACACCATTACCGTGTTCAGTAATAGTAAAAATAGGCTTTAAAATATTCTGCATTATTGAAGTATGTTGCATACAGCATCGCCAACCGACTGGTGTTTGTTTTTGGAATGTTTTTGCTTAATTTTTTTATGTGATATATTGCTCATTCTTGATAAAATATCCTCAACAGATATGCTATGCAAAAGGTCTTCTGTATCATATAAATTATTGATTTCAAGGCTATGTTCAGTATTATTAAATTGTGAAATACTAATACAATCTTTATCTTGCATAGCTATATAGTAATCAAATAAATGCAAATAGGAATCTTCATTAAGAGCTAATAGACAGTCCATGCTATTTATTGCCGATATACATGTTTTTTCTTCTAGATCCATAAAATAAATTTTAATATTGATATTAGATATAATATTCAATTTGTTTTGTGTATCAAGTATAAATTTTTCTATAGACTCTTTGTCTGTTTGTGTGCCTCTTAAAAATAAAACTAATTTTTTAGATAAGTCAGCTCTGTATCCTATAAGAAAAGCTGTGATAATTTTTTCTATAACAGGCCTATTTAAGCTATAGTAGCCTATAAAACCAAAGTAATAATCATTTAATTTACTTTTAAAGTCATATCTTTGAGAAATAAATTCTTTATTCATATATGAAGTTATATCTTCATAGCAAACATGTATAGGTTTTTTAATTTCAGATTTAAGTAAGATTTGTTTTTCATATTCACTATTGACGATTATATGATCGCATCTATTTAATATTTGTAGATGACTATATTTTGATGCTTTATATAGCTTAGGATCAAGTATTGGTATGCAAATATTAGTCCATTTTGTAATAAAAGATAATTCGCTAGGCTTACTATGACTTATGACAGCATCACATCTATCAAAGTTATTCGGTAAGGTTTCTTCGATATTCACATTAGTGTTTTTATTCATATCTACCATGTAGGATAATGACCTACCATATACAGAAAATCGCCCAGCGCTTTTATTTTGTATAGAATTTAAATAGATTCTGGATAGTATACCGTCTATACCATTATTGCGATATGGACCTATATATATTAGATTTTTCATATATTTAATGGATTAATGGTATTTTGTTTAATAGAGGCGTATTGTATAAAATCATCCGTAAAATCTATATTTTGTATTCTTGCTTGTTCTGATTGATTATTGTTGTTAATAACCATGTTAGCAAAATTAATAGCGTCACCGAACGAATGCTTATTTACCGACATACCATGCATACTAAAGCCATAATCAGCTTGTTGCATTAGGTTTAGAGAGATCATAGATCCTATTAAGTTTTTATTACCAAGTCTTTTTGCAAATATGTTGTTAATTATACTATAATGATTATTTGGTGATACATTGGACAATTTTTGATCTAGTGGTTCAAAAAATGCTGGTGCTGCATCCCATTTCGGCTGACATGATTCTGCTAAGTGATCCAAATGTTTTATCCATTTATTGGCTATATCGTCCCAATGATAGTATTTTTCTGTTAATTTTCTTGTTTCATCGCCCAAGACTTTTCTTTCATCTTCACTCATATTTGCGACGGTAATAATGGCTGATGATAGTTGTTTATTATCTGGATATACTCTTATAGCTTTAGTTTCTAGCTCTTTAAAAAATGCTGCCGGTTGTATGGGAATAGCATTTAATTTTTTAACAATGTCGCACATAGCACTATAATTCACTGTGATAATCGGCAATCCAGATGCTCCAGCCTCGGTCTGAGGACATCCAAACCCTTCACATATCGAGTACTGAATATATGCATCAAAAGAGCTATAAACCTTAGCTAATTGATCTGATGTGATACCGTTTGTTACAGAGGAAAACGTCATTAATTTTTCCATACATGATGGACAAGCTATAGCGGGTCCGGTAAATACTTTAGATAGTACTGCACCGCACTTACGACATAAATAGGTAAAAAATACTCTATTACATAATCTATTGTCTTTAAGTATTTCTGGAATATCCCAACCAGCATCAGGATAGCTAGTATGTAAATATAGATAAAGTTTAGATGCTTTATCAGGATCAGTTTCTGATAGTTTGTCTAGCGCATTTCTAAATGATAAAAATAATTCTGGAATTAGTTTGCGTTTTTGATTTCTCATAACAGATCCAAAAATAATAGCATCTTCCGGAAGACCTAAAATTTTTCGGATTTGATTTTTTTCTTGTTTGCTACGATTTTGAAAAATAGATAAATCTACACCCGGAGAAACTGTAGCTATATAATTAATTTTATTAGAGCTTTGCTGCTTTAATACTTCTGCTCCCCAATCAGAATATGTAAAAACACTATCGGCTGAAAGAAATGTATCAATCCAATCTTCTTGTTGTGGTGCAGAATCGACAGTAGGCATTAGGATCCAATGGAAAAATTTTCTAAGAGGAGATAATGCCTGATATGAATTCATCCAATAATCTCTGATATCTATCACTATATCTGGCTTAAAATCTAAAAGAACTTTTTCAAATCTCCATCTACCGAATTGATTATCTGATCTAGATGAGTATTCGCTATATCTAGGATCGTCCTCCCTAACAGCATTAGCATAATATTTCCATGGAATATTTTTATCTCTCGGATCATTGACTAAACCATAACATGCAAATTCTGCTATATCATATTTATTGGTCTTATATAGTCTTGATAATATCTCTCTAGTATAAACAGCAAATCCGGAACTAAGAAAGCTAGCTTCGGATACCATTAATATTCTGAGTTTGCGTTTTTTGGTAATCAAAGACAAATGTTCCATAAAAATATGTGTGTCGAAGGGGCGTATTTCAGCCCCAACGAACACAACTAGTTAATGATATAAATTATATAATCACTTAAAAAGCAACGGTTTCAGTCGTATCAGACTGGCTTACCTTCATCTGCTTAGAAAGCTTAGTAATCTTAGAGAAGTTATTTACTCTAACCTTCAAACTACTATGCTTAACTCCATCCTTTTCCCAGCTATCATTTCTGAGAGAACCTTCTACTAGTACTAGATCGCCCTTTTTAAAAGATGATCCAATAACATCAGCCCCACTATCCCAAGCTTCACAGTTGATAAAAGAAGTAATCTTATCCTTTTCACCGCTAGCCTTCGTATATTCCCTAGAAACTGCAACAGTAAAATTAACCACAGATGTCTGCTTACCACCAGTATTAACAACTCGTAGCTCAGGATCTCTAGCTAAATTACCTCTCAAAATAGTAATATTCATATCATCTCCTTGTTTAAAAATAAAACCAATACCAACACAGTACTATATCATAGGTCCGCCCAAGAAGCTGTCAAGTTTTGGGCATAAAACATTTTTCTACCAGAAAACCGTCCTTTGTGTTGCTTTTTTTTCCTACAAAAACTAGCACATTACCGACAAATAGATGATGTTTATAAACACTGAGCTGATCTGGAAAGAAAATAACAGAATCCAATAATCCATAAGCATCTTCTATGCTAACAAAAGCCATCTCTTGTCCTGGATTTTTACCGGTCTTAGTCTTTATAATATTTATATTGCTTATCTCTCCCGCCAAAATAATATTTTCTCGTAAATGAGTATTTTTAAATTCTTTACAGTTTGTGTTTGCCATGCTAATATCGTAAGAATCTAATTTTGAACAGGATATAGATACTCCTAGCAGACCACTTTCGGAATCAGATAGCCATTCTATCTTATCTATCAGAGAATACGGCGGATTCTTTAAAGAACCAATCAAGTGATTAATATGCTCTACTCGTTTTTTAGTTATCTTCATAGTTAGTAATCTAACCAGAGCATCGGATAAAGATATTTTTGGGGCTTTATTGATAATGTCAATAAGTTGAGAAAGCTCCTTTTTTGTTAATGAAGATATGGTTTCGTATTCAAAAAGCATTTCAGATCTATTCTTTTTGAAATAATCCATAGCGCCACCACCAATAAGTGCTTTTGATGCTATTGAATTTAAATTAACTAAAATATTAGATAGGGTTTGTAAATATGAAAAACTATTAAGATCTATATTTTCTGTTAGATCTAATATCTTTTGATATACTGAGTCTCCGACTCCTTTGATGTCTGTTAAACCAAAATGTATATTTTTATTAACAATAGCAAAATGCCTATTTTTTAGTCTTAGGTCTGGTAATCTAATATCTATGCCCATTTCATTAGCATTACGAACCAACTCTTTTATTTCTTGTTGTGGATCTATTTTGTCTTTGGCAAATTTCAAATATGAAGCAAAAAATACTCTTGGGAAATGCGTCTTTGTATATGCAGAAAGATAAGCATTCATTGCGTAGCTAATACTATGAGACTTATTAAAGCTATATCGTTGACTTTTTTCGATCCAACTGAAAATTTCTTCTGCTTGTTTTTCAGTGACTATACCTTGAGTTTTAGCTCCCGATAAAAATTTATGTTTAATTTTGGCCATTTCTTCCGGTTTCTTTTTACCAATAGCTTTTCTAAGCATGTCTGCTTCTTGCAAATCAAAACCGGCTATATCGTGAGCTATTTGCATACTTTCTTCTTGATAAATCATCTCGCCATAAGTTGTTTTAAGGGCGGGTTCTAATGATGGATGGAAAAAATCAATACTTTCTTGTCCATTCTTTTTATCTATATAATGATTAGTAATGCTCTTGTTGTCTCTCACAGACTCTAAGCATCCCGGTCTTAAAATAGCAATCAAGCCAGATAACTGCTCTATATTTTCTGGCTTAAGTTTTTTAGACATCATTTGTCCTAGTCTTGACTCCAATTGAAAACACCCCTTAGTATTTCCACTAGATATCAAATCCCAAGTTTTGCTACAATCAAGACTAATATCCTCTATCTTGGCAGAGAAATCTATTTTGGGAGTTTTCCCTGTATTATCGATAATAGGAAATTTACAACCGCAATCAAAACCAAAATACTCAGACATTTAAAAATGATCCCTTAAATTTAATTTTATTAGATAGATTTCTATGTAATTTCATAAATCTTATAAGGATATTCGCGGTATCTTTAACGTCCTTGAGTGCGTCGTGGGCACCTTCTTTGGATATACCCATATAATCACGCAAAGTATCTAATGTATAGTTTTTAAGTTCACTATTGTTTTCAAACCAATAGAACACAACGTTCATTAAGTCTATTACATCTCTTGGATAAAATAAGCTGGTACGACCTTCTTTATTAAGATTATTGTACTTTTGACTCAGACGATCTATAATACGCAAATCAAATCTATTGATATTATATCCAGCGGCAATGGGGGCACTAAAACAAGACTTTCTTTCGGATCTAGAATGATACATTTCTAAATATGATGTAAACAATTTCCATCCATGATCTTGCTTTTGAAAAGAATGCCACTCCTTCAAAATATCTGCTTTAGTTGATGATCTAACCTTAGCATGAAAGTCTAAAACATCACTATCACTATAATCATAGTTTGGGTTATCACTAAGTTGTTCTGGTTTGAGAGTTATATTAAACTCAGAACTAGAAATAATATCTAACTTTATTGGATCAATCATCACAGCTGCAATTTGTACCGGGCTACACTTATCAGGATTCGATCCGTCAGTTTCCAAATCAAAAACACAAATTTTTTGTAAATTAGGCATTAACGCTCACCACTGTATTGTCTTGAACAAATATCCTTGCCGTATTATTATCTACCAAATAAGCATTAATTGATTGACAGCAACTTACCCTAACATTTTCTATCTTAACATATTCTGTACCGTTAAGATTAAATTTATCGCCTACTCTAACTTCAGCAAAAGTTTTTTCTACCATTCTTATTCTCCATTTTTAAGTAGTTCTGATATAGTCATCACTTTATCTAACATTGCTACTCCTAGAATATCAAATTTTATTACACCCAAAGATTCTAGGTCCTGCATCTCCATACCAGCAATTAATTGATCGTTTTTTGAATCATAAATCATTGGACAAACATCGCTAAGATCATCAGTACTAATAACGATTCCGGCAGCATGTTTGGATTGATTAGATTTTGTTCCCTCTAGACGAATAGCTTGTTCAAATCTTTTAGCCATAGGACCAGATAAAACACCATCGTCATTAATATAGCACCATTCTTTGAGTTTGTCAACATTATTTTCTAATGCCCATCGTATGATCGAAGCTTCACCCGTATCCTCTTTCATTTCTTGAAGTTCGTCGGCAATTTTGGCTTCGTCTGGTATATTTTTAGTAATACGATTCATTTCTTCAAATGATATATTTCCATATACTCTAAGAACTTCTTTTAAAGCCCCTCTGCCTTTCATAGTATTGTATGTAATCATTTGAGATACTTTATTATGTCCATATTTATTTTTGATATATGTAATAATATCTTCTCTCTTATTAATAGGAACATCTACATCAATATCTGGCATGGAGATTCTATCGGCTGTATTTCTACCAGCATTATAAAAACGACTAAATAATAAATCGTATTTAATAGGATCAATCGATGTAATTCCTATAAGATAAGATACTAAACACCCCGCCGCTGATCCTCTACCCGGACCCGGCAACCATCCATTAGATCTCACATATTCCAATATGTCTTGTAAAATTAAAAAATAACTAGATAACCCCGCACCTTGTAAAATATCTAATTCTTCTTTTATTCTATTTACATATATTTGTTGCTTATCTTTATCTATAGTGTTGGCGATTTTATCTTTCCACCCTTTTCTGCATAAATGTCTCAGATATTCATCAGGACTAAGTCCGTCTGGACACGAGAAAGATGGTAAAGATGGCTTACTTAGTATATCGTACTCTTCAATCATACTATTTACATAATTAGTATTTTCAATTTCTTCTTCTGTATGCAAATGTCTCATTTCTTCAGGTGATAGTATATAATAATTTTCTGATTTAAAGAAACATGACATTGGAACATCCTCATTGTTGAGCATTTTTTTATTAATGTCAATCAATGTTGTTTTTAAATTATTACATAATAATATTCTTTGATCTACGGCATCTGATTTTTCACAATAATGAGCATCTGGTGTGCAAATAACCTTGGTTCCTGTTTTTTCTCCAATAGCTATCATTAAATCTGATAGGTCTTTTTGCTCCGGTAGATTTTCGTGATCCATTAGTTGTGATTCAAGAAAGAAGTTCTCTTTCCCAAAGACGGAACGCATTTCTGCAACAAATTCTATACCTAATTTTAGACTATCGTTGGGTTGACTTAATAGTTTATTAGCTAGACAAGATCCCAAGTGACCACAAAATGCTATTAGATTGCCATCAACTATCTCTGCTAATTTATCAAAACTAATTCTAGGCTTATGATAGAAATTATCTTTATGGTTAGTAGCAGATACTATCTTGATCAGATTCTTCCATCCTTTGAAGTTTTTAGCTAATACAACCAAATGTCCTAATTTACTATTTTCTTTGGTTTTGATAGATGAATTTTGTTCACTAATATATAATTCACAGCCTAGTATTGGTTTTATATTTTTAGATCTCATAGCCTGATAAAATTGTACAGCGCCGGATATAGTCCCGTGATCTGTCAAGGCACAAGACGAAACCCCTATTGACAAACATCTGTCAGCAATTTGATGAGGCTTACTTAGACCATCTAATAAAGAAAAATGTGAATGTACATGCAAAGGAATATACGGATTCATTCTGTGCTTCCAGGAGCCTTATATTTACCAAAAGAATGGTTCGGGTGTTTGTACAAATCTACCACGGCGTTCATTCCGTGCAAGTCTATATCATGTTTGATTTGTTCGCATTTGGTCATAGTTGTTCCTATGTTACAAATTTGCCCTTCCCTATATTCTGTTTGTGCCGGTATATGGGTGTTCTCAAAAGTTGTTTTACCAAAATGACACAACTTATTACACATCCAGCTCTTATTAAGTTTTGGTCTTCTGGTATTTTTAACAATCTCAAACTTTTTTCTTAGCATATCCTCGGTTTTAGGTAGATCCGATTTATCGAAACATATCGAAAAAGGCCCGCCGTCATTTATAAAATATATAGAAAAAATGATATGATTTATATTTGGATACAGATGGTTAACGGCGTAATGATATATTCTTAATTGAGGATCGTTTTCAAGTTTTTCTTGGGTTTTTTCTTCTCCAGTTGCCCAATCCAATCTTCTACCGCTCTTCCAGTCTATAATTTCTATAGTATTATCATTAACTTGAGTTATTAGGTCTATAGTACCCTTAATAGCTAAATAGCCTTCAAGTTTACCTTCTGATGTATCATATTCATAATATGACCATGGTTTTTTTATTTCAATATCAAAATGTTGTTCTGGTTGAAGTATAAGTCTATTTCTTGGATCAAACATACCATTATTAAATTCAATAGCCTTATATACCCAGGCATGACAATCTTTATAGTCTTTAACTGACCATTTATGGTGGGGATTTGCTTCAGAATAGTATTTATATATTTTTTCAATTAATGTGTTTAAATTATAGCTATTACAGTCAACAGGACCTAAGATATCATCCTCTACCGATGATATTTTGTCTTGCTGTGCTTTTTTAATAACTGCTAAAATTTCCAATACCTTATGTAGTATTGTACCCTTATCGGCCTTATGTCCGGATGGTCCTCTCCAACCCAAAACATATTCGGCAAAAAATTGCTGTTCGCACATACTATGAGTATTATAGGATGAGCTTCTAAAATAAGTAACTATTATGACATCACCTCTAATAGAATTTTTTGTAGTTCCATACACTGATCATAGATATTTAGGTCTTTATTATCTACGATATAGTCGAAATTTGCCCAATCATAAGATTCTTTATTTAAGATATTTTCACTGATATGATCCGATTTAAATGGTTCTTTTGTTAATCTGATAACTTTACCATTATTCGCTCGTATAGCTTCCACTTCATTTGGAAATCTACAATCCGTAATAATTGCTAATTTTGGTTTTTCTCTAGCTATCTTTTTTAAAGTAGCATCAACCCATACATTTGGTTTTAATGATCTGAATATATCAGTACCGACAAATTGCATAATATCACGAGCCGTCATATTTTTATTATCTATATACATATCAGTATATGTATTTTTATCATCATCTGAACCATAGCACTGATCATAGTCCATACCTAGTATATTCATACAAATATCTTGTTTCAGAATATCTGCAAAACTATATAGTTTAATTTCTGGATCAAGTAATGAAAAAACTTGTTGCAATATGAAGTCGTTATGATTGCGTTTACAAGGATCGAATACTCCTCTGTATAGAGGATTTTTTAATAAATCGGAAACTTCTATTTGCCCCGAGTTATTGATTTGTATCTTATCGCACACTTCTAAATTAGCCATAAAAATAGAAAAGAAAAAATTACCAGAGGTGGTTTTACCAGATTGTTTTTTCCCAGAAATACCTATAATCATATATAATCTTTAATTTGTGGTATAATTTGTTGATTAATTTCGTCCAAAGTCATATCTGCAACATCTTGTGATGAAATATCTATATTAATAATATTGTATGTTTTTTCACATTTTGATCTGATTTGTTGAGCGGCTTTTTTACCAGCATCATCATTATCCATTATGGTTATAATAGTCATAGCGCCAGAAGTATCCAGTATCATTTTTTGTCGATCACCTAAGGAAGATCCAAATATACCAACAACATTCAATATACCCGCCTCCGATAATCTCCAAACATTTCCTGGGCTTTCAACAAGAATTACTGCAGCAGTTTCTTTGATTCTAGGTTTAGCTACCCAATAATTGTATAGGTGTTCTTGCGTTTTAAATCCTGTATTATGTCTCCATTTGGAATATTTCCAAATATTTTCTTGTGATGGACACGATTGTGCTGGGTCGTGATAAGCTCTGCAAGAAGAACATTTTTCATATATACTTCTACCAGTACATCCAACCATATATTTATGGTCTTCATCATATATAGGTACCACCGCTCTTCCGTACATTTCTTTATCTAAGATTTTACAATCCCCAACATCATAATTAATTAAAGTTTGTTTATTAAAACCTCTAGATATAAAATAATCAGAAGGAATATTTAAACTTTTTCTGATAATATCTTTAGATATTTTGGTAATATTATTATGATTGTTATTACTCAGATATTTGACAGTATTGACGAACGTACTTTTTTCTTTATATTTTCTAGAAACTTTAATAGAGTCTAGATCTTGTTCAATAAAAGATAAAGCGAAATCTAGAGCCTCTTGAAATGAGCACATCTGATCGCCTTCCTTATTCCACCCATAAGAATTATGAGACAAACAGCCACGTATAAAACCTATAATAGAGCCCTTGAAGACTTCTTCACATTGATGGGTTCTACATTTCCAATTACCTCTATAATGATCTCCTTGATAATAAATATTTAGGGCTGTCTCATTATCTCCACCATGTATAGGACAACTCATGGCTATTAGCTTACCAAGATTTTTATATGACTCGATACCTAGTATATTCAATAAACCATCAATATCATTACAAAGCATATCTGATATATATTTCAGTTTTGCTTGATCATACGAACGGTATGTTTTCTGTTTGTTCTTCATGGTTATCATTGATTATAAACCCAGCCTCATTAGTCTTATTGTTGTGCATTACTTCTAATTTTGTTTTACCTTCTACGATCTTAGCACACCAACCCTTCATATGACAATTTATATAGTCATTATCGTCTAATCCTCCTCCATGTCTACTAATAACAGGAATAAGCTTTCTATTACCGGACTTTCCACCATCTTCCGCAATTTCTTCATCTGATTTTCTTTTGAAGATAGAAAAATTACTACACAACCAAATAATTCTATCTGATCCACTAGCTGAATCGGTGCTTTCTTTAGTGATACCGTCGCGGTTCAACTGAATAAAAGCTAAAATAGGCACCTTGTATTTAACGGCAAAATTATGCAAAGCTGTCATCATGAAGCCTAGAATTTGATATTCTTTTAAGTCTTGAGATAACCCATTAGAATCCATAAGCTTGAGATAATCATATATAATAACGCAATCTTTTGCTGTACCGTCATCATTCAAACCAACATCTTTGACTAACCATCTACGCATTATAGCTAATTGTTCATCAAATGGTTTTCCTGCAATAGATTTATGAAATAATGGTGCATTTTTTAGCACCGATACCGCTTCTTTAATTTTGGCGCTATTTACAGGCGACTCAGCAAATTTTCCGCTCTCAATTTTATTAATTTCTATTTCGGTAGACATAGCTAATAGTCTATGTATATGGTCTTCTTTATTCATTTCTGTATCCATATTCAATACCGGAATATTCTGTTTGGCGATGTGTAGCCCGATATTATCAGATAGTAATGTTTTACCAACCTTTGGTCTAGCACCAATAACATTGATGGTGCCTTTTCTTAATCCTCCGCCAATTGCTTGATCATAAACAGGTAAGCCGGTTGAAATACCCACTTGATCAACAGGATTGCTTTGTAAATAGTCTATATAGTCATCAATACCATCTGATATTGGAATAGGATTATTGTCTTTATCGTTATTTAATGACGAACCAAAATTGAGCACAGTATCTTCTGCTATACCTAGAATAGAAGAAATACTCTCAGAGCCATTAATATCTAAAAGCTTTTCTTGAGTATCTCCAAGGGCTTTATGTAAAGATCTAGCTATTTCTAGCTTGCGAATCTTAACTGCAAATTTTCTAATATTCTCTTTTAGAACAGGAAAGTCCTTGATAGCTTTTAAATGCTGTGTTTCCTCTTTTTGAGATAAGATATGGGATACGCCTAGTTCTTGCGCCTTAGAATATATAGATGCTATATCTATAGACTTAATATTTTGATCTTTTTCTATTAAGTCTTTACAACACCTAAAAATCATTTGGTTACTATCAACAGTAAATGTTGAATCCTGTACAATATCGCTAATGTCAAGATAAACATCTTCACCGAACTGTAACAATCCACTTAAAACCGCTCTTTCTGCCGAAGTATCACACAAAATCATATTATTAACCAGCCGAAGCTGCGCACCTATTACATTTGTATCGAGTTGCTGATTCTACCAAACTTGGACTAATTTTTTCTTTTTTACCACAGACTCTACACATAACTTCCACAGGCTCAAATTCTCTTGTTCTAGCCACTGGCGGATGCTTCAATAGGCTTTTATCTATTGATACATCTTCTTTATGCATATTCATTTCTGGCATAGATAGAAATTTATTAACTCTTGTTGGTTGAGTATGTGAGTTGTTAGGCGTTTCCTGTTTTTGAGGGGACACCTTAAACTCTGTATTATTCTGTGTAGATACCGAACCTGTCTGCTGCTTATCTTGTTCTGGTAACAAAGACTGCAATAGGCTTATAAGTTGTTGTATTTGCTGTGGGTTTTTTGTTAACTCATTAAGATCCATGTTTCACCTTAGACTTTTGTATAGATAACATAATATCGGACAAATGTTTTATATTATTCGCTAAATACTGTAATCTGTCACTACGTTGTTTCGCGTATTTTTTTATCTTATTCAAAGATATGGCTTTATCATTATTCTTAATTGCTTGATAAGATTTCTCTATATACCCATAACCTTTATAGTTATTAATATCATCGGCTATAGTCTCTTTTATTGTTTCATCGGCCCAATTTAGTCTGGCTAATTCTCTATTAAGAGATCTTTGAATATGAAAAGCAAATTGACTTAATCTATATGCTATTTCACCACAAACTTCTGGTGTTGTTTTTTCTAGTTCATCTCTTGTCATTTGAAAATATTGATTTAATTCAGCCTCTGGTAAAGCATCATTCTTATATGTGCCTAATCCTATACTTCGCTCATATTCATCCAATACTTTATCCCATTCAGTAACTTGATCTTTAGTATTCATTTTTAATCCTACTTGGCCATTCATCTATTTTATCAAACGGTAGCTCTATATGTTCTATATCGTTAATAAGACACCATTCTTTTTTATCTTGATCTCTTTTTTTGTGATTTATAAATCCTAGAGTTGTATGGTGGAAGAATCTATTAAATTTATAGTGTTGTTCTCCATGAACCTCTATACATCTTTTAATTAATGGCAAATAGAAATCCAAATATAAAGTTTCTGATCTCCTTACCATAATAGGAACTTCTTCTAATAATTGCAATGTTGGGAAGCATGATTTAATTAAATTTCTAGCTTCTAAATGCAACGAAGACTTATTATGCAAACTACCATTAGCGATGGTACCAATTAATTGCCAGTTATAAGAATTACCATCCAAATCCTTCACTTGCATGTGATGCCCATAGTTTCCTTAACTTTTGACCATAAATCTTCATAAACCTCTGGATGTTCTACTAAATATTGTCTAGCCTTTTCTAGGCCCTGAAATTTTGGCTTATCACTGACAGATGACATAGTATACCATGCTCCGCCTTTGGACACAAGCCCCAAATCTACAGACAGGTTCAATAATTCCATTTGTTTGTCTATTCCAGAACCATATCTCAAATATGATGTTATTTTACCTCCCGGAGCACCCAGTGCTGAACATACAACTTGCCAATGGACTTCTTGTCCTATTTGGGGACTATCGGTTGTTAGGTTCCATGGACTAAAATAATTTGCTTTGAGTTTGATATCCGTTTGATAAGCAATAGCCTGACCGCTCTTTTCTTTCCATTCACTATGACCCATGCCAGGATTACCCATCAAGTGAGTAATACCTATAACAATATTTTTATTTACAGGAATAACATTCGCCACTTTTCGGCAAAATTTAGCAAGAAGTTTGGCTCCGTCTGCTCTCTGCATTTTATTCATATCGCTCGTTATCTCGGCTTCTGTACAAAGGGCAGAATACGAATCTATAATTAGAATAGATCCTGGAACCTCATTTATAATTCTTTCTGCTATTTGCAAATATTCTTCTGCATGCAAGATCTTTCCTTCTTGAGAACCTATAATATTAAATCTTTCTAAATCTAATCCTGGTATTCCTTCTAAGTCTCTTTTTTTCAATCTACCTTCGATGTTCAGGTAGTACACTTCTCTACCCTTTTTGAAAGATCCATGAGCGTATTGTTCTTTTTGTGCGGTTGCACAGAAATCTAGCGATGTTGTTGTTTTTCCGCATTTGGGATGTCCTGTAAGAATTACAAAACTTCCTTCTGGTATGCCTCCATTTAATACTACATCTATTGAAGGACTTACTGGGATGGTAATAAGCTTTTTATCAATAACAGCATTTGCTGTGATTAAAATGTTATCACCAAAATTTTTTTTCACATCTTCTTTAATTGCCATTGTCAAGGTCCTTTAATTTAGATATAATATTATTCTTTTTGTTGTTTTGAAAGCTTTGTCTTCCAGATATTTTTTGTTCTCTATTAATCTCTATAGTAATCTTTGTATTCTGTTTGCTGATGATATCCTCGTGTTTTTCTATTATAGGAATCAGGTGGGGCGCTCGCAAAGAATAGATTTTACTAGCCTCGACATCTCTTATTGCTCCTATAATAGCTTTAGGATCATATTTTGCTAATAGCTTATGAGCAGATGCTATCTGATTGCGATAGTACATACTCCATTTCTTGTTGGTCCAAAATCTAAAATGTAAATCGCATTTATCTTTTTTAGCTTTATTTTCGCATATTAGTTCAGTAATATATTGAGCCGCAGATACTTTTTTGTCGTTAGAGTATTTGGATATGTACATTAGTTCTTTGGTCTAAAGATATATTTATCAGTATTCTTTGTTTTTGGTTGTGCTTGATTCTTTAAGGCATCATTAGCCATAGATGCTTCGCCAGTCATAATTGCTACAGAATTTATCTTTTTTCCAGCCGTTTCTCTAATCATAAGACTTTGAGATCTACTGACAGGAGCTTTAGCTGTATTAACATTATTAGTAGTAGTCGTAGCCTCGGTAGTTTTTTTATGTTTCTCCAAGGCTTTTAGTATTTGAGGTTCAGAGATGGATAATTCTTTAGCTATTTCATTAGTGGTTTTATTTTGACTATCAAGCCACAGTATAGCATATAAATTTGCTTTGCTAATTTTTGCCATTTTATTGAACCCTTTCTGCATTATGTAACCAAGCTATATTCTTGGTTTTTAAAAAATAAAGATACATCTCAAAACTTTTTTGATTTACTTCTTTGTATTTATTATTCGATCTACACACCCTATCCAAAAAAGAACTAGCTTGGCTTTCACCATAAATAGACAAAGGATTATACATTTTGCCCCTATTATCTAATTTAATAGTATATTTAATTGACCCATCATCTCTAATAGTTTTTATAGCAAAAATATTTTTAGATGTTTCATTTGTGCATCGAGGTTGTTCATTTTCATCTAAAAAGTCCTGAGATCCCATTATAGTATAATATGATATGGAGTTGGATTCTTTATCGACTGCGTTTGTTGTAAAATTATTTATATTATTTGTCATTGTTAATTCCATTATTTGATTTTTCAAAAGCATGTTCCGCAGAATTTGCCAAACAATTTTCTAAGAACAGAAAAAATGCATCCAGAAATGGTTTATAATCCATACCATCTTTAATTGGTATATGATAATTTTTGGCGCATAATCCTTCGCTACTTATATCTATGCCATCATCATTTTGTTTTAAAATATTTGCGGTTATATTAAATATAAGCTCATGAGTACAATCTATTTTTTTTTGATGACCTTCAAAAATTTCTTTGTATTGCAATTCTGAATTGTCCATATCCTATACCCATTTGGTTCCTTTGGTTTTTTTCATTCTGGTCATATTTTTTGGGAGTTCTGTTTTCGGGGTTTCTTCTTTATATTCATTATGACGATTATAAAGATGTATCTTTTCATCATCAGACAATCGATCTCTATTCCTATTAGCCAAATCCCCAAGAGTTTTTAATTCACTATCATTCTTTTTAATAGAGGTATTCAAAGTAGATAGATCCTCAATATATCTCCTTATAACATTTTTAGACTTACAAAACTCACAAACAGGCTTGTCGGTATATTCTCTAATAGAACAAACCAACTCAAATACCTTTTCGCATTTTTCACAAAAAAAAGTATACGTAGGCATATAATTACTTTAGTTCTCTTTGTGCATTCTGCAAATATTTAGTACTCTTTGTTCTAAGAAACTCTATATACTGATTAAAAACATATTCAGATACTTCTGTGAATACTTCTTCACTTTTACAAATCTTATTCAAAAAAGAGTTTTGGTTTTTGTCTCTAACAGGATTAGTATCAATAGGATTGATGATATTTTTATTCGGATCTGTTTTAATATAAAATCTATATTGTAGAGGACTATTAAAGGCTTTACCTTTTTTATTTTTAGTACATTTTGCGAATACTAGGCTGTTCTCTATATTAACTCTGGGATAGGATAAGTCATCTATAAATTCTTCTTTACCAGATATAGTATAAAGCTTAGTTTCAAAGCTAGTTTGATGCTGTATATTGAATTGATCCCTGTTTATTTGCATAGCATTATCCGAAATATGATGGTGGTATATACATTAACCATTCTTGTGGAATGTCATGTCTTATAGTAGATAGGTGATAGGACACAGGCAAGTATTTAAGATTTTTTTGTGGACACACTGGGATACTTAATAAGGGCATATTAGCTTGCTTTGGCGTCTTATTGTCCTTTTTTCTATTACAGTCTACACATGCAGTTACTATATTAGTCCAACAAGTTGGTGATGATATATTAAAATTCCATTTAGATTTTGGTATAACATGATCATATGTTAATTTACTAATGTCTTTTTTAATACCGCAATATTGACAGGTATAATTATCTCTAATAAAAATATTTTTACGAGAAAAATTTACACGTTGAAAATTGAGTTTGAAATATTTACAAGTTCTCATAACACAAGGAATTGGGTATCTCTTATTATTTGTTCCAATAATATAATCGTCTTTATAGAAATCCATAACTTCTATATCTCTATGAGATCCATTTTCATACTTTAAACTCCAAACAACTGCTCTTCTCCAATCTATTATACCTAATGGAGAATAATCAGCGTTTAGAACTAAGCATCTATTGTTTTCCTGTTTCATTTTCGTAAGAATCTAACCTGCTAATAATTTTACCTATAATAGGATTTCTAACAATATCGCTATTATTTAGTACAGCCAATCCTATGCCATCGATACCATGAAGAGCTTCTATCATATTATAGAAACCTCCTTGCATATGTCTATGCAAATCCGATTGGCTAGTATCTCCTGTTAATATCATTTTACTATTATTGCCTATTCTTGTTAGTAACATTTTTAGTTGATCATAAGATGCATTCTGACATTCATCAGCAACGATAAAAGCATTATGAAAATTACGACCTCTCATTAAACCTAAAGGAACAATTTCAATTCTGTTATTTGTCTTTAATGATGTGTATTCAGCCATAGAGATAAAATGATTAATTTCATCTAATAATGGTAATAGGTATGGGTGTAATTTTTCTTCTGCTGTATTATGAGTTACAATATAATTATCAGTAATATATAAGTGTTCTGGATGTTCGACTCTAATACACTGTACAGGTTTGGCTACTGTCTCAACTATATCACAAATACCGATACCATGCATAAAATTATTTTTATATTTATTAGCCTTTCTAGATATATAAAATGGATTCATATCATTGGGCAAAGTAATCGTGAATTCATAACTAATATGTCTAGCTGTTATTATTCTATTTGTTTTTTTAAGTACGGATGTCCTACCTCTACGATTTATAGATCTCAATTTGGCTCTACCTCCAAGAGATTGTACTAATTCTATCACATCTTGAGCCAATTGTTTGGATGTAGTACAGAAAGAAGCCTCTCCGGTCTTCTCTTTAACGCTACCATCTGTATCCATGAGTCCTCTAAGTAACTCTAATCTATCTGTAATCGATGAATATTTATAGATGTTTGGAATAGATTTATGTATAGCTCTCTTACCTAGAATACCAAGATTATATATAATTTCTTTGGCCGGATTAGTATATTTTTTATTGGTGTTTTCAAAAGAATACTGAAGACCTTCTACACAAGACGATCTTCTACATCTAGCTTGTAAAGTATTATTATTTATTGCTAGGTTTTGAGAAGCCACTCCTACGGAGCTATACTTAGCAATATCGCCAGTATGTGTATTTATTACACAAACCCCTTTGGCTGTTTTTTTATTATATAGATTGGATCTAATATTATAGGATATCCTATTTGGCGACTGTTTGACACAATAACATCCTATAAGGGACATCTCTGTATTAACCTTCTCTATCAGCTCATTGTCTGTATTAGAGAAAGTAATACTATTAGATAGGCTACCATCTCCCAAAAGAACCCCTAGAGAATACGGAGCCATAGGTAATTTTTGTTGAATAAACTGCACCGGTTCATTTCTTGGTAAAAAATGATTAATTTTATTTTTATTGTTTAATAAAGACAAGGATATTTCTTTTGTTGTTTTGACGGATCCTTTCTTATTTCTTTTTTTATCAGAGGCTGTTTGAGTAAACCACAGATGATCTTCACAACATTCTGTGCTTCTACCGTCTGTGGTGGTGATCCTGTATACTTGCTTTATGCCTTTTGGAAAAACTCCTACTACTTTAGTAGGTAGTCCGTCTCGACCAATTACCATATCTCCGAGTTTGATATCTCCCATTAATACCCATCCAGATGGAGTTAGTATTTTTGCATCCAGCGGTTGTGGTCCTGGTAAATATCCTATTTTTTCACCGGACTCTACTACTGGTCTAGTAATAATAATTTTCTTAACTTTATTATCTAATAAATACTCTAGTGCCATGCCGATAGCTATGTGACTTTTCCCTGATCCTGCAACACCTTGACAAAATGTTATGGTGTTTTCGGCTACTGTTCTGATATATTCTTTTTGATTTTCACTTCTGGGTTTTAATTGATTTCTGTATAATTGAGGAGCTTGTAATTCTTTTGTAGCATCTATAACCTTCTTCTTTTTATTATTTTTTCTCAATTGTTACCCTTTGCTTATAGAGTTATGTATACCAATTATACATTGATATATACACCATACTCTATATAACATAAGGTTTCAGATTTGGAGATTTCCAGTTATCTGGTTTCAAAACTTTTCCATCTGCTCGTTTTTTAACCTTGCCAGTTTCTGGATCAATTTTTGCAAAGTTTGTTTTCATAACTTCATCCCATGCAGCTTCTCCGTTAGCCCCCATACTGTTAATAGCACCAGCAGTAACAACTAAGATATCTATTAAAGCATCCAAAATTTCTACTCTATCATTATTATCGAAAGCTTCTTGAAGCTCTTGAGTTTCTTCTTTAATTAGATTATGATACATTTCTAATTGGGGTGCGTTCCACTCACACACTGTTTGATCGCAAGCCACCATAAATCTTATTTGATCATCAAATACATTTCCCATATATAATCCTTTTTAAAAATGACTAAGACTCACAACTGCTACAGGTTAAAATACTTCGTGCCAACTCTTGAGCTGGATTTGAGCTTCTTTGGTAATAAAATGTCTTTATCCCATTCTCCCATCCGTATATTAATAAGTCGCTAACATCTTTTGCTGGACAATTCGGTGGAATCATCATATTAAGAGAAACGGCCTGATCTATATATTTTTGTCTTTGAATATTTTGAATAACAATTTCTTTCTGACTAATCTCACCAAAGGTTTTGAATACATCTTTTTCTTCCTGTGTTAAGCATTCTAAATGTTGTACGCTTCCTCCTCTGACTAATATATCTTTCCAAACTTGTTCGGTATCATGATTTTTGTCTTTTAATATCTTTTTGAGATATGGATTTTTATATGTGAAACTACCTTTAGCTAATTTTTTAACAAAATAGTTACTATTAAGTGGTTCTATACTAGGACTAACTTGGCCCAATATAAATGAACTACTGGTTGTTGGAGCAACTGCAAGAGTGGTGATATTACGTCTATGATAACCTTTTAATAATTCTGGTTCACCCAATAATTTAGCTAGATCTATTGATGCTTTATCTGCTCGTGATTTTATAGTTTTCCATATTTCGACATTTAAGCTTTTAGCCATCATGGATTCAAAAGATATCATCTTGGATTGTAGCAGAGAGTGCCACCCTAGTACACCCATGCCTAATGCTCGTTGATTCTTGGCAAAGTTATGAGCGGCTGACATAAATTTACTATTATGAGTTTTGCGAATAAACTCCTCATTCACAGCATCTAGAAAATAAATCAATGTTTCTATAGCATCTGTTTCCTTAATCTCGTCCCAGTGCAATAAATTCAGAGAAGATAGTACACAAACAAAACTATTATTTTCGTCAGAATTGAGCGTGATCTCTGAACAGTTGTGTGTGATTATCCCATTACAAATCCATAAATGCTCAGGACTATCTACTTTACAACAATAAACATCTTCTTTGCCGACATATTCTATATTTACTATTTTATAGAATTTCTTAGTATTATTACGATATTGTCTATTTTCTAGCACAATTCCTTTTCTATCTAAAAACCCAGTATGTTTATTAAATATAATAGCATCATTTTTATTACCAATAATTAATCTCCAACAATCTTTAGTATTATAAAATTTATAACCTCCTTTACCATCAGGTAAATATTGTTTTCCTGCTTTTCTTAATATTCTAATCGAAGATTGCATACCTAAATTTGCTAATAATAACTGTATTTGCTGCAAAAATTCTTTGTTAATATTAGCTAATGATATTGATATAGGTTTTCCAAGGGATTGGGCGTTAAAAGCTGTACCATCTGAGTAATATAATCCTTTTATATATTCCCATTGTGTTTTTTCATTAGATTCCCATATCCAGCTAGGAACAGAACCCTTTTGAAAATTTAGGCTTTTCTTTAGAGCTTTACTACATAGTCGTTTTTTTTGAATTTTACTTTGATTTACAACACAAGTATTAAATTTTGCATTATCATATAATCTATTATTTTTAGCAGAGTATTGTGTTGTGTATTTTTTACATACATAGTCGTGGTATGACTGAACTGTTTCTAATAAATCAAAATCTTTTTCCCAAAGATCTATCATAATTTGGTCTTTGTATTGTGTACCATCAGCTTGATACAAACCTAATAAAAAGGCTTCTCGGCGCATATTTTTAGTGCCAAAAATACCCCTATTTGTTTGTATAGCTACCTTATCTCCTATTTTTAGATTTTCACATTCTATATTTTTTGTGCGTACTGTCCATTTATTAGTTGAAACACTCCGCTCCGAGTAATCAAAAATACAAACTTTATGATACTTAGTTATAGTATGAGTCATTCCGTTATCAAGAGTAATTCTGTAAACATCTGCATTTTTTTCAATTAATTGCATAGGAGAAGCATTTACTTGTTTATTATTATCAAATAACATAAGCTTATCTCCAATATCATGCAATTCCTTAGCTGTTAATAGACCAAAATTAGAAACAACTCTCTGATCTCCTGTAACACACAAATTACTACTTTTTATTTTGAGTCTTTTATCTTTATATGCTTGAGGAGCATTATTATTTACATTATCACTAAACATAATGTATGGATATCCAGTTTGGAATCTTTTTTGAATAATTTTTGCCCAAATTTTTCTTTTATCTTTATCGCCAGATACCATATCTTTCATCCAATCGTCAGATATAGTAACTCCTATACTCATATTTTGAATAGGATGTCCTTCTGATCTTATTTGTAAGAATTCCTCTACGTCTGGATGCTCCACTGGTAAATAAGCAGCAAATGATCCTCTTCTAGCAGAACCCTGAGAAACTACTTCCGCAACCTTATCGAATAATTCCATAAAGTGAACCGGGCCACTGCTTTCTCCACCAACACTTATTTTTGCACCGCGTGGTCTGAGGTCACCAAAGTAACCGCTAGTACCGCCACCCAGTTTACTCATCATTCCAACCTCAGCGACTTTATTTAAAATATCGTCCATAGTATCCGGAATATAAGAATTAAAGCAAGAGACGGGTAGCCCTCTATCGTTGCCAAAGTTTGTCCAAACAGGAGTGGCCAAAGAATAGAATCCTCTGGACATATAATCTTCAAACTTATCTGCAAAACCATCTATATTTAGAATAGCTTGGGCTGTTTCTGCTATTTGACGTATTCTAACTTCTGGAGTTATGCCTTCTTTGAGATATCCTCTTTCCAAGAATATGCGACTATGAGAATTAAGCCAATAATACTTTTTATTTGTCATACTTTTCCTTTATGTCTCTGATATGATTATTAAGAATATCAGTTAAATAAATCATCCACGTCGAAGCTTTGAGAACATTTTGCATATTCGACAGGACGGCTGTGAAAGAAGTCTGTCATGTTATTTCCTAATACCTGTTCATCAAACCAGGATGTTTTAGAGATAGTATTTTGATCAGCCTCAAATATAGGATTATAACCTATTTTCATTAAAGATTCATTCATTCTGTTCTTAATAAATTCTTTCAATAATGGTGAATTTAATTTTTCATGATCATAACCATTTACGATCCATTCTATAATCTGGCATTCATATTTAACAGCATCTCTGGCTTCGTGTTCGATTTTGGCTTGTAATTCATTATCAAATAATTCTGGATATTCTTGTTTAATGGTATTAATAATTTTTATACCTATCATTGCATGTAAATTTTCTTCACGTGATGTATATTCTACTTGTTTATTTGTATCTTTAAGCACATTTTTATACCGACCAAAAAAACTAATAGTATAAAACTGAGAAAATAAAGCTATATTTTCTACAAATAATGTAAATAGTATTAATGAATAAATAAATTGCTTTTTATTATTATCGTGAAATTTATGTAAGTGTTTTCTAAGATAGTTCACACGACCTTTAATAATATCTAATTCTAATATATTGTCAAAAGTGTCATCTATTCCTAGTACCTCCAGAAGTCTCTCATAAGCATCGCCGTGAACAACCTCAACATTGGCCATAACGTACCCCATATCATTAAGACTAGGATGGGGCAAATTATCTCCTAGTTTGGCCCAAAACTTTTTAACGCTAATTTCTAGTTGACCGATAGTAGAAAGGGCTCTGGTAACAATTTGCTGTTCCTGTTCGGAAAGATTCACGCGAAAATCTTGAATATCGCTACTAAAATTAAATTCTCTGTGTGTCCAAAAGCCATTGTGCATAGCCTCTATGAATTCTTGGGTCCAAGGATAGTTATCTGGCTTGCGACTAATTTGTTCATCAAATATCATAATTCTACCTCTTTATTTTTGTCAAAATGGCTATAAGACCCACAAATATAACCGATACAAATTCTTGACCGACATAATTAAAATTAGTTGCAATACACATTCTGATAAAATATATTATCATCAAAACATAAAATACTAGATGAATCATAGTACACCAGCCAGTTGTTTCAGCCAATCAAAATTTGGTGTAGTTTTTATGATTTTTATTCCGCTCATCTCAACAAAAACATCAAATCTTTTTTTAGCTTCTTCATCAAATAAATGTGTACCATGATCATCGATCATATATACTGTTGATACGCCTTCTTGCCATAAGCTCATAATACAATTATTACAACATTGTCCAGTTACATAAGCTATACCATTAGCGGGTCTAACAACACAATTAGCTAGAGCATTGATTTCTGAGTGTATTATCCAATGATATTTATCTGGTCTATTTGTTGGTAAATTTTCATCATCCAGACCTCGTGGGAACCCATTATATCCTACTCCTAGTATTCTATGATTTTGATCGGTAATGACGCATCCGTGTTTGGTATGTATGTCGTGACTACGCTGAGACACTACCTTAGCCAAACCTAAAAAATAATTAACCCACGATGGTCTCATTAGATGCAATCCGTTTTCCTAAGATGATCTATTGTACCTAGATCGTGGTCGTGTGTCAAGAAACTTTTTTAATCACGAAACGGAATAATATGCTTACGAACAAAATATAGATTGATAAAAAATCCACAAAAAGCACTAAGAATATTAGAAACCACAGGAAAGGTAATATCCTCGAACGGATTAATAAAACAAGTAAGCAGTAGGCTTATCCAAAAACTACTACATTCATGACACAACAGAGGTTTGCTAAGTATAGGAAATTTTGCTATATAATTTCTGAATGGGACACTAACCTCTGTGTCGCTCCATGCATAACAAACACCTAAAGATAAACATAAAAAATATAATAAAATCATACAAAATATATAGCTATGCTATTTTCTCTTTCCACTACTGTAAAACCTCTAAAGGCTTTATTAAATAATGTACTGGCAAACTGTGACCAAGCTTGTTCTGTTTTGTCTATAATAATAATCCTACCAGAATAGTTGTTCGCTGCTCGGTCTATATTAATTTTATTTAATTCGGCTTGTAGTACTGCTGTATCCTTGATATATTTATCTAACAGGCCAGGGGTTTGTTCTAGCTTTTCGGTAAAGTATTTGAAAACCCTACCTCTACAACTACAATTAGGATTGGTTTTAAATGTGGTAAGATCAGCTAAAATATCTGGAAAATCTGTTTTAAGCTGATAAAAAATAGTATCATCTTTAATTAGAATAGTTAAAGCATCACCCATATTTGCAACAGTAATCATTTTTAGCATCCTTTTGAATAAGAATAAAACTTCTGTATTCTAGTAAAGAAGCTGGCGTAGATTGTCAAGAATTTGGGTTTATTTTTTTTCTATTAGTTTATTATAAACTATTAGAGACACAACACCTCCCACTATTCCCATCAAAATTCCACATGGAGATAATGCTTCATAGCTTCCCAGCAAATATAAACAAGCGCCACCAACATATGAGCCAGCAACCCCCAAAGCTACCGTTTTAATAAAACCAAAATTTTCTTCTCCTGGCACTAAGCTTTTAGCTATACTACCTACAAACAAACCATATACACACCACACTAATAAACTAAACATTGGCTGCCTCCACTAGGGTTTTAATATCTTCATCCGTGAGGGTTTCTCCGTTATCTAATAAACTCTTCACTATGGATAATGAATATTTATTATAATCATCTGGTTTCATTTCTCGACGTAGTATTTTTTTTATTCTCATTTTTGTAAACCACCCTTGACGCAAGCTGTATTCTTTAACTTGTTCACCATATAATGAATATTTGTCTTGCATTGAGCAATCTTTACTAAGTTTATTTTTATTACATTCTTGTAGAATACGTATAAGAGTTAATATTACACTAATAATCATAAGAATAGTTAATGGATCAAAACTATAGTTATCATTTTTAGGTAAAGTGGTTTTTGATAAAACTTTAAGTGCTAACTTTTTAAGTTCATCATTATTCATTAGACTATTTCTTTCTAATAGGACATATGCCATTCGGACAATCTGATCCGGGAGCTTTTGGAGCAGGAACTACGTTTTGGGACATTTGACCTTTTTCTGGCTCACAGTATGTACAATCAATTTTTTTAATATTATCCCCGCTCATGTACCATCCCTTACCTTTGCATACAGGACAGTCTTTGCGCTTGTATTTAACCTGTACATCATGAGGATGCTTGGCTTTTATAATCGCTCCAGCAAGAGTCACAGGAGCGGTTGTGGAGCCATAATAACCGGTCGAAGAAAACCACAAAGATATTGCTAATAATCCAAATAATAATTTATTCATATTATTTTCTCCATGGTAATGGTACTATATTATTAATAGTATCAACTACCTTTTTAAGAGGTCTTTTCTTTTCTGGTTTAACAACGGGTGGAGAGACGGGGCTATTTTTAGGAGATAGTTTAATAATTAAATTAACTAGTCTCTCAATAACACTAATTACTAGATTAACCAAAGCTCGAACTTTTAGACGTTCTCTAAGATTCATAAAATATTCCTTATGGTATATTTATTCTATATAATAATACACCATTAATATTTTAAGAATTATAGATAAGTATCAAATCCGTAGTCTGGTAGTTTTTGTACAGGAAAACCATCGAAATTACTTATGGCGAATGCCCCGCCCTGTTTTATCATTCTTTCTGCCACATCACTATGAATTAAAAATGAGCCATCTGGCAATTGTCCCCAATCTGGATGGCCACCACTATTCCATCCTTTTCCCCAACTATTCAATACAAGAAAACTTAAATCGGAACCCGTATCATCACAACTTCCCCAACACATCGCGTGGAGCCACTGTCCTTGTGGTTTAGCAAATCCTTTTTTGTCTCTTACACTACTAAAACCCTGATTACTACAAACAGATAATCCATAGCCATTAGCCAAAGCATCTCGTGCTTCTTCTAAGGTTCTGATTAAACTTGCAGTTTTCATTTGATGGTCATTGGCTAAATCTATAACTTTATCTGGTAATCCTCGTCCTCCCCAATTGCCACCCATGCTACCATTATACTTACTAAAATCAGCAACTCCCGGATAATTTTGTCTAGCTATAATTCCACCAACTCTAGTAACAAAATCTACAGTTCTTGCACAGCTAGATCCCTCTCCGCTATGCCCACGATTTCCATATATGGCTTCTGTTGCTCCTCTTGCTATCCATGCTTCACGGTCTCCTTTTATATCTATCTCTACCGCCCTACTAATATCACAAGCGTTCCTTGTGCTGTGGCTAGTGCAGTCACCTAAAGTCTGGCGTTCACTAAAAGCCCCTTTATCAAATTTTAAATAAGAAAGGTACGGTCTGCTTAATTGTCCTTTGCCGGTATTTTTAATTTTTTTTGCTCCGTCTGCAAAATAAGCATATTTAGCATTTTCCATGAAATGATCAAACACATGAGGTTCATACACGCATCCCGCAAATCCATTTTTATATTTTTCGTATAGTTGTTGAGATGTCATTCTTGGCATTATTTGCTACCCTCATTATAAGCCCAGGCTAAAGCATTAAAACCATCTACAGCTTTGGGTCGTAGTTCTTTGGATAATGTAACATTATCATCCCCAATACTTGCCACTATAACATCTTGACTTTCTTTTTTAAGATCTTTATATTTGTTTTTCATATCAAGTCTTAACATGGGACCAGATAAACTGTTAGCCTGACGAATTTCATCAGTATTTTTTACAACTTCGTCTTCACCGTCTAATTCGACCAAGCGACCCAAATCTAACATAAGATCACGCAATCTTTTAAAATCACTTTTAGAGCCGCCGTAAGATTTTACCAAACTTACCACCTCGTCAGCTTCTTTTTTAACAGCTGGATCATTTGGTGGTAATAGTTCCATAACATCTACTGAAATAGGATTATTTGGATTAATAACTGTTGATAGTTTATTTCCAACCAACCCCCAAATTACCAACAAAACCCCGATCCCTAATAAAACTTTAGTTAAATTATTATTCATGACGCTTCCTTCTTTGAGCAGACAGTGGGACTTAGGTATGGAAACATTTGATCAGCAACCTTGACAGCTTCGCTACAGTTACTGGCTACTGCTAAATCTCGTGTTTGTTTCCAACTGGCCACCAATTTAAAAAATAGATCATCAGTATCAACAACACTTTCTTTAGCATTAACAGGAACCGGAACAACAGGACTAGTAGTCTTGTTTGAAGCTAGTAAATTTTTAACACTATCTACCAAGCCAGCCAATAGTTTTTGTACTGGGCTTAGTTTGCCCTTGAATAATACCCACAATACCAATCCGGCGCCCGCATATAGGGCCAAATCTGTTGTTGTTACTCTACTACTAAATTCTTGGAACGTTTCGTTGAAATTCATTTTTTCCTCACTTATTTGTCTGAAACTTTTGGATTGTTATCAACTTCTGGAACTACTGTATCTGACTTAAGAAAAACGCCACTATTTCTAAAAATAGTAACCAAAGAATCGATACTAGCACTAACTAAAATCATCATCAAGCTCTTTACGCTCTTTTGTATAATAGGCTGTAAAAATTTAGGAACAAATGGAAAATTTATTATTGTGAATACTTGATCATAAAAATTGCTAATCATAGTCATAGCCAATGTTTTTTTGTCAGCTCCCTTTAAATTAGGACTATTATCTTCTATGCTTTGTATAACTTCTGCCACAGCCAGTTGTAAAACTTTCCATGCTTCTGGCATAGCAACAATTGAGACTGATTTCAAAGTTTTTTTGGCACTATCTACTAAAGTTTCTATATTATTTACTGATAGGGTTGTTGTCATTATTTTGAACCTTTATTTTTGGTTTGGGTTTACTTTTTTTCTTACTTTTAATATTTCTACGATTAGCAGCTTTTCTTTCTTCTGGAGAGGCAGTAGTCCACCAAGTTTTTTTAAGTTCGCTACGACCCTTCACATATTTATATAATACTGTTAATTGACCAATAATTAAAATAACAGCCTCAACTCCTCTGCTGCCTTCCATTATTAAATCTTCTTTTTGATTATGGTCATCTAGTAAGCCTACTAGATATAAACCACTAAATAAGAAGCTTACAGCAGTTACCCAAAACTCACTTGATCTCCAGCCAGGTTTGATCATTGATATTATCCTTAATAATTTAAGATAATATATTTATACACCATTCTTTTAACGGTATATTTTGCTCGAAATTAGTTTTTAAATACTCTCTACAAACCAACAGCTTCTATAAAAGCATTATTTAAATCTTCTTCAGACAATCCTAGAGCTAATGATAATGGAACTAACATAGGATGACTTTTTTCAATATATGGAGCATATTCCCACTCTACTCTAGTTTTTTCCCTTAAAATTGGATCTTCTATACTATCAATAGCTCTCTCTACAGAACTTAAAGAAATTCCCCTATTAATTAGCCATAATCTTACTTGTCTAGCACTAACTCTTGGTTCTGGTAATACTGGTTCATTTTCACTATTAATTCTAGGAGAGATCATAACCTCATTACATTTGCTAACATATTCATTATAATCATTTCCAATATAATATAGAGTCCAACCATTACCAACAGTAGTTACCTGATCAGGACCAGTAATTCCATCAGCATAACTTCCATTATTAGTAATAATCCAATACGAGATTGAATCTGGTTTGTTAATTTGAGCTGTCATAAAATTCCTTTCGTATAAAAAATTAAACGCTTCCACCATCTGTAATCGTCCACCCGTAACTAACCAATGCTGCTCGTGCTGTTGCTGCGGCACCGCCTGCGGTATATTTTGCTCCGCCAAAATTTGGTCGTAAATCGGTTCGCCAATTAGCTACTCCGTTAGTTGCTGCTAACTTATTATTGTTCCAGCCTATTAATAATGCGTCGTAGTTTGCTGTTGATAATGCAACTATTGAACCTCCTGTTTTATTTAACATAAAATTATCTAGGCTAGTACTAGCATTAAGACCAGCCAAATTCCAATTGCTTATATTTTGGTCAAATAAACGAGCTGCACTAAACATACTACTCATATCAGCTACTTTACTAACATTCCAATTGCCTATGGGTTGATTAAAATATGTATTATAAAACATTAAAGTCATAGTAGTAACATTACTAGTATTCCATCCATTTATACTTGAACTACCACCATTATTAAAAGGAGTATTATTATAGAACATTAAACTCATATTAGTAACACTACTAGTATTCCAAGATCCTATATCTTGATTAAAACCACTAGCAGAAGTAATATTTGCAAACATATTACTCATATTAGTAACTTTAGATGTATCCCAACTGGAAATAGAGTTATTATTAAATGCAGAGCTTTGAAACATACTTGAACAATTTGCTCCAGCAGTATCTGCGCCAAGAGCCCAACCACTTAAACTACTATTAAAGCTACCAGCACCGTTAAACATACTAGTAAAATTAGTAACTTTTCTAACATTCCAATTACTTAAATTTTGATTAAAAACTGTATTGTAAAAAAACATACTACTCATATCTGTAGCTTTAATGGTATTCCAAGATCCTATTGGTTGATTAAAAGGAGTATTGTTGCTAAACATACTACCCATATCCGTAGCATTACTAGTATCCCAAGAACTAATATTTTGATTAAATGCTGATCCATTAAAAATGCCTCTAAAAGTAGTAACTTTAGAAGTATTCCAATTATTCAATGGCTGGTTCATAGCAGTGCTCTGAAACATATAGCTCATATCTGTTACATTACTAACATTCCAATTATTTAAATTTTGATTAAATGAACCTGCTCCATTAAATAAACCTTGCATACTGGTAACATTACTAACATCCCAAGAGCTTAATTTAGGATCATTCAAAAAAAAACAACCAGCGAAACAACTATTTAAATTAGTAATAGTAGTGGGTATAGATTTAGGTATTTCTATCAAATTTGGGTGACCAATATTAGAGCTATTACTAAAACCATAATTTAATGATGTCAAAGAGGGTAAATTGCCAAAACTTAATAATTTAATTGTTTTATTATTATTAGAATTAGTAAAATTAGAACCAAAAACTACTAAACTACCACTAATTTGAACAGTATAAATTCCATGATTATTATAAGTATATGTAATATTAGAAGATCCAGAATAAGAATTAATAATTCCGTCTCCCCAATCAATAACTATATTATATGATCCTCCTCCAACTTGTAGAGTTATGCTGGTATTAGTTCCGTATCTAGTATCATAAACCAAGACTAGTTTATTATTTAAATCAATTTTCCAATCGCCACCAGGATAATGATAGGGCATGGGCAGAGGGTTGGGTGAACCAGTTAATACCCTTGGTAATCCAGCATCAAATCCAGGTTTCCCATAAACATCTTGAACAAATATACCATTATTCACAAGTCTGCCCCTAAAGCAAATACATTGATAGCTTCAGCATTGTTGGTGCTAGCAGTAATTTTCCAGTTATTACTAGGCAATATAAGATTATTATAAGTAGTACTTACTCTGGTACCTTTGGTACTGGCTCCTACAGTAGCTGCTGCTATACTTACTTCATCGAACATTCTGGTAGTAGAACCATCTGTAATAAATAATCTTACCATACCAGCAGTAGTAGTAACTGTTGCTTGAACTACAATTTCTGCTATTCTGGTTCCTGTGCTGGCCCCCACAATAAGATCAGCATAAGTGCCCGTGGTGCCATCTCTATTAGTGTTAGCCGTACTTACCTGAGTAAAACCTATACGCGGAGTAACCGCAAAAACCGGATTAGTTGCCATTTTTTTCTCCTATTATCTAAAGTTTGCCCATAAATATAACATGCTGCCCACATTACTAACTACCCCACTAGAACTAACATTCAAACCGGCCCCAATTTGAACTCCCCCAATGCTACTAGTAGTAGCTATTGGCAAACTATATGAAACTAGTTGCCATGCTGATCCGTTCCATTTATATAAACGATTATTCACAGAAGCTGTTTGATTTAAAACCGGATTGTTTGGAAAATTAAGTGCCATGATTAAATACTCTATAAATTTTTAATTGTATTAATTAAACTATTGATTCTTGATTCTAATAAGCTTAATGTTAAATAAGCTCCAACAAAATAAAATGCTATTTTCCCATCGAACCATTGAACATCACCTCTAGAAAATATATTCCAATTACTATTAGGTATACTTTCTGAGTTTCTAGTAATAATAGTGTCTGATGATAATGATCGAACTATATAATTAGTAGAATTATTTCTAGATGATCCATAAAAACCAGCAAAAGGAGATTTGATTCCTAAGTTATCAGGAGTAACACTTCTATTCCATACAAGTAATGACCCATCCGGGAAATATGATGGAGTTATAGCAGAACTACCCGCCACGCCACCTCCTCCATTGCTAATGGCTTGACCATTAAATATTGATGGCAATGAATTAATATAAACTCCAAAAGAAAAATTATTTTGATTATCTATAGATGCTAGTCTATTTGTATTTATATACTTATTAGTAGTATTACCTTGTAATCCTAATGAATTACCTTTCCTAGTATAGTCAGAAGATACAAAATTAAAATTTGTAAGGCTTGGTCCTTTTAATGGAATTAAACAGCCATTAAGTGTTTTAGCTCCACAAAAAATAGCGCAACTCCCGATAGCAGACCAAATACCGTCAGATTTACATCCAATTACAAAATTGTCTATAGCTTGTCTTAAAGAAGGCTCTAAATGATCACCATCGGCAATTTCAACAGCTTGAATATATGTCAGAGCATCATAATCTATAGGTTGATAATTTAATATTCTATCTATACTTAATAAAAATTTATTAATACATTGCTGTAATAATCTTAAATCTAAACTTTCTCCTATACTATAAAAAGAAGCTCTAGATGATGAATTACTCAAGCCGCTCATAAAACCTAATATTGCTATATTACTAGAATTAGCATTATTATTAGAGACACTATTAATATTCTGAGTAATATTATTTAATCTAATAGAAATTGTTGAGCTATTATTTCTTGAAATTCCAATGAAACCAGCTGGATAAGTAAAACCGATTGTATTGTTAGAGGAAGAATTAAGCATCAACTGTAGTCCATTAATATTGCTTCCTATTAATGAACCACTACTGCTTCCTGTTCCTATCAAGCCATTAGAGACTAAAGACGATGGTGATCCTG